TGGTGGCATTTTAAATTATTATTGATTATGTTTAGGATTTATATGAAATAAGAGTACAAATTTTTTTATAGTATTAATTAATAAATCCAATATTTGTCTATTAAAATATTAACTTATGTTAAATGGATTTTTTAAAAGGTAATACAATGCATCAGATTTTTCAGTTAGCGCTTCTTGTTGCATTATTTATTAGTTTCTATATTTTCGTGAAAACATTGGTTTTTCAAGATGGAAAACATAAAAAAATTTATAGCACTTGGCAATTTCCGATGCTTTTAGCCATTTATATTGACACAGTTTATTATGGTTAGAGAGAAATTCATTTAAATATTATGATCATAATATATTATCATAATATTAACAATTATGGAATCGGAACCAGAATCCATTTTTCAGAAAAATAATAAAAAGGCCGCCTTATGTTTCATCATAAGTTATCAACAAATTGTCAATAAAGAAGAACTCTGGAAGGAATGGATTGAACCTAATAAAGACATAATCAATGTGTATTTTCATTATACCAACTATGGCACCATTCAAAGCCCTTGGATAAAAGAGCATTGTATTCCATTGACGTTCACTGTGAAAACCAGTTATTATCACGTTGTACCCGCTTATATCAATCTTCTCTCTTATGCGGTAAATCACGATGTTAAAAATCAATGGTTCTGCTTTTTAACGGAAGCTTGTGTGCCCATTATTTCGCCTTCTAAATTTAGAGAGCTCTTTTTTGAAAATTATGACAAAAGCATTTTGTGTAACGACTATGCACATTGGAATATTGAAATACATAAACGCGCAAATTTGCGTCTTCTAACCCCCGAGTTTCGTTTGAAACATGATCCTTGGTTTATACTTAAGAGAGAAGATGCATTGGCGTGTTTCCGTTATGTCAAAGTTAACCGACTTATTTACAATACAGTTTGCAGTGGAATCATTGCAAATGAAAGTATCTTTGCAATTATGTTGAAAGCTCAGGGGCTTTTAGAAGGGGTCATAAATGGATCTACTCATGCGACAGATTGGGACAGAATGATGACCCCAACGAGCCCTTATCTTTTTAGAGTGCCTTGTAAGCAAGACATTGTTTTTATTAAAGATTTCCTTAAAAAAAACAAATTTACAATGTTTTTGCGTAAAGTGGATCCCTTATATCCAGATGAAGTAATCAAAGGATTTTGGAATTAATGTCTGCTATGGGTTCTTTGTCGCCTTTGTTTTCTTGATCTCTTTTGATTCCTTTGTTTCTTGGTTTTTCTTAATACACTCGCTATCATTATATTTGCAAAATCTTCATTCCTTGCTGATAATGCCATTGTTCTTTTATTTGGTTTGTGCGCTAACGCAGTTGCAGATCTAGATGTAGGTTTTCGCCTTACTTGAACATTATTATTGGACCCTTCACTTTTATAATGTTCCATATCTGTTTTTGAATCAATTGCTAGAGCACTCAGTCTATGATTTCTTTTTCTTGTACCTTTTCCAAGAAGCCAATTTAAATTTAAAAAATTACTCATTATTTATAATAATAAAATAATAAAATATTATTTGTTATATTTATTCTTAAGATTAACACTTCCATCTATTACCGCACTCCAAACAGGTAACGAAGGTTGTCATCGGCTCATCTGCAGAACGAGTCTGTAACTGATAATACGTACACTTATTGGTATGACACTTTCTGCACTTAAACGTGTCTGTTGCTGCCTCCATATTTGTCTCATATTTGGTTTTATCACGTTTGATCTTTGCTTGAATCAATGCATCCCATCTTTCTGGCGCCATCTCTTGATGCGTCATAAATGCGATCTTATGCGCTTTGATTTCGCCGTTTTCTACTTGCTCCCTAAGCAAACTTTGACTTTTCAGATTAAAATAAACACTGCGCAACTGGTCTGTATAAAGTTGAACGAAATATGGATTATCCCACTTCTTGACAACCTTTCTACTAGTTGCCTCCTTCAAAGCATAATTGTAAACGCCGATTTCCAAATTCTTAGCGTTTTTTGCATCAGGAATAAATGCCTGTAATTTTATACGGATATTGGACCTGAATTTTTCGGGAGATTTGATAATACGCATCTTGTCTTGTTTATTGTATTGTAATAAAATTCATTTAAATCTTAATCAATTTTATTTGTTTTATTCCTTTTCTTTTGAGGTGTTGTTTATTTCTTCATTATTGTATTATTTTGTTTACTCTTCTTTGTTATCACTGTCATAATCGTATTCCTCTTCCGAAAGTTCTGATCCGAAATCCTCTAGTTCGCCTTCCAATTCATCATCTTCTTCATTTTCACCGCTTTCCTCCAACTCATCAGAATCCTCATCTTCGTCGCTGTCATAATCATCACCTTCTTCGGCTTCCGCTTCCGCTTCCGCTTCCGCTTCATCCTCATCTTCCACAACAAAATCATCTTTCAAATATCCTTGCTTTGTCTTTTTAATCGCAGGAACATTTGCCAATTCATCTTCCTCTTCCTCGTCTGCTGCAGCAGTATCCGCCAAGTTCTCAAACCCACCAAATAACTTCTCATAGAACTTTTCCCATTGATCAACGCTTAGCGACACATATTCCAAAGTTCCATTTTCCTTTATTTGTTGGCAAACGAGCGCACAACTTCCAAAAAAAAGGGTGCTATCAATCGGTGGCGGGAAATCGTACTTGTTTTCCATATTGGCCTTGCCTTCTGTCTTAGCGTAAACGCTCACCGACCATTTCTTACCTTCACTTTTTAATTTCCAAACAGTTTGCTTAATAAATCCGTCTGGCTTCTTGAAATTGCATTTTTTGTATAATTCTTCTTCCAAAAATTCCTTTACCTTGAGTGATGTCAAAGTTCCAGTCTTATCAACAATAATAATTCCGACATTTTGGTTGGATGTGGTTTTTGACATTATGATATGGGTTTATAAATTATTTTAATGAATAGGTTTAAATAGTTTCAAATATATTATTTATTTATAATAATGAAAGCGAATCCTAGACAAGTTCAAAACCATCACGTCTCAAAAAAACATCCTTATTATAAAGGACACCCAGGGTATGAGGGTCATAATTATGGAGATCAAAAGCAATACAAGATTTATATAAATGGATTTCATCCTAAACACTTGAAACCTCACTTGTATAAGTTAGAGCAGTATTATAGGAAGTCTAAAAATTATACTGAGTTAGTCAGTGATCAAGGGATCATAACTGTTGAATCTGGAAAAATGCACAAACAAAAAGCGATGGATTTTCCTGTAATCAAAAAAGATAATTTTCTGATAGACAAGAGCGTCATTAGTAAGGAACAAATATTATCACAAATACCTTATCATCATTATTGCAATCAAGTCGTGGCCAAATATTATGGTTATTCGGCGGAAATTATGCTTGTTATAGAGGGGAAATATGATGGACCGATTTTTGAACCAGTCAATTTTTACTTTTTAGCGAATCAGTGGGTTGATCTAGACAATCCAATAATTGCCGAAGAATTAGATTGGTTTTTATCTGTGTTAAAGTAATACAACGCCATGTTATTATGGACATTACAAATTAGTATAATTTCCATTATAATGATATTTTTAGTCCATCATTTATTGCTCTTTTTTAAAAGTACTTTGACTGTGCCGAAGATCAAAGATTTAGTCAATGCTCCCCAAAAAAAATACGAGGATATTTATAATATTTTATCTAAAGATTCTTCGGCTTTGGCTTCGGCTTCGGCTTCGGCTTCATCTTATGGTGGGATTGGTGTAGGAATTAATTCTAATGATGGAACAACAAATATAAATGATATTAATACTAATCAAGAAGTCAAGATTGAAATTAATTCAATGAAGAATGAATTGAAATCATTTTTAAAAAAACAGTTGAAAGGAAATGGCGATAGAATCAACGTTGGTGATAAGAGAGATAATTCTGAGATTGCAACCTTGGACTCTTTTAATTCAAATAATTTCTCTCTTTATTAATATAGAATGGCGTCAAAATCACATAATTCATCTAAAAGTGCGAGTGTGATGAGTGCAAATGAAATTTCTATGGAAGAATTTGGTAAAACTTCTAAAACAGTTGATAAAACATTATCTTTTGAAAAAATCAAAAATCAAATAAGCGATCAAAGGGAAAATTTAAGTGGAATAAAATTACTAATTGAAAATGTTGATGCGTTTATTGCGGTCGAACAAAATGAAAGAAGAAAAGAAAAACTTGAAGAAAAACTTGCAAAATTAAAAATTTTAAAGACAACAACGCTTTCAAATATTGAAAAATTAAAAACATTAAAATCTGTTCTACCTAGACCTACTCTTACAAGTAAAATTTCTAGTTTCTTTGGATTATCTCGTGGTATAAGAAAGAATAGGTCTCATAATAAACATAAAACTATTAGAAAACGAAGACATGTTAAAAAAACAAAAAATACACATAATAAAAAAAATAATAAAAAGACAAGGAAGCATTAGATCAATGTTTTTGTAATAATATTTTAAGAAAATTCAAGTGTAAAACAGTATAAAGCTATTTCAGTATCAAATATATTAGGAATGTTTATCAAAGATCACGAAAAAGCGGAACTATTGCGTTCTTTCCCAAATATAGAACTTTCTTATGAAACAATTGTGCATAAGAAGGTTTACAACTATGACTTTGTTGTCGCTATTCCTGAAGGTGTGAAGTATTTTGTATGGTTCACTATTTTCAGAGATCAAAACGTCTGCTTACTTCTGGAGATTAGTGAGCATAAACAGATCTCAAATATTGAGATTGTACCTTGTTGTTTCAAAGATAATTTGTGTTATGGAGTCGGCACCATTTTATACGGCACTCTTTTTGTAAAAGATGGTATCCGTTTTTTTGCTTTTGAAGACATTTTTTATTGTAGCGGTGCTTCTCTTGATAATAAGATTATGCGTAAATATTATTACTTGCAATCACTACTTAAAAACGACTTGAGTCAGCTTATTTATTTTGAAAACAGTATTTTTTTCGGTCTACCTTTGATGAAGAAAGACCACGATTCTCTTTTAAAAGAGGCTTCTTTGTTGCCATATAAAGTAAGTTGTTTTCATTATATAAAACATTATGGAAAAAGAGATATCAAATCGCTTTCTTATGGGAAAGTTCATCAAAATTCTGGTTATGAAAAAGAAGTGAAGAGAGAAAAAGTAATGGTTTTTAAAGTTAAACCAGACCTACAAAATGATATTTATCATTTATATGCTGCAGATGATTATTATGTGGGAGTTGGTTATATTTCTAATTATAATAACAGTGTTATGATGAACAAGTTATTCAGAAATATTAAGGAAAATCAGAATTTGGATGCGTTGGAAGAAAGCGACGACGAAGAAGAATTCCAAGATGACAAAATTGATAAATACGTATATTTAGACCGCGAAGAAAATATGGTTTGTACTTATAATTATAAATTCAAAAAGTGGGAACCTGTTACAATCGCAAATGAGGGGAAAGGCGAAAAACTGGCCTTTAAAAAAGACGTGTATTATATGGAAAAAAATAAAGCATAATATATATGAACAAATTAGATCCTCAACCTATTTCAAATCTAGGAACTCCTTTTAAGAATATTGATTTTAATTATGTCGGTAATGGCACTAGTTATGCTGGAGGGTTTGGTTCCAATGAAGATCCTTCAAAATTTGGAATTACTCCTGCTTGGACTTCTAATAATGTGAATGCTGCTTCTGCAAGTGCGTTGAGTGGTGGTGGTTCTAGAAAACGCAGACATAAAAAATCTTCGTCTTTTGGAAAGAGTAATGTCAGCGTGAGCGCTTTTTCCAAAGATATCAAAAAGAAAATGAAAATAATCTCCAATAAATATAAGAATATGAAAGGAACGAAATCTTTGAGTTTAAAGGGAATGAAAAAGAAGTTCAACTCTATGTTTAAGACAATGAAGAAGAATTTGAAATTACAAGGTGGAAAGAAAAGAAAGACTAGGGCAAGAACCGCCAGAAGGGGTGTAGGAAGATGGCGTGGACTTAAGAAGAGTCAACAGGGTGGCTATCACCAATTTATGGGAAATGTAGCACGAAGTTACGGATTTAGTACACCTGGAACTGCTCTTCCTGCGTCTGAACTTGGTCTAGCAAATCCTGCCCCTATTGCCAGATATGCCACTGGTGTTGATAACTATAACCACTTTGCAGGTAAAGGTGCTCAGATTTGGAATTAAATTTTGTGATCTTGTTTTGGGATTTTTATTAAACATCTTCCGATTCCAATGCCAGCACCTGAAATTGAATTTTTGTCTTCAAAATCTCTAAAACATTTTTTGAAAGATTTATTTGTCTTTTCTTTCTCTTGAGACCATTTACTTACATCTGGATTGTAATCCAAACTGTTTGTGCAAATTATTTTATAATTCTGTTTTTTATAAAATGTTTTGCGTTTTCGCCATTGATTTTGCAGAGTGTCGTGTTTGTCAATAATATCCACAATAATTGGACTACTATGTTTTTCTCTCAAAATACGCCCGACAGTTTGTTCTATATCAGTTTTAGGCGTGGCCATAATAAGAGCTGATAGTGATCTGACGTCAAGCCCCTCGGCTGCCATTGAGTACGTCGCAATTATTACCATTTTGCTCTCAGATTCTTTCAATGCCTTTTCTTTCATCCCACCAACGTAATATCCAACAGTCGCTATTTTTCGGTGTTCAATGGCATCATACAAATATGTGAGTAAATTTCTGTTATGTGCAATTATCATAATTTGCTGTTGCGGATTTTGTTGAATCATATCTTTCAAAACTTTCAATATAAACTCACTCCGATGATTAAATGTACAAAGTTTACCAATTAATGTGCTGTATTGAAGATTCCCACGCCAATCTGTTGGTACCTCGTTGAACTCATGGTCATTGGAAATATATTCAATTCCTCGCACAACCACACTTTGATCTTCTTCTCTCTTACTCTTGTATAAAATATCTCCCAAGAACATCTTGAATACACTTGTTGTACCATCTTTGCGATCCATTGTTGCAGATAATCCGAGTGTATGAAACGTAACAATCTTGAAAAGAGCCTGACTAAAAACCTCACTAGATATATGATGTACTTCATCTATAATAGTGAGGCCAAAACTGGAAAACATTGTATCTGGATAGTCTTTCATTGAAAGGGATTGTAGCATTCCAATAACAATATCCTTGTCTTCAATATCAATGATTTGGCCTTGTATTCTGCCAACTTTGGCTGCAGGTAAGAACTCCGAGATTCGTTCCACCCATTGGTTCAACAAGAATTCCTTATGCACAATGATGAGCGTTTTCTTCTTCAGTCTCGCACAAATATAGAGTGCCAAACAAGTTTTTCCGAACCCGCAGAAAAGTTCCAATAGACCTCCTCCCCCGAGTGACGTATTTACGTGTGCCAAATATGTTTCAACAACTGGAATTTGGTTTTCGCGCAGGGAGCCAGAGAAAGTGAGATTTATAGGATCGCCTTCTGGAATTTGGACGCTTTTAGGTTTGCCGAATTTTTGTTCACCATAATAGCGAGGCATATAAAATTTATTAGGTGACTCGCGATATATTGGAAATGTAATAGGAGGTGGACCTAGACCAGGTGCTGATTGAGTTAACGGTTTAGCAACAAGATCTTTCTTGATTTGCGCACATTGTTCAGGAGTCAACTCTTTTTTCAAAACAGTGTATCCCTTTTGTCCGAGATAACTATTTAGAGAAGTTTCGCAAGTAGTTTCAAGTTTAGATGTCATTTAGTAGGTATAATAATAATAAAGACAATGTTATTAAATTGTTTGTTTTAAATTTTAATGGAAAATGGGGGCTCTTTCGGTGGCCATATTTTTGGAGAATATAATATACAATTATGATATATGGACAATTTTAAGGATCTATTTCAAAAACAGAAAAGTGGAGAAGTTTTATTGACCATTCTTTTCATTGTTTACATTTTAATGGGTTATAAGGTTCCTGAGCCTGTGGCCTCCGCTGTGGATAGCGTTGTCGGAAAAGCGGTTGTTGTTATTGCTGCCATTGCATTGTTTTCTTATACTAATCCTGTTTTAGGTATTCTTGGATTTTATATTGCATTTGACTTGATTAAGCGTTCTTCTGAATCCACTGGCACATATGCTCTTCAGAAGTATGTTCCTACAGAAGAGAAGAAAGAATGTGAACTCAACTTGTATAATCAATTCCCTTATACTTTGGAGCAAGAGATCGTCAAGAAAATGGCGCCTTTGAACTCCACTGATGTTCCAAGCGATGAACAGTTTTCTTTTGGACCTGTTTTAGATAACTTACACGAGGCTGCTCCTATTGGTTACACTGGTGTGATCTAATTTAAAAGATCTAATGTGTGATCTAAAAGATCTAATGTGTGATCTAATTCAAATCATAAAATGGTATTATTATTTTATGATTATTTTTTTCTGGACTATGTAGCTGCTGCACCCTTTGGTTGCATTGCCTTTTTGGCTTGTTCAACTAGCGGAATCTTGGTTCCAGAAAAAACAGAAACAAGTGCGCTAAAACTTAATATTAATATGAAAAATATAGCACCTGCAATCAAAAAAATTACAATCGGGCTCTTCAAAATATCATCCATTGTAAAATTGACTTCAATATCAGGAATATTTGCTTCTTGTTCTACATCTGTAGTCTCTTCTGAACTTCCAGTTGGTTGACAGTCAATATAAATTTGACCATCGCTCACTTTATGATTTGGTCCAGTTGTATTCACATATAATTTAGGACCGTCCATTATTGGCGGCATCGCAGTAATCATATTTTTCAAAGTTTGAGTTGTTCCATTACTAAGACGTATTGCATCAACCACTCCAAATACAACCCATTCTTTATTGAGTGCACTATAGTTAAAAAACGGTTTTACAGGTACAATATTTTTCAAGTTATAGTCGGTTTTTACAGTGGTGGATTCACCTGAATTCGCAGCGCCACTGGAGACCTGACCAATAATGGCTTCCATCATTGCATCACTAATACTACCTACCATAATCGGAATACAAATCACAAGACCAGGTCCACCACTTGTAGAAACGTGATTAATGAAGATTTCACCAGGGAGCTGCTCCCCATTGAAAACGTGTCTAGATGGAGATACAATATAGACGTCTTGTACATTATAGTCCAAATTATTATATTTAACTGGAGGTACAGTGCCATTGTCGTATGTAAGAGCAATCATTGTCCCGTGATTGGTTGCTGTACAATTGCTGGTAGGGTAATTAAATGACAGATTACATTTTAAATTACAGACCCCTGCAATATTTTGTCTAGATATATTCATTGTTGTCATTAATAAATAAAAATATTATTTTATTTATATAGCAATGAAATTAACTAAAGGAAAAATATCAAAAGCAATAAGAAAAAAGAAACAGAGTATGAAAAAATATAAGAGGAAGAATGTGAAGAACAGTGGACATGGTAAGGCCAAAACATTTAGAAAAAGGAAGGGTACCAATCTGCTTAAATCCACATTGAAAAATTACGGGCTTATTGGTGGTACACCTGGAGATTTATTTGAAACTCAGGATGGTCCTCTTCTCGGAAATTATACAAATCTCAGACTAACTCCAGAGAAAGTTAAAGGCAATCCAAAATTTAAATTTATAGAAGCATATGATGGTAAAAAGGCTGATATTACTTCAGATGCGGCCACAAAATATATGCAAGACAACCAATTTGTTGATCCAAATATTGCTTCGGAAATTGAAATGAAAGATATGAGTAAGAAATCTGGACCTGAATCTGGAGTAGTGCCTGGACCTGAATCTGGAGTAGTGCCTGGACCTGAATCTGGAGTAGTGCCTGGACCTGAAGCCGAAAATCAAGATATGAATTTTGTTGATTCTTCAGTATTAACAGAAAATAATACAGAATTAAATGATGTATCTCTTGAAGATGATAATTCAGTTTTACAAGAAGAAATTGCTAATCTAAAACAACAAATAGTTCAATTGCAGAAACAAGCCAAAAAGGGTTCTAGCGTCAGCACTGGTTCTGCTTCTGACACTAGTTCTTTTGGACTATCAGAAGGTCAAATAGATGCATTAGCAGGTATGGAGGGGTTCCAACCAAGTAATATGGTTGCTTTTTTGAAGACCTTTATGATTTTGATCGCAACTATTATAAAATTAAATGATAGTAATGCCGGTGGAAATGGCGACCTAAAACAGGCAATGTCTATTTTGGCGAGTGGGTTGAAACCCGAGACAGTTGATAGTTTGGGTGGAGTTGTGGATTCTGCAGGAGATACTAGTGCAGCATCAGTAAACCCTTCTGTTGCTTCTAGTTCTAGCGATAGCGCCGAACCAGATAACTCAAATCAACCTAATAGTGCAGGTGATGAGGTTATCAGGTTAACAGAAGAAATATCCAACAAGGAATCTGAATTCAAAGAAAGATTGGATGCTTTTAATAGTGCAGAACAAGCAATTGAAAATATGTCTGATACAGATCCAGATTATACTGATTTAAAAAATCAATTAGAAGAAGCTAGATTAGAACTTTCAAAATTAAGCAAAGAAACAATTCAATTTGTTACTGATCAACAAGACAATATTGTAAAAATATTTGCTGCAGCAGAAGGATTAGATTTGCCAGAAAACCAAAAAATTGTTGAAGATCTTGAAGAAGGTGAAAATGATATTGCTAATTTAAGTCAGGTTGTTGAATCAAAAGATCCATCTTTTTTACAAAAACAAGAGAATGAAGCGTCAGAAATTGCAGCTGAAATAAAATCAAACAGTAGTAACTTGAAAGATTCTGTTTTGCAAAATGGAGCAAATGTTGTTTCTGGATTATTACAACTAGCAGCACTAGGTTTACATGGTTTATATTCAACATTTATACCTAATGAAACAAAATCAAATTCAGTGCCGCAGGTACAACCAGATATACAACCACAAGTACAACCAGATCCAGAATTATTAACAGCTCCTGTTCCTGATCCTTCAGAATCTATGCAAGGAGGTAAAGAGAAGAAGAACAAAAAGAGAAAATCAAAGACCAAAAAAACAAATAAAAAATCTAAAGAATCCAAGAAAAATAACAGTAAAAAGAATAAGTCCAAATAAATAATAAGGACAACTATTTTTAATGTAATTTGATTATTCTAAATAAATGGCAAATATTTAATTGTATCATTCTCATATTTGGTCACCTTAAATGGCTGATTATAACCTTCCACAAATACATTATCTCCACTATATAATTCATCCACACCATTATCATTCAACGCATCACGCCCTTTAACAATAAGAGGCAGTTTCACATTATTATGCTGGTTTGAAATCGCATAATATTGGTATTTACTACGTCTCACATAAAGTGGACGCCCCATCAACTGCAAAATATTATTTTCGGTTTTATTATTGATCGGTGTTAAAATTCCCATTTGTCTATAGTTGGTATCTACTGCATTTACTGCAACATTAATTGGGACCCTTCCAGGTTGTGGTGGTTGTACAAAAGCCAAATCTGCCATTATATAACGCTCGTCTCTCAAAGGTGGTGCCAATGGATTATAAATATTATTTGCAGCTTGTAAATTGTTGTATGGAAAATTAGGAATTCCAAAAAATCCGGTTCCCCAGCCAACATTTGGATTTATATTACTTCTCTCTTCAACCTCTTGATTAATAATGATTTTTTGTGATGAAGGACCATTAGATTTGGAAATGTTTGCATAAATCAAGTAGCCTATAAAAAAAAGTAAAATGAAAATTATTGTTAATGTAACACTTTCAAAGCATATGACTCCTGGGGGACATTTTTTATTAGAATTTGAAATTTTTGCCATATAATATAACATAATATAATTCAGAATAATATATTATGTTATTGTTTTCAGTTATTAGTATTACTTTTGCATCTGATTACTCTTGCGCTGGACCTCCTGCAGTAAAACTCTTAGCAAGATTGGCCAAACCGCCCAACTCCTTAAAGTCTAATCCTTTCAACATTCCCTTGGCTTGCTCCAAAAGTGGTCCCATATTCTTCATCGCATCAGCGAGTTGTAGTTGTTGGGTCATTAGCTTTTGAGTATCTTGAGTCAAGTTCTTGATGCCATCACCACCAATGATCTTATTGAGATCACCATATGCATCCTCTACTGTTGCCGCATAATCAATGCGATTATTCCGGCTCTTATTGGTTCCATTGGATTGGAATCCAGATACTTCTGTTGTAGTGGTAGTTGTATCTGTTGTAGTAGGCGTTTCTGTTTCAGTAGTATTAGAACCAATTCCAGCTGCAGCTAACTTATCTGTTACAGCGGATTTCATAGCAGTTTTCTTATCTTCTACTTTTGTATTTATTGCTGCCTTGGTTCCTGCAGGATCTGCTTTAGCAGCAGCCTTTTGCTCATCAGTAAGTACAGGTGTAGTAGAATCGCCATCCGTCATACCCTCAGTAACTTTCTTTCCAACCATCAAAATGCTTGTCAAAACAATCGGCACCGTCAAAATGATAATCATATTTTTACTAAAGTTGCCTACCAAAAAGCCGACTAAAATAAAGAATATAACCGCATTGATATTACCCAATACAAGATATCCAAGAACATTTGTAACCGCTAAAAATAGAACAAAATAAAGGACGTATTTGTTTTCTAACATCTTGATGAAATTCTTTGGCAGTTTCATATTTATATATAAATACAAATATAATTCTTCTCTCAAACATCTGGAAATCTATGCGAAAAAATTGAAGATAAAATAGATGTTTTTTGTCTTTTTATATAATGACAGAACAAACGGCGAGTCCAAACTTAAATAAACAAAAAAGTCCTAGATATCTTGGACTAGTTGAGTTATTCCATCCCAGAATTCACGGATTTGACTCGTCCAGTTATAAAGAACTATTGAATCATTATATTATCTTTTGTTCTAAAAATTTCCTTTTAAATGAAGATGAATGTGAAAACGAGGAGTTATCTAATGGGGAGTTATCCAATGGTGAGTACGATGATTCAGTATATTCTGATACAGAATCAGAAACCGATTCCGAAACTGATTCTGAACCAAATGTTACTACAAACTCAAATCAAGGTTCTGGTTCTGGTTCTGGTTTTAATATAACAAATTATGCAATTGCCAATGAATTTGAATATTTGAAAGGAATACGAAATATGTGCTTATCTGCTTATAATACAATTGAAAATAATTATGGAAGACTGTTAAAGAGCAAAACTATTAGAAACTATCAAAATATTATTAAGTCTTCAAAATATTTGCATCCGGAAATATTTGAAAAAGTATATATTCACGAGAGATTTTGTGCAGTTATAAAGACATTTTGGATCAAAATTGTGCAGCGTTCTTGGAAACGGGTTTTCAAAGAACGTACTAGAATAAAAGCTTTACGTAGAAGTGTAAAAGCGATTTTGTATTGGCAAATGAGTGGAAGATGGCCTGATAATTGTTCTTTTATGCCTGGACTCAGACATATGGTTCGTTAAGCTTCCTTTTGCAGTCTCTTTTGCAAAGCTTTTAAAAATAAGGTCCATTATTTGCACTAGAAGAGGAAGATCTTCTTGAGGATTTCCTAGATGAACTTTTTTTATATTTTTTCTGAAGTGGTTGTTTTGCAAATACTAGACCTTGTTTATTTTCGTATTTTTTATGATGCTTTTTGGATCTATGTTTGTCTTTTCTTTTGTTTTTTTCCGCACTTAAACGCCCTATTGGAGAAGAAGGTTTTTGATCAAAAATCGCAATAAACCCTCCTCTTTGTCTTGCGCCTCCCATTTGTCTTGCGCCTCCCATTTGTTTCCTAGATCTGCATTTGATCATTCTAGATTTGCTCCTTTTGGATTTAGATTTTTTACCACCTCTTATAATTGGTTGTGGAATTTGCTCTTCTTCACGAGGATCAGGGTTAACAGGTGGCTCGTTTATTATGTCTTGTAATTCTTGTTGTTGTTCTGGAGTTAGACCTGGAGATACTCTTTGTAAAACTTGATCAATTTGAGCGTTAATATTAGTAATATCTCTTTCTGGTGAAAAATTTGCATCATTTATTTTTTCTTCTATACGTGTAACTAGCTGTTCAATTATATTTATTTCTAAAGAATAATTTTGAATAAGCCTATTTAAGTCTTGAATTTCTCTTTGTAGTCTTTCAATCTCATCTTGATTCGCTCCTCTTAGCCGTGCTTCTTCTAGTTCCTCTCTTAGTCGTCTTTCATCTGCTAGAAGTCTAATTATAACAGAACTTAAAAAATTAATAAAATTGCCGGCCTTTATTTTGTATGTATTGTATTGTGCTAATTTTACCCTAAGATTGTTGCTCAAGGTATTCAAGCTAGTTTTTACTCTTTGTAATGATGGTAAAATATTGTCTGGAGGTAAGGCTGCCATATCTTATATATAGCATAGATATTCATTCTTCCTCTTTCATAATTTTATCTAAATTTCTTTTAATTTTCTCCATTTCCCCAACTATTTGTTCTTGTTCTTCCTTAGAACGCTGAATATCACGATCCGTCAATTTTCCACTAATAATAATATCGCTCACATATTGGTTCAACATTGCAAACGCTTTTAATTGACTCTCTTTTTGTTTGACAGTATAATTATAAAACTTCTCGTAATCCTCCTTAACTCCTTGCAAAAACTTATTCTCTCTTAGATTCTTTTTTAAAACCTTCCTACGTTGTAATAACCAGTTACGCTTGGCTTCTATCTCGGCTTCTAATTGTATTAATTTTTGATCGCGTTCTCCTAAAGGCATTGGATCTTGGTTTTCTATTTCTTGTGTAGGTACTCTTTCTATTTGAATCACTTGAATTGGCATTGTTATATTAGTTTCTGATTATTTTTTCTAACTGCGTTTTACTATTTGTCTTTCACTAGTTGCGTTAAATTACAATTATTTTTTTTGTAATTTTTTCACTGGGTTTGGATTCTGAAATTGGAATATATATTAGATTCAAATATAAAATCTTTGCAATATATTATTTAGGATGTCACAGACTGCGAGAGAGCCTCTACTAACACCAAACGATAACAGGTTTGTTATGTTTCCAATTCAAGATCAGAGCATATGGGAAATGTATAAAAAACAAGTGGACTGTTTTTGGCGCGCGGAGGAAATTGATTTATCAAAAGATATGAATCATTGGGACAGCTTAAATGCAGACGAGCGCAAATTCTTATCTATGATTTTGGCATTCTTTGCTGCGAGTGATGGCATCGTATTGGAAAACTTGGCCCAGCGTTTTATGGGGGAAGTGCAAATTGCAGAGGCTCGCGCCTTCTATGGTTTTCAAATTGCAATGGAAAATATTCATTCTGAAAGTTACAGTCTCTTAATTGACTCTTATATTAAAGATCCAGATGAGAAACATAAGCTTTTCAATGCTATATCAAATTATCCTTGCATAAAAAAGAAGTCAGACTGGGCGCAAAAATGGATCCATGATAATCGGTCAACATTTGCCACCCGACTGGTCGCCTTCGCCTGTGTAGAGGGCATCTTTTTTTCCGGTGCGTTTTGCAGCATCTACTGGATGAAAAAGCGTGGTTTAATGCCTGGTCTCACTTTCTCTAATGAACTAATTAGTCGTGATGAAGCCTTGCACACCGAATTTGCTGTGCTCCTCTATTCCAAACTGGTGAAAAAAATGGGGAAGGCGAGGATCCACGAAATTATCAAAGAAGCAGTTGATATTGAGACCGAATTTATTTGTGATGCATTACCGTGTCGCCTCATTGGTATGAACTCACAACTTATGACGCAGTATATTAAATTCGTCGCGGATAGACTTGCTGTCCAATTGGGATACGATAAGATCTATAATGTGGTGAATCCATTTGACTGGATGGAACTGATTAGTTTGGAGGGGAAGACCAATTTTTTTGAAAAGAAGGTGGGGGATTATGCGCTGGCCAATAAGACGAAGTCGGAAGATGTGTTTGAATTCAACGCGGATTTCTAAGTCCACCTTTGAGAAAGGTGGAGCCAAATATTTTTCTAAACCCACACGAATTGAGCGAGTGGAGGCTCAAAAAAATTGAAAAATAATTGTCTACTATGATTCAAAGTACACATTATTTATCGCAAACTATGGATCCTAACATATTCAATTTGTATTACTCTACTGTATTATGGCATTTAACGTTTTTAATACTCTTTTGTATAATTCAAATAATTTGTGAGATTGCTTATGGATTGTTCGGAATCAGACCTAGAAGGATTAAATTTGAACACATAAACAAAGAAAAAGAATTTGATAGCATCAAGAAGGCAGTTGAGTATGTTCTCAAACAAGAAAATATAAGGTCGCGTCAAGACTTGGATGCTTGGTCTAATGGACGTTGTAGACAGAAATTCTATGCAATGGTTAAAAAACTATGCAAAGTTACTTGGAATATGGAAAATGATCCTATTGCAGTTGCCAGACGAGCCTACGAGTCGTTGTTACCTGGATATGCGAATTCTTCAATTTCCACTTTTTAGAAAAATGGAAAAAGTTTAGAAAAAGATAATAAATACATAATGTTATAAATTTATAGAAATGTCTTCTTTGAAGGTAAATATTGATAAACTACACTTTTAGAAAAAGTGTAGCAAAACCATCTGCATCTTTTAGAAAAAGTGTAGCAAAACCATCTGCATCTTTTAGAAAAAGTGTAGCAAAACCATCTGCATCTTTTAGATAAGTGAAAAAATGATATAAAACTTATATTCAAATACTTAATAATGATCAGCACATACATTATGGGTGGACTCGGCAACCAGTTGTTCCAAATTTTTACTGCATTGGCATATTCTCTTAACACAGGTGAACCTATTATTTTTCCATATAGTGATCAAGCATTTGGTAAGTTCACAGAAAGGAAGGTATATTGGAGTTCGTTTCTATCTTCTATCCAAGTTTTAGTCAAAAAAATTATTCCCAAATTTGATATGATGAGAGAAAAAGGTTTTGAATATTCCCCTTTGACTAAAATTTTCGGAAAAAATGTCATATTATTCGGTTATTATCAAAGTTACAAATATTTTGACGACGAATATCACGCAATTTGTAATATGATTAAACTTCAAAAAAAGAAAGAGTTTGTTTTAGATAAATACAAAGATAAGAACTACGATTTCAATGATAGTATATCTATGCATTTCAGGATTGGGGATTATGTTGATATCCAAGATAAGTATCCAATATTAGAAAAATCATATTATAGCAATTCATTATCAACTATTCTAAAATGTTATTCTGAATTAAAACGTGTTTACTATTTTACCGAGATCAAAGATATTGTAGAAGTTAACAATATTATCATTGAGCTAAAAAAAGATTACCCTCAATTGGAATTCATTTATATGTCTCAAATTGAAGAAGATTGGGAAGAAATGTTATTGATGAGTTTATGCACACATAATATTATTGCCAATAGTACATTTAGTTGGTGGGGTGCTTATTTCAATAATAACCCATACAAGACTGTTTGTTATCCAAGCATATGGTTCGGACCTTCTCTCCCACATAGCACCCGCGATTTATTCCATCCATCTTGGATAAAAATTATTTGTCACTAGACCTAAAAACATTTTCCTTAATCAAGTAAAACCCGTTGTATCCAATGGCTGTAATGGCAAGCATCAATAAAATTTCAAATACAAATCTTGGGGTTTTCTCTCTAGTATAGCCAATATAAAAGATCAAAGGTGCAATAATGCAAATATGTATTACATTTATCCAAGGGTTTTTCTTAGTTGTTGCCTTGTATAAGTGAAAACAAAAAATGAAAATTGCTAACCAAATCAAAATATTATAAATAATAGGATTCACATCTGTTCTTATTAATCCCACATAAGAGAGAAAACCACCTACAAAAATAATATGAAATAACTGAACAAATATAGAGCTCATATTATTTAATTATACAAAAAACATTTTTTTTCGGAGAATTCAAAATAATTGCCCAACCTTATTTATAGAGGTTTTGCTTGAATGTGTGCAGCTGGATTCTGTTCCATTCTAATCATATGAAACTTATCCAAGTCAGTCATTGCTTTACGATAATTTGTCATTCTTCTTTCAATATCACTGTAATCCACGCGTTGCACAACAGTTAGAGGTGTGATAATAAGCCATTTATCACGTTGTTGTAATAAAAACCAATATTTATCAATTGCATATAAGAAATGTCTATGTGGTTCTTTCATAAGTTTCACAAGACCTTCCTTCATATTGTTTATTAAAGTATCATAATAATCTAACTTCGCAATATAACCAGTAGTTGTTTGACACTGGGCCACTTGTACACAAAAATCGTTTATTTTTTTGTAGGGAGGTAAATTGTTTCCAGCGATCAAAATCACATCCCAAGATTCTCCCGATTGTAATAAACCATTGATCTGATTCTTGAATAATTCAGGATTGGTAAACTGAATATCATCTTCAACAATCATAACATATGGCAGACAATTTTTCTTTGCATCTTGCAAGACTTTAATATGACTTAATGTGCAACCGATTGCACCGTTTTGATTGCGGATCGCGTTGAATCGTGTTGCAGACTTGAGTCCAAGTGTTGCAAACTCTTTTATCAAATGATCTTTACGATCAGTACGGTGTTCCAAATTAATATAATACATATGTTCAAATTCTTCCAATCTATCTGGGATTTTTATTGGTATTTGAACTGGGGTTTGTTGTTGCGCCATATTGTATATATTTATTTTACTTTATATTAATTTATAGTAAATTCACATAAATTTATATTGGGCTTTCAAAGATGCATCGCAAAATCTGACCATTAAAACCGACGCTGTTATTGGCCAGAAAAATCCTATCCAAGCTCCATACATAAAACCTAATGTAGCACCTTTCAATGTTTCAATAAAATGAACCAGAAAATTTTTTTCTACATTGATCAATAATGCATCTCCTCCATATATAATAACTCCGCCTGTTGTACAAAGAATTGTACATATTTGCGTTGTTAAAATGTATTTTTCTATATTTTCGCGCGTTTCAGAATTTATTTGCGAAAATCTTAATCTTTCTACATTATTACAATTATACCTGACTTGATTTTTTATGATGCATTGTAAATTATTTCTTCCTTTAAATAATATTTTGAGCATATAAAAATATATGAATTGCCTTTATATTTTTATAATTATATTTGAGGTTATCTTACTCCTCCTAGACCAATCGCAACACTTCCAGTAGCCCGCTGTTTTGCACCAACTAACCTGGCATAATTTTGTGAGTAAATATTTGAAGGCGTAAGTGAAGGCGTAAGTGAAGGCGGCATATATTGTTGTTGCTGCATTGTTCTCTCTTCAACAGTAGGAATATAAGGTATATTCCTCCATTCATTTGTTGGAATAACTCTTTTATTTGTAGTTTCTGCATCTTGAGAATAAATAATGTTTTCTTTGGGTTCTCTCAAGTCATATTCAAAGAATTCTTCGTTTTTAAATCTGACCAATGTCTGAAATTGTGTAACATTTGCAATTTTGATTCTAGGATTGAAAACAATATGGTTATTATCTTCTGGATTGAGAGACTCATTATCAATACTATATAATAATTTGTGAATTGTTTTGATACCATCCCGCCCATTATCCATCATCATTCTTGTATGATCTTTCTTTGAAATCAAACGCGATACGCCATCAAATAATTGTAGAATCTCTGGGCTCCCAATTGGGTAAAATCGCGATCTATCTACTGTTAGCTGATGTTTGTTGCATCTCTTCTGTAAACACGCATCTTCCATACCCCATCCCCAAAAATTCGGATAACCATTGATTTTTTCAAAATCGGAACCTTTAATAACTACAATTCCTCCAAGCGCTTCTTCAAAACCATAATAATGTTTGACAATTCCTTCTTCAGTCTCATAATCAAAAATCCGAGAGAAAGGAAGGGTATCAACATCATTAAAAATAAATGTCATATTTTTATAGTCATCTGGATATTTCTCTTTCATAACAATAAACCCAATATTCTTCATTGCTCCACGATTGAAATTACGGTCATCACATTGATGAGAAAACAGAATCAAATAATCTTTTTCGTGATGCAAAATAAAATCCATTTGTCTACAAAAAAAGAATTTATGATGATAGCGACCTCTATAAGGCACTACAAATATTTTGGATGGTATTTTTTGATTTGTATTTGCAACAAGTTGATCTCCATTTGATTGCTCTCCATTTGATTGCTCTCCATTTGATTGTCCTTCCATTTTTACACTTATTATCTAAGATACTATATTTTTATTGATTTAACACATATAGGCAAATATATAGGCAAATATACACAAAATATTTATTTTTACTCGGAATATTTCTTCAATATTGCTTGAGGTACAAGAGTATCCTTAATCTTTTCTATTTTCTTGAAGCACTTATTGATTGTCACTTCGCTGATTTCGCTAACATTCTTAACATCTCGCTTCCCAACACTTAACTTGCATATTTGTGCAATGAAATACACTACCCCTGCTGCAATGGAATTCGGTGTGTTTTCAGGCATATAATTCATCTTCTCTATTTTCATAGAGATGAAATGACAAACCTTTGTTAGCTCTCCATTAATGTTCAGCTTACTACAATAACGTTCAATGAAAGCCTCCGGTTTTGTTCTACCAAAATTTGTCTTCTCCTTATTATCCATATCTTTTTCTAAATTATTGATAATGATTAAAGCATTTTTACATCCACGTGTAGCACTCGCCACATCCAAATGAAAGATCGTTGAAATTTCCTTGGCAGTTCTAGGATAGTTATTAATACGGCACGAAATATAAATAGAGGCTGCTAATATGCCGTCGCGGTTATCTCCTCTAAAAGTCAGCTCATATTCCGAGATCTTCTTGTGGTATCGTATGGCGTCATCAATAATACATTTCGGTATTCCTGAATTTTGTGCCATTACTGTAATGCGCTGAAATTCGTCGTATTGTGACTTCTCCTTATATGGCATTGATTGCCATTCTGTGTATCGTTTGATTTTGCGCATTTCATAACTGGTTCCACCATTACATAAAACCTTGCATCCAAATGAAGACTCTTGCAAAAGGGGATTGATCGGCATTCCACATCTGGTTGGATCACTTCCTTGATTATCGTCTGCTCCATAATATCGCCATTCTGCAGTTTGATCTACAATATCCTTGTAAATAATCCCGCATTTTGAATTTGTGCACGTAAGAAATCCTTCTTCTGAAAAAGCTAAAGAGGCTTCACAAGATTCGCAAAATTCGCGATTGCCACTGTTGCGATACATACATTCCAATGGTCCGATTTTTGGTGAATTTGGGTCATTTTTACAGATCTCAATATCAAATGTATTCCATAACTCTTTCTTATTTATATTATGATGTTTATTTTTTTTACTGATTTGTTGTTGGTGATGGCTCATTATATTGTGCTTTTCATAATAATAATATGTTTTTAATTCAATTTTATTTTATATATTTATCATATATGGGAAACAAAACAACCACATTAATGAGTCATAATGAATCCGGAGTTGATGAAATACCAGAAAACTTATCACTTGAAGATAAATTAGATTTTCTTGCGACTCACTACATATTGACAATGGATTTCAATAGTTTAAGAAAATTATACGAAAAAGCATATTGTGAAAAACTGGTTTTGCTCACATCTAATATCATTGACAAAAATTTTGGTCATTTAGAGGTTGATAAACTTGGTGAACGTGTAAACGAAGGAATTGCAGAACAAGGAGGCGCACAACAAGGAGGCGCACAACAAGGAGGCGCACAACAAGGAGTCGCACAACAAGGAGTCGGTGAACTTGATGACTATGATTCTCGTTACCGTTACCGTTACGGTGATGTTGATCTTGGAAATGATCCTGCTTTATACACACGAGGAGTTCCTGATTACAATATTCGTGGCCTATATGCTGATCCCAGGTATGACGATCCTAGATATGCTGATCCTAGGTATGAAGATCCTAGATATGCTGATCCTAGGTATGAAGATCCTAGATATGCTGATCCTAGGTATGACGATCCTAGGTATGACGATCTTAGATATCCTGATCCTAGATATGGTGATATTTATTCTGATGAAGAACATCGTAATCCATTACATAAAGCAGATCCTTCTTATAAAAGAGATTTTGAAAGACAAAATTTTGCACCAGAAAAAGAAGTAAATATTGCAATGCAGAGACAAGTTAATCCAATCCAACCATTAGGACAACCATTAGGACAACCATTAGGACAACCATTAGGACAACCATTAGGCCAACCATTAGGACAACCATTAGGACAACCATTAGGACAACCATTAGGACAACCTAATATGCAAAATATAGAACAAAATAGACCAATACAATTTGTGCCTTATATTGAAAAAGAAAAACAACAAAAAGAAAAACAACAAAAAGAAAAAGAACAAAAAGAAAAAGAACAAAAAGAACAAGAACAAAAAGAAAAGGAACAAAAAGAACAAGAACAAAAAGAAAAGGAACAAAAAGAAAGGGAACAGAAAGAAAAGGAAATAGAATTTCCCGAAAATCCTCAAAATTTTAGAGATAAATTTGCACAACAAATGAAAGATTCAAGCGTTAGTTCTTCCAGTTACAGATCTGATAGTTCTTCTGAACCAGTAACTTCAGAAGAAAAGGAATATCTACTCAATGATTATCAACAACCACAGTTATCTTCAAGTAAGGAAAAAATTTATTATACAAGCAAAGAAGATTTAGATCGTTTAAATATGCCACCTGGTGACCAACGTACAATGATTTGCAATGAAATCGCAAAGTTTTATATTAAAATAGCACATTTATTTGCAGCGATCGTTACTACAATTAGTCCTGAATATGAATACACTGATTATTTAGGTAATAAGATAAAAAAATCTTTTTTTGAAAAAAGTAGCATTCCTAGAAGTGCTGTAGTGAAAGTTACTAAGCTCAATTTATGCAATAAACATATTGATGTCTTAAAAGGTGATAATGAAATTGATTCAAAGAGAGAAAGGCAGTCTACAAGTGAAAGCGAAAATCCGAGAACAACTACTGAATCTGGAATTTCAAGCTCAAGTTCAGAAGATGAAATTGTGGTTAACCCAAAATTATGCAAATTTTCCAAGGGTGAAGATGAATCAGATTCGGACTCGGACTCTGAGTCTGAAACAGGAGAAACTCTTGGCAATCAACCTGGAATTGCACAATTAGAGGAGTTATACAATAATGATGATTATGACTTCAAAACTGGAAAATTCAAAGGTAGAAGTTCAGAAATGCAAGAACAATACCACGCTGACCTGGAAAGATTTTATAGAAGTTTTTCAAATGAAGGAACTATGCCTCCAGGTCTCCATAGGTTCAGTGATATTAAAATGAAAGATCATAAAAAGGGTGAAATATGTAAAAAAATAAAAGAATCTCAAAAACAAAAAGAAGAACTCCAAATTCAAAAAGCACAAGAACAAAAACAAAAAATTGAAGAAATGGAAGCTCAATTAAAAAAATTAAAAAGTGATGGACATATTCCAGAATATGAACAACTAAAACTTGTTTTAGAAAAAGAGAAAGAAAGAGAAAAAGAAAAAGAAATTCAAAATAAAAAAGAGAAAGAAGCTTCGGTTTCGTCTTCAGATTCTAAGGATAAAAAGGCAACTGCTGTTCCATTAGGTGAATTCAGAGGTTCATACCGAAACGAATTATTTGTTAAATATGCAGAAAATTTGAGAAAAATGGTATCCTTTGTAAATGAACAACAAGGAGTCCTTCTCAAAATTATTGATACGCTTTTTGTTATATATAAAGATCCTATTACAAACAAAAAACACTTCCGAGTAAACCCTGAACTAAATATGGAAGGTTTGAATAAAATGATTTCTGAAGCAAGAGATGTTATTGTGAACTTGTATTTAACTTGTCAAAATGATTATGATGAAGGCATTGATATATATAAGGCTATTGTTGAGTCATTATCTGTTCAATTAGTTGAAAAACAAATTAGTGCTCTTGAAAATAAGAAAGAAGATTTGACTTATTTACACGGACAACAAGAACTGGAAGGGAACCAAATGGGAAGACAAGAAATGCGAGGTCAACAGATTGAAAGAGAAGTTCCAAATGATATTAAATATCAACAAGCTATTATTGAATCAAAGAGAAGAGAATAGAACCTTCTAATTAAATTATAATTTATAATTCATTATAATAATCAATTATAAATTAACTCACATTTTATATCAAAAATACAAGATGATATTTACTGGCGTTGAGCCGCTTGAGCATGCTGGGCAGCGCGTTGAGCTTGGCGACCAGCCTTGACGGTCTTCTGAAGAGCCTTCTTGATGCTGCGAGTAGCCTGTCTGGCTTGACCAACAGAGTGGGAACGAGCAGCCTTGACGGCACGTTGAGCAGCCTTAGAGACACCCTTGGCAGCAACCTTAGCAGTTCTAGCAGCTTGTCTAGCAAGAGAGACAGCCTTCATAGCAGATCTGGTCTTATGAGCGTGGTGAGCGCGCTTGTGGTGATGAGAACGAGTACGAGTACGACGAGCCATTTATATATAAATTCTAGAAAATAATATTTTTTAATTCCAAACAGTGTTGGTAGATTTCCACCACATATTATCTCCATTTTTCACATTATAAATACTCCTAAATAATTTGAGCCTGGCCAATGGACAATTTGTTCTATATTTATCCAATGGATGGGGATTCGTTTTTAATTGCGCCTTAATTGCGTTTTCACTGATCTGTTGTCTTTGTTGTATGGCAAAATAAACGAAAAATGCCTGGAATGAGAGAGAACGAATCGGAACAATATCTTCATTCTTATCTTGAAAATCCCTTAAGTACTCCTCACAAATTGCTAAACCAGAAATGTCCGCCATATTTTCACCAGTGGCAATACTTGCGTCAAAATGTATTCCGTCCTTAGCTGCCGCATCTTCATATTGCTCTACAATATCTTTAATAATTTCTTGATACTTCTTTTTATCTGCGGGCGACCACCAGTCATACAAATTACCTAAATGATCGTACTTACTTCCTAAATCATCCAAACCGTGTGACATTTCGTGTGCCAACGTATATCCAATGCGCGCCAAGTTGTATTCAATTCCGCGCTCTTCTAAATCTATAAAAGGCTTCTGCAAATATGCTAAAGGGATGTATATCTCATTCTTATCCATTTGATAGAATGCATTTACAATATATGCTTGTGTACCCACTAACTTAAATTCATTCCAGTCTACTTGAGGGATATCAATCACTTCGTTACCAGATAAGCTAACAAATTTTTCAACTTTCCAATAAACGAGTTTCTCCATATTTCCCCAAGGGTCATCGGCAGTGTAATTAAGAAGAGGATCATAACGTAATTTACCGGGTTTACCAACAACCAAGTTCATATAATTCAACTTTTTGAGTGCAAATTGTTTGGACTTAGGTGTTAACCAAGTATTTCTACTAATAATGCGCTTGAAAACGGTGAGTAAATCTTCCGCCATATTTTCAACATAATCAATGTGTTGCTGGTTCCAGTTATGTCTTACATATTCTGTTGTTAAAAATGTATTAAATGTGGCAGAAAGACCGAAGATTGGATATAATTCATCTGGAAACTTTTTTGTGAATCCCTTCAAGAAAACGCCTTGAAATTCAAAATAAATATCTTGTAGATGCTTGTCAAAACGAATGATCTGACGTAAGAAAATGTAGAGCCAATAAGTGCGCCACTTTTTGCTGGTCCACTCTTTTTCCATTAACTCCGATATACATTTCAAGTAATTGAGACTATTTGTTATAATATAAGGTGGAGTCTTCTTGAACCCTAGTTTACTTGAAAATGTAGCCCAATCAAATCCATATTTTTCTAAAGCATCTTTTGCAGATACCTTGTTGTAATTATCACCTGCTTCTTTAATACCCTTATTTGTGCAGTTCATTGCATCTAGAATTTGGTTTTCAACATCAAAAACATCTTGAGGGTCGTGATCTTCATCTGGAAGACAAGCATCAAAAATATCCTTTATGTATTTGAAAAATCTGGATTTTACTATTTTCTTGTATTTAATATAATCTGCTGACTGACCATCATCTTGATCATAGAGTTGCCAGTCGTATAGAGACAAATCTGCTGCATAAATATAATTGTTATATATTTTAGAATTTTTTTCATCTGGGAGAACGCTCCAGAAAATGGGTGACCCCCAAGAAATTATTTCATTTTTATTGAGATAACCCAAGAAATCCCAGAGCCTACCTGAGTTAATATTTTTATCCAAGAATCTGACATAATTTGCAACGTGCAATTTACGTTTATTTGGATCTAATGATACAAATGATTTATATACGTTTCCGATAAGGGTTGATCTTTTGGACTTCACATTTTTGGTATAATTCTTTACAATATCAACTAACTCATAATAAACCTTTTCTTGAGTAATTCTGAAGTCGTCCACTTGAACATAAAACTTGCCTTGTTGAGAGTTCAACTCTTGGGCTGTTTTTTTTATCCATTCATCATTAATATATGTGTAATAATCATTGGTTGGCTGGACTGTTTTTGGTGCAAAAGGGGTATTGAGTAATTTAACAAGGGCATCTTCAATTGGCAAATCATATTTGGGATTATGTGTTGAACCTTCAAATTTAGTGAAAGCTAGCTTACAATTCTCGTCTTTTTTTCTTTTATCCTTTGACTTTTTATTTTTCTTGAGGCGCTTATTTCCTTTACTGTATTTTTTGAGGGAAATGTTTTGTTTTTTATAATCTTCTCTTTTTAATGACTTGTTTTGAGGCATTCTTCTTAATATATGTTTATAAAATCATTTATCATTTTTATCAATATATACCTCTTTTGATACATTTTTTATAATTTTTCCAAAAAATTTCTCGTTTTCCTCATCATCTATTCCACCAGTGCATTTACTAAGTATTTTCATATAATGATCGTGTTTTTTTGTTTTAATATCTTTTGATTCAGGGTTTTCTTTCACCCAATCATTCAACTGTTTTAAGTTTTTTTGTGTGATATATTGAATCGTTTTCTTGACTTTTCCTTTGTCTTCATCCTTTTCCCAAACATTGTTGTCCTTAATGTAAATCGTTTCTCTTTTCAAATCGCTACAGTGAATTGGTCTTTCACAAACATCCAACTCATTGAGACCTCTAAGAAAAATATTAGATATTCCATTGACATATCCTACTTTTGCGGTATTATCCAAGTCATCCAGTTGAAGTGGGAGAGAGTTAACAAAATCCATAATATTCATTGCATTTCCACACTTTTCGTTCAAAAACATATTAATATTGAAATTATTGGTATTATTATTGTTATTGTTATTTGTAATATTGGTATGCGATGATTCTTTTACCATTTCCATCATTTTACTGGTTTGATCCATAACAAGTTTGTGAATAAAATCTTGATTTTGTTTTATTATTTCCATAACAAACATCACATTATTTTCATTCATCTTTTCTAATGGCTTATTTATTACATCTGAATCTTCAACCCAGTTACAAATTTTTTGATGTTTCCATAAACCTGTTCGTTCCTTGTATTTTTTTCCACAACTACAATCAAAATTTTTTTGTTGTTTTTTTTGGGCTTGCGTTGAATGGCCTGTTTCCGTTTCCGTTTCCGTTTCCGTTTCCTGGGCTGCGTCAACAGATTTATGCTCTGTGTTTCCACATATCTTCACGTGCTTCCAGAGACCAGAACGGGTTGAATATTTACGACCACATACACAAAAATTTTTGTATGGTTTGGTTTCCGTTGACGTTTGTTGACAAATTTCCCCCGTTTGTTGATGTTTCCCGGAAACGCTTAGAGGGACGAGCTTCACCTTACCAAGTTTGGTCACAGATTTTGGAGTTTCTTCTAAATCAACGCCTAGGCAATTTTCATTTGTTGACGTTTTCAACATTTTTCAACACTATACCTAAAGGACAGAAATTTTTAAGCCCTTTTATAAAAATTTGAAAAAATTATGATCACAGTTTTTTCAATGGAAAAAATGAAAATCAGATCATTATGATCACAAGTGACTTTTTAGTACCTTTTTTTAGGTTAGGAAGGACCTATTGAAAATTGGACATTTTTTCGATGTCCAAAAACGAAAAGCCAAAAATACTTTTGAAAAGAAAAAAGTAGTCTCTTTTCAGTTTGCGGGCCTATGGTCTTCTTTGTCAATTCGTGACCATAATGCTCTTTTATTTTCTTATGAGATACAAAATTGGGACTGCAAATATGTAGCAAAATTGCGCGGCGACCTATGGGGAAAATGGGTGATTTTATTGAGATGCAATTATGGTGTCAATAAAATGATATGTGTTGTTGGGTCATTATGATATTATGGTGTGGGATTTATTGCCTGCGTCTATGGCGACTACGATGAGCCCTGGTCTTCTTGTGGTGCTTCTTAGATTTAGATCCACCCTTCTTGTGGTGTTTCTTTGTGTGCTTCTTCTTCTTGTAAAGCTTTCCACCAACATTAGATGAATTATATGGACGATTCAAACCCTTATTGAAATCGCTCCTAGCGACGACATTTACTGGATAGGTAGCAGGATCTAAAAGCCCCGGATCTGTAGTTTGAGAGTAATATTTTGGTGTTACAGATCCAATTTTTTCTCGGTACATATCTTGATCAAATTTAGGCATGCCTTGAAAATCATCCTTGAGTATCTCACTATTAACACCATTGATTTCTGAAGAACTTGGCACGCTACTGCTAATAACTGATGGCCTGGTATCGTACATAACTTGTGGATTGCTCTTGACTCTACTCCTGCTGAATCCAAACATTTTATATATTATATTAACAAAAAATTATGTAAACTTGTCTTCTAAAGAACTCAAAAGATCTTCATTGTAAATCAACGCGCCTTGAGGTTTATAAGAATTAATTGGAGTGAATTTCTTTTGTGGCTTTTGTCCTTGCAATCCTTGGTCTTTCTTCTTAAATATCATATCTTCTAGAGAATTTGAATTGTTGGAATTTGAAGTAGACCCTATTTGCAACCTTGGATCATCACCATCCTCTAATACTTTATTACCATATTGATCAACAATTATGCCTGTTTTCTTCTTAAGTTCGGTCCTGACATAAGACGGCACCCATTGATTCCAACATATGAACAACGCATTTGGATGTGTGTAACGAACAGCGAAACCATTATCGGTCAGCTTATCCATTAAATAAGCAATGCACGCACCTTGGTCAAATTTTGGGACACCTATCATAATTTCAGGGACAACAAACCAACAGAATTGCTCATCTATTTTTTGCCTAGACACTGTCTTAATCCTTACGTGTACTCGGTTCAGAATTTTATTGAAAAGGGCTAACTGATTTAGATCGTGTTGCCTCTTCTTTTCATAAAGATCATCAATGTTTAATTTTTCGGAAAAGTCTGCAACATTTTCTAATGTAAAGATATTAGCCATTGTTAATATATTAGAGAAAAACAAAATAAAAATAATGCAAATAATTTAATTAAATGAATGAATCCAGAGAATTAGAAAACCCTGAAAACCCAGAAAAACTACAAGAATCATTAACAGGATTAGAAATAAAATCTGAGTCTCAAACTCCTTTAAAAAAGATCAAGCATTTGGTGATTCCAGGAGGAGGACCTACTGGAATTATTTCATTAGGTGCATTGCAATACTTAGAAGAACAAAAATTTTGGAATAAAGAAGATATAGAAAGTATTTATGCAACATCCATCGGTACATTTTTGGCAACATTCATTGCATTTGGATTTGAATGGCCAATGATTACTGATTATATTATTAAACGTCCTTGGCACGAAGCAATCCAGATTAAACCTAATATGTTTTTTGATGCTTATTCTAAAAAAGGTCTGCTTGATAGAAGTGCAATTGAAATTGTGTTCAAACCTTTTTTTGCTATAAAAGAATGGCCTTTAGATTTTACTATGTTACAATTTTACAAAGCCACTAAAAAAGATATGCATTTTTTCACATTAGAATCCAATGCATTTGAAATTGTTGATATTAATTATAAAACATTTCCAGACTTACCGATTTTAACTGCCATTCAAATGTCCTCCGCTATTCCTGGGATTATATGTCCAGTTTTCATAGAGGGCAAATGCTATGTTGACGGAGGAGTAGTTATGAATTATCCATTGAAGAATTGCCTAGATGATGTAGAAGATCAAGAAATAATCTTTGGCATCAATAATTTTTATGTAAAAGGAGGGGACAATATGATAAAAATTGAGTCAACCATTTTGGATTTTATTGTTAATTTTATTACAAGCATTGTATTTTCTGTAGGTACTCGTTTTTTGACAGAACCTGGTTGTATTAAAAACGAATTAATATTTGAGACATATCCAATGAGCTTAGATGACTTAAAGAAAGTTTTATATGATCAACAAACACGCGAACAACTATTTGAGAAAGGAATGAAAGGTGCAATTGATTATTTAGTTAAAATTAGTAATTCTAATGAAAGTGAGAGAACACACTGTGAAGAAGCTGCTGAATTATAAATTATTAAATGTTCATTTATAAAAATTGATTCCATTTTTAAATAACTTTATTTTGTTACACTATTGCAATAAAATGGAAGTACCAAATCTTGAAACCAAAATCAAAATCAGACCCAGACCGAAGCTAGTTATTGTTGAGAGTTTTGATGATGATGAATTTAAAATTCTTGTTACAACTCCTGTAAAGAAGGTGCAAACAGAAGACCTTGGAAAAGTTTTTGAAATGGGAGTTTGTTTGCTTTATAATACTCCATATGATGGAACATATAAATATAGTATGGAAGAAGCTCAACAAGTCAAAGAACGCATTGCAAAACTGTTAGAAATTTATCCACATCAGTTGGTTCATACTGCAAAGAGCGGCGCCAGATACGATTTTACAGGCCTAGAAAATGAGGCAGTTAAACTCAGTGCAAAAACAACAAAAAAAGACGGTAAAATTGCACCACAGGTTGTAGGGCAGCCTTCTAAAAAAAAATTCTGCCATCATTTCGGAATTCTTGAGACCAGTACACTAGACGAAATCAAGGAATACATTATAAAGAATGTGACCGATATGCTCAGCATTTATGAAGAGTGCACATTTGATTGTCCAACCATTTATTATAATAAAAAGTCTGATAAGTTGATGTTTGTTAAAAAGGTGGCGCCCATTCAGTGGTCTTCTCTAGTTGTAGAGTTCAGTCATATTAAGAAAAATAAAGTTTGGAGTGAAAGTTCGTGTATAAGCATTGATGGGATAACTATTGGCGAGTTCCAAATTCATAATCACCGGGACTGCATCAAGTTCCGTTGGGCATTTGAAAAATTATTGGCGAGGTTCCCTGAATGTTTTGAAATCATAAATTTATAAATTAGAAAGTATGTCCATCATTTTCCCGAAGTATTCTTCATTTACTTCACAACCCTTGCAGCTACGCTGCATTTTTTTACACGCGATTGCAGTAGTCCCTGATCCTAAGAAAGTGTCCAATACAGTGTCACCAGGATTGGAATGCTTTGCAATAAGTTCTTCAAATAGGACGAGGCTTTTCTGGGTTGGATGAAACCGATTTTTTCCACCTTGAAGTGGATGCATATAAATTCCGTTGTCGTATTTGCTGTTGAAGGTTGGACTTCCTCCTTTCACTGCAATTAGAGCAATCTCTCTGCAATTGGTCAAATAATTTACTGCTGAATTGAGTGGCTGAGGGTTAGTTTTTATCCATTCAATAAAACGGATCTGCTTGAACTTGTGTTTTTCCAACAAATCTTTGAGTCCAGTAATTTTCCACAGATCAAAGAAGATAATGAGTGTACCGCCTTTCCGAAGTTTCTTGTAATAGGTTGCAATGAATGTTTCTAGGGTCTCCATACTGAAATCTAAGTCCCAATTTCCGTAGTCCGTTTTGACGCAATATTTTTTGCCATAAATGGTGCCATATTTCAAATAGTTGTCCTTCTTTGATTCGTCAAGAATATTATTGGATGCTTTGTATTGCTCCCATTCTTCCTCTGTTTTCACAAATTCAATTTGATTTTCTTCGTTGAACTTTACTGTGTTGTAATGATCATTCATACCACTATCTTTGGAAATAATATAGGGTGGATCTGTTAAAATTAGATCAATGCTGTTGTCTTGGATAGTTTGCAAATATTGTAAACCTTCCATATTTTGAAGGTCCATTACACAAGTACTATCAACTGACTGTTGATGATTTTCTTCAACAATGACCAATGATTTTTTAATTTTGGACTTAGATGTCTTCTTGATTGGTTTGATATTATCAGATTCTTGCATAGTTTTATACTGTGATATAAAATTATATATTTAAGTTCAATTTTATCAAAGCCTTCCCCCGCTTTATTCGGGAACTATTTTCAAATTTTAATTAATTTTTGAAACTATTTGACTCCTTATTAATGCTTTGGGTAGTAAGAAGACTTACAACACAGTGTTCAAAAATTGAACAAGTGTATCCTTCGTAGGTTTTGCGTCATACTCAATGACTGTACCGTCCTTCAATAGTTTGATGGTAGGATAACCTTCAATCTTATAGGTATTCATCAATTTCTCTGTTTCAGAGTTGTCATTTGTGCAATTCACATCAGTAAAATAAACAGTGTAACCGTTGATGGTCTTACCATCATACTCGGCCTTTACTTGATCCCACTCAGGCTTCGCAGTCTTGCAATGAGGACACCAATCAGTGTGGAAAAACATAATTTCTGCCTCTTTATTTTCTCCTTGCAGTCCTTCACTTTTTGCATTAAACTCATTATTGGTGCTAGGTTCATCCATTCTCAATATTTTCTTTAAATACGGTTTTGCCAAAGGATAAACATAAAATCTGATGACGAGTAGAGCGATGGCAAGTCCTACAACGCATAATGAAATAAATAATGGATCGCTTAACAATGGCTTCGCTGCGACATACACACTTTGTGCGGATCTTTTAACCGCACCACCAATGTCACCAGCAGTTCTAGAATATGATTGTACAGTATTATTCATTTATATATATGTATTAAGAATAAATTAGATTATTTGATTTAACGAAATAAAAATTAAAGATTTAATAATGTATTATAGAATGTTGTTTAGAAAAGAAGACGGGACTTTAATAGAAATAAATAAGAACGAATGTAAAAATGATACTATTTACTATCAGAAAATTATGAATGCTAAATGTTCAAATAATAATTTATTAAAAGAATCAAATTCTTATACACAAAAAATTTTGATTTGTTTATTGGAAGAGGCTCTTAATAACAGTGATGATCAAGATGAAGATAAAGAGTGAATACACATAACTACAAATCATATTATTTTTGAGATTATTCCAAGTTCCATCTAAATAATTAATATTATTGGATTTGGATAATTTATAACTACTGTTCAGATTGTAGTATAATGCAAATGCTAAAATAAGGAAAGAAGTGAATTTGCATATTGTACACATCGTTTTAAATGAATTTAATGGAGTAATTATAAAAATGAAGATTATAATTAGTGAAATAGTCGTGCAGTTGGATACAAGTTTAGTGTCTTTGGAGTATTTTGAGAATGTGTAAGAGTCGTCAGTATTTGCGTTCATATATTTAGTTGGTTTTTTATTTTTTGGATTTTATTTTTTATGATGTTAATATATGATCAACTCTAATAATAAATCTAATACTAAGAAAATCTTTATTACCAATAAACGTGAAGAGAAAGGGAAAGGGAAAAACAAAAAAAGTAGAAAGGCGTTTAAGAGTGTTTATACAAAGGAAGAATACAATAGCGGAGATGGGATGTTAACCACTGTTTGGGGGCCAAGTATGTGGCATTTCTTACACACAATGAGTTTTAATTATCCTGCACATCCAACTAGTGCACAGAAGCACCAATATAGAGATTTTGTTATCAGTTTGCAACATATATTACCTTGTAAGTACTGTCGTATGAATTTAACGCGTAACTTGAAACAAATGCCTCTTAGAATGAGCAATATGGCAAGTAGGGAAACCTTCTCCAGATACATATACGACTTACACGAGTTGGTAAACAAAATGTTGAACAAAAAATCCAACTTGAAATATTGTGATGTCAGAGAAAGATATGAGCATTTCAGATCACGTTGCACCGATGAGAAACCGAAGTTGTTTGAATTGCGCGAACTAAAAGCTCTGAAAAATAAGACAAGAAAACATAGAGAAAAGGGCTGCACAGAACCGCTTTATGGTAAGAAGTCAAAATGTGTGATTAAGATTGTACCACAAGATGAGAAGGTGGAGACATTTCAAATGGATGAGAAGTGTATTAAGAGACGATAATTTGATAATCTAATTATTTATATTTTATATAATTATATTATATGGCAAAGAAAACGCGTGTTTTTAAAAGAAATGCAAGAAAAAAAAAGTTAACTGTGAAAGGTGGTGATGGACTTTTTGGATTTATGAAGAGTAGTAATCAAAAAAGATTTGATGCTTTAAAAAAATTAGATTTACCAGGATTCAGTTATACAAATTATGAAAATTTTAAAACAGAAATTCCTAATCCAGAACAACAACAAAGAATTTTAAGAGATTTTGAAATGCAACGAGGAAATGTCGTAACTGGTTTTGGAAACTCAATTGCTCGCGGAATTAATGATACAACTGGTAGTATGAACAGAGGTTTTCAAAGATGGCGGAATACTAAAAATACTGGTCCTTTTGGATATCGTGGAATAGGTCCACAAAATCAAGGAGGATTAACGGGTTTTACAAGAGGTCTTAGAAGAGGTATTACAGATTTAATGGGTAACCGTAATGCAAAAACAAGGAAATCTTCATTTACAAATATTTCAAGAATAAATACAAATACTGTTGCGTCTATTGCTGCCAAAATTGATTCACTCTTAATACATTTAGGCGTTCCTTATTTATTTACGGATAATACATATGCGACAAATTACATAATATCTAGGTTTAATCCTGGAACTCAAAGTAATGATGGTAGAGGGTTTTTAAGACTAACTGAAGAACAAATTCGTCAAATCGCAACATATGTGGATAAGAGTTTTGGTCCAACTACATCACAATACGAAGAAACGCCGTTCAAAAAAGAATTATTAGGAAAAAAAATGCAAGAATATCAACAAAAACTAGAAGATTTAAAACAACAAATTACAATTAGTATGAAAACAAATTCATTAACGTCAGGATTAGGATTAGGATCATTCTTTGGAACTGGTGAAGGACAACCTGCAAATCAACAACAATTTAACTCATTGAGTAGTGATGATGTATCATTATTGGTTCAATATATGGTAGTTTCAACAATATTAAGTTTTATGGTAGATAAACTTGAAAAAGAAACTGGTCAAGGAACGTTTGAGATAGATCCAAATAAATTATCTACAATGATTGAACAACAAATTAGTAAACAAATTTCTCAAATTAATCCTGGTGTGAAAGTTGTTCCTGTTGAGGAGGTTGGTATTGAGTTAACAAAACAACCAGGTTTTGTAAATCCATTGCTAGCACAACAACAAGAACAGCAACAACAACAACTGCTGCAAGAAGAGCAACAACCGCTGCCGCCGACAACATAAACAACGACTACCGCTTAAAACCGGTTTGTATAATTATAAAGAAAATGATCAAATGTAATTATGACATTTAATATTATTATTAGACTTATGCAAACGAACCTTATAATTTTTCCATTCTTTACAAATAAGATGATTATTAATTGTAAAGAATTTATAACTTCGCGTTTAGGTATGACGTTTACATACCAAAAGTGCTGAAATCGCTTAACACTGGCATAGGCAAGTAGTTATCATTGATGTTGTTATAATTTGGCACCTTCTTGCATTCAAATGCGGGTTCAGGGCATCTAGCACAAGCAGGGCAAGCTGGGCAAGGTTCTTGTCTAGGACAAGAAGCAGCACTAGGACAAGCAGGGCACACAGGAGGCACTATTTGAGACTTCAAGATATACAAATCTTCATCGCCTGGTGGAATAGAAGACCCAGAAACCCCAGCAACAGTGTTACCATTTGGTCCAGTTGCATAAAAAGCTGCATTACCGTATTGCCCAGACACCGCTCCAGCACTAGCATTGCCACTACTAGTATTTGTATAGGTATAATTGTTGCCATTGTAGTAATAAGGATCAGATGTACCATTTGTATTAGTATAAGCAGTGTTTGTTCTAGAATCATAAACAACAACATTTCCATAATTATCTGAGATTTTGACTACATATTGGCCATTATCTCCCTTTACAATGGTAGCAGTTCCATTGGGACCAATATATGTAGTACCTTCTAAAGAATTAGAACCGTTTGTGTAAATAGTATTGGTGTTGGAACTATAAACAACTTTCTCGCCGTTTGGACCAGTCACTTCAACTGCATATTGGCCGGTAGAAGAGTTCTTAATAACACGAGCTGACCCATTTGGTCCGTAATATGTGGTGGCAGTAATATTGTCATTGGTTGTGCTGTAGGATGTAGAACTACTAGTGTTAGTAGTGCTACTTGTTGTACCAGACCCGTTTGTGGAAGTATAAATAGATATGGACCCAGTGTTAGCATTATAGACCTTCACAATGTATTTGTCGTCGTCATCTGTATAGACAGTTGCAGATCCGCCATTAGGACCAGTAAAGATAGTTTTTGTGATGGAATCCGAACCAGTTGTAGAACTAGAATTGTTGTTGGTGTCAACGCTGTATACAGTTGTTGAACCAGAATTATCGGTTACGTTAATAGTATATGTACCATTTTCATAGCTGACAGTGGCGCTACCATTACTTCCAGTATAAGTGGTAGGAACAGATGAACCAGTGAAGTGTTCGTAGTTATCGTAGCTACCTCCAAGTAGACTGAATTTTTCTTTCTTCTTATTGAATACGCCAGTTAAGTTACCAAGAGAGAAAGATTCTTTTCCTTTTGTAACCTTTCCATTTCCCATATATCCTTCACTGCAATTTTTCCCTCCTAAAACAGAACAAAGGACAAGGCTTAATAATAGAATGATTAAAAGAAATAATGCTCCATTTTTCATTGACAATAACATTGTATAATTTATATTGTGAAAATATAAAAATTGAATTTAAAATAATAAACAAATGCTACAATATAATTTATTCTAGTACAAATGTCAAAACACAGTGACTATGAACCCTGCGAAATCATTGAGGATGATGAGATACAGCTTGTTTCTCTTGCCCAGCTTGTTTCTCTTGAAGAGCCTTTGAAAACAAAATCCTCAAATAAATTAAAAAAACCAAGAGTGAAACCAGCTGTTCTCTCCTCCTATTACTTGGAAGACCCAGGGTGTGCCGAGATAGGAGTAGATGAAGTCGGAAGAGGTCCTCTTTTCGGTCGCGTTTACAGCGCCGCAGTCATTTTACCTAAAGATGGCAGCTTTGATCATTCTAAAATGAAAGATTCCAAAAAATTCAGCTCTAAAAAGAAGATCGCTGAAGTGGCTCAATATATTAAAGAAAATGCGTTGGCCTGGAACATTACATATGAAGATGAGAAGACCATTGATGATATCAATATTTTACAGGCGACACAACAGTCAATGCATAAGAGCATTCAAGGCGTCCTTGCCAAATACAATGGATTAGAAGACCAAGGATCCCAAAATAAATTTCTATTATTAGTAGATGGCAATTATTTCAAGCCTTATACTCGTGTTAACAAAACCAAAAAAGTGGTGGAACAAGTGCCTCATATATGTGTGGAAGGCGGAGACAACAAGTACAGCGCCATTGCAGCGGCATCTATTTTGGCTAAAGTGGAACGTGACACATATATTGAAGAATTGTGCAAAGAATGGCCTGAACTCGTGACAAAATATGCCATAGATAGTAATAAAGGTTATGGATCAGCGCAACATTTGGCTGGAATTAAGGAACACGGCATTACCATTTGGCATCGCCGAACCTTTGGTATTTGTAAGAGTTTTTGATTAAGAGCTATGATTAAGAACGAATTCTTGTATAAAATTATTATTTAACAAATAAAATTGCCTTTTCTCCTTTGCCAATATACACTTTTATCCAATTATCAACGTATTCAGAACAACCTCCTTGCCCGTGATTTGTTTCACATCTTTCATTTGCAATTTTATCAATTTCTTTATCAACTGGATGATAGCTTACTGTACCATATGTTTGTTCTAAACATTCTATAAAACTAACATAGTTATGCCACTTTTTTTTCAACTCTTTGGTTTTTTTAGGTTTTCTGGTTTCTTCCCCTCCCCAATCAGTTATCATTGAACCAATTCCAGGAACCATCTCTAAAACTATAGAATGTGATTCATCTGGTGGCATAGGAAAACATACTACTTGGTATCCAGGTTTAATTTTGTTTTTAACAAATTTTTGTATTTCAGATTCACTCAGTGTCTGATCATTGTATGAAGGCGACTCTGGACTACCTTTTCCAAGATTTACAACACGAATTTCTTGTGTTTCTAAACCTCTTTGGCTTCTTCTGGATGATTCTTTGACTGATTTGCTTCCTCCCATCATTTTAATTACTTTGCTTCTTGTTTTGTGTTGTGCTTTATGTTTCTTTGTAACATTTTTTTTCAATTTTTTTGTTTTCATATAAATTGTAAGAATATTATTTTATACATTTGTAAAAATACTTAAATAAGTTATCAAATAACAAATTAGAAAAAATTGATTATAAAGAAGGCACTTAAAAGTATTGCACAAAATAATAGAGACACAAGACAACAATGAAAGTTTTAATCTTTGACACTGAGACTACAGGCCTTCCTAAGAATCAGAAGACTACCCCAAATGTGACCAACATTACAGATTGGCCTTATATTGTTCAAATGAGTTGGCTTTATTACGACAATGATACTTGTCAGCTGATTGGCGAGTCGGATAATATTATTAAATTGCCTCCAGAAATTATAATTAGTCAAGAAAGCACGAACATACATAAGATCACAAATGAGATGTGCAAGGCCAAGGGACAGAAGATCTCTGATGTGTTGGAGAAATTTATGGTTAAATTCGCAGATGCAGACCTTATTGTGGCGCATAATATGGAATTTGATCATAAGATGCTCCAAGTAGAAGCCCTCCGAATTATGATGACTTACGAAGAAGGCAAACCTGGATGGGAGTCCAAGTTAATTCAATGGCAAAATATTGTGGATTGCAAGAAGTTGTTTTGCACGATGCAAGAAACAGTGGATTTGTGTAAAATCCAGGTAATCTCACAGAAAACAGGAAGAACCTATATAAAATTCCCAACATTGGCTGAACTACACGAGTATTATTTTGGATGTAAGCCGACAAACTTGCATAATGCACTAGTAGATGTTATTGTATGTATGCGTTGCTTTCATATGCTGAAGTTCGGGAAGGATATTTGCGAAAACAACATCAAAGTTCGTCGTTTTATAAATAATTCCACATTTTAAAGATATATTTTGTAATTTATAAAAATAAAAAAATAAAAAATGATTTAAATAGTTAAAAATATATAAATTAATGATTAACACAATATCATGGACATTAATCGGCATTCCAACTGGATATTTTTTAAGTGACTTATTGAATTATTATCATTATAGATTTTATAATACTTCTTTTTCTTTTAAAAATAGTGTAATAATATTTATAACATTTACGGCCTTTCTAAGAGGTTATACAGGTAATGATTTAGTCACAAATATACAAAAATGGGTTTGATTGTTGTGTATTTTGTTGATCCATTATATTGAATAGTCATAATAATTTAAAATCAAAACATAATATATGTTCAAAACATATTTAAAACAAGTACCCTATTTAGATTCTTTATATAAATCAGATAAGGCTTCTGGATTAGATAAATATAATAAGTGTAGTGAAACGCAGCTAACTAGGTCGGAAAAATACGGCGATGTCCATTTTATTTCTTTTTATTGTGCGATTTTAGCGCGTTTGGTCTATTGCAACGATCACGATTTTGTAGAAAACTATACCAGTATTTTTGGACACGTGATACCGCCAGATATTATGAATTGCATTGATAACGTTGAAATGCCTCACCAACTTTTGGACGATGAAAAGGTGTTTGGTTCTCTCTTGAAAAAGAAACTATATCCAACTTATGAGAAAGAAGGGAAGACATATATTGCATTTGAAGAAATGGCGAAGAATGTTAATATATTAATAGGGGAAGATGAGTTTTCTAAAGTGAAATCTATGAAAGACCATAAACACAAATTCGGATCCATAAAGCATTCTAGTCTAAGGTATGTTTCTATTGCAACATCCAATTATGGCGAGATTTATGTTTATATTGATTTGAATATGCCAAATAGCATTTTCGTTTTATTTCGGGGTACATATAGTTCAAAATCTGCATCTTCTTATAGCAGACCATCTTCCATATTTTCAGTGAAAATTGGTACCAAAGGGGAGGCGTATTTGGATGGAATTTTCAAAATCACTGTGGAAGTGATGCATAGTATATTAGAGTCAATGAGGTTTTTGGTGGAGACCTATTTTCCGAAGCACTCTTTGAAAAAAAATAGCATAAAAGTTTTTACTACAGGACATTCACTTGGCGGTGCAATGTGCACCATTTTTTCATATTTATGGGCGAAAATGAAAGTGTCAAATGTCTCCCCTTATAATAGTGTGCCTTATAATTATTTCACTCAAGAAATATGCTGTATTTCATTTGGTGCACCACGATGCTTCAATGAGACTACCAGTAAAAAATTTTGCGAATTTGTGCAATCAAAGAAGATAATGTTTTTAAGAGTGACCAATCGTGATGATCCAGTAACAGGATTACCGAATAAAATTTATGGATTTGTACATCCTTGTTCAGATACAGTTTCTATAAAAAAAGGTTTACGTAATTTGGTGACAGAAGACTGTGACTCAACATTGATACAAGAGCGTATTGGTCATATTAAACCTATAATAGATTATAATAAATATTTGAATTGTAGGAGTTGTAAGAGTAATCCTGAGCCTGGAAATGGTCATTTTGACTATTTGTATGTAATGTTTACAAGTTTTGATTTTAAAGTTGTTGTAGATGCTTGGGAAAAAATCAGACAGTCTTTCTCTCTTACAAGTAAAAAAATAAAGACAAATGTTGGTGCAAAAACTCAAAAACATAAAACCAAATCAATAAAAGGCAATAAATCAAAAACCAAAACCAAAACCAAAAATAAATCCAATAAGGCAAGAGGACTCATTAAATTTGGAAATGGAGAAGTGGTAAGAGAGAGAAACCCTGAAAAAAGTACTAGAGGAAGGTTGGTATTTTATGAAGGAGGTGATTATTTTAAAGTGGTGTTTTTTAATATGGATCAAGCTCGTGGGACAAATTTCAAAAAGGTAAACAGTATTGTAAGTGGAATTCAAAGTTTTATGAATTCCATTACTGGAAGTTCTAAGGATCCAAGTAAAGTCGTGGAAGATGTTGGTATAAATCACGTTACATTTGATGAACTGAGAACACATCTTACAAAAGTCAGTAATGTGCCACTAGATGGACATAGTACACAATTTCCTGATTATAAGAAAGATGCGCCAAAGTTGTGCTGCATCCACCTTTGAGAAAGGTGGAGCCAAAATATGAAGTAACTTTTGTTCACCTTTGAGAAAGGTGGAGCCAAAATATGAAGTAACTTTTGTTCACATTTTATAAAATTAGAAAAAATTGAAATAGATTATAATACTTTGATAAGTATTACAATCTTACAGAACACAATGGAAAACCAAAATCAAGAGATGCAAATGATCCAGATCAATGGTATCGATGCTTATTATGTTTATGACAGAGAGAAGTATGCCCCGACCTTTCCTCTAGAACTGGCGAAAAATTTCAAGAATGGATGTGGTCCGAAGGAATGTAAAAATTGCGACTACTTCGCAAGATGGAACGGAGTTATGATTGGTCTTTGCGCAAACTGTGCTCATTATTGTTACAACTTTAAATATGGACCTGGGTTCATTTCACTTGGTTGCGAATTTATTAAAAATTCAGAATTGCAAAATGGAATAACTGCATTTGACACTTATTTGAAGGACGTAGACTTGGATACTGTCGGCGACAAAAACATTTGCGATTCAAGAAATCAAATAGTAATAGAAAATGAAGAATATTGGAAGAGATATGAAGATGATTGTCCAGATGAGTATGGGGTGCAAGGTAATTCCGATTCATTTGGCGGGGTTGACTTGAGCGCAGGATATGACTCTTATTAATTTAAAATTATAAACAATATATTTTAGTAAGTTATATTAATGGATATTGTGCCTTCAACAAATAAAAATGCAAATTATGAAAAAATTTTTTTTGAGAAAAAGGTCGGCGGAAGTTTTTTTTCACGATCAAAATCCAAACCACTTCCTCAACCAACCATAGGCAAAGAAGCAGTAGTTCAACTAGATTCACGTGCACCAAATAGTAAATTTGGAAGCCAACAATATTACACTCAACAAACACGAGCAATAGATGCTGCGGCGAATGCTACAGCAGGTTTAGTAGTAGGACAAGTAATTACAGCAGGAATTGCATCTACTGGAGTAGGTCTTCCAGTTGCAGCAGTCCTTGCTGTTGTTCTCTTGTTGGCAAGTAAGCTCTCTCTTCTTGTTTTAAATAATCTCCATTTAACAGGAGTTTTGTTGGATACAATGAACATTACTGCGAATTGTTATCTTATTTTTGAGTTGATTGAGAAGGAAAATATGATTTTTGAATTGTATTTTTATTATAAAAACCAAGGTGATAAGGGTAATGGTTTAACACCAGATCTTTTGGCTGCAATTAAAATGGACGGCTTAGGTAGTGAACATAATCCAAGTGGAAATGCAGGTTCAGGATTGAAAAGACTGCTGTATTTTAAAAATAATCCTCAATTAGCTCAACAAGATCAAGTACAAGTCCAAACTCAATCAAGTGAAGGTTTACTTGATTTTTTAACTAAAGGAGTTACTAGTCTAGCTAAGTCTTCAACTCCGACAGATTTTAGAGCAGTCCAACTCAATCCAGATATTATGGCAAGAGTTATAGATAAATTATTTGTAGTTACAAAATCTTTGTTAGAAGTTACACCAAATGAAACAGTTACTATTTTAGTAAAAGATCAAACAATACCCCAATATAGTCCCCTTTACAAATTAATACAAGATCAATACAAATCGCGTAAACTAGACGTTGTTGGCCAAGGTAATTTTAAAACCAGATTTTCTAATAGTGTTACTAGAAAAGCATCAAGAATATCACGTGGAATTATGCGAACATTTAATTCCGCATATATTCAATCTATCATTATTAAAGAGTTGACATTGCTAATGGGATATTTCACCTTATTAAAAGCGCAACACGATGAGGCAATACAATATTACCAAAGACATTACGAAAAAACAGATAGCGAATGGCCTGAATTATGGAAAGCAATTGAAGCAATGCCTGAATATCAAAACTATTTATTTCCTCCTGATCCAAAACAAATTGCACAAGAAGCATCTGAAGAATCACCATTAACTGGAGTAGAGCTACAGAAAATTACATCTGGAGTTGCAAAAGCAGATATAAAAGAAGATAATGCATCATCTTCTCAATCGCAAGTTTCAATATCAACCCCATCTCAGGGTGGTAAAGCAAGAAACAATAAAAATAAAAAATATACAAGAAAAATGAAAAAGAAAAGGCAAATGCATTAAACCATATCAATTCTCCCAAATAAAATAATATTTGGCTCAACCTTTCCTAAAGGTTGACTATGCAGAGCACATCTCGCAAATATCATCTTTTTCTGAGTTTTCCGAGTTTTCTTGTTTTGAATTCTCAGGTTCAATAGTAAATTGTTGTGCTTGATGTTTTGCCTTGCGCCTTAAATAATAAATGCCAGTTTTCAATCCCTTGGACCACGAATAAAAATGCATTGATGTCAAATTATTGTAGTTCGGGTCTTCCAACCATAAATTTAAACTCTGACTTTGACAAATAAACGCACCACGATCTGCTGACATATCAATCAAGTGTTTCATCGGCATTTCCCAAACAATTTTGTATTTGTTTCGGATATGTTCAGGCACCATAGTGAGTTGCTGTACTGATCCTTGATTCGCAATAATATTGTTCTTGATTTTCTCATTCCATAATCCCAGCTTAATTAGATCGCGCATCAAATATTTATTGGCGACAACAAATTCCCCTGCTAAAGTGCGGCGGCTATATAGGTTGCTAGTAAGCGGTTCAAAGCACTCATTGAATCCAAGGATTTGTGACGTAGATGCAGTGGGCATTGGAGCAACTAGGAGTGAATTGCGGAGACCACCTGACTTAATACTGGTTTTCAATGAATCCCAGTCATAACGGTCAGAAGGTTTCGCTCCCCATAAATCAAACTGCAATATGCCTTCATATGCAGGGGATCCCTCAAAAGATGAATATGCACCAAGAAGCTCAACATCTTTTTTCAATCGTACATAGTCATATTCATTGACATTTTCCAGCAAGCTTGCTCTAGGACCTTGTAACAAGGGTTTCAAAAATCTGGTGCGATCTATGGCAATTTCATTGGACTTGCTTAAGGCTGCGTGGTAAATGGTTTCAAAGATGAGTTTATTAATTTCTTTTGCTTCATCGCTGTGAAATGGGATATCCATCAAAATAAACGTGTCTGCCAACCCTTGCACACCAATACCAATAGGACGATGTCTCAAATTACTGGTTTTCGTCTTGGGAGTAGGATAAAAATTCACGTCAATTACCTTGTTCAGATTATTTGTGACAACTTTTGCAACTTCGTGCAACTTATCATAATCAAATGTCTTGGTCTCTTCATTGACGAAAGTCGGAAGGGCTATGGACGCCAGGTTACAAACGGCAGTTTCTTTATCATCTGAGTACTCTAGAATTTCACAGCATAAATTTGAACTCATAATCGTACCGAGATTTTTCTGGTTACTCTTGTTATTGGCGGCATCCTTATATAATAAATAAGGAGTCCCGGTCTCCATTTGGGCATCCAAAATGCGGAACCATAAATCACGTGCGTTTACAGTCTTACGCGCCTTTCCTTCAGATTCGTATTTTGTATAGAGATCAACAAAATCTTGTCCGTAGATTTTATGTAGTCCAGGGCATTCGTCTGGACAAAACAGAGACCATTTTGCGTTTACCTTGACGCGCTCCATAAAAAGATCGCATATCCAAAGAGCGTAAAAAAGATCGCGGGCTCTCATCTCTTCATCGCCGTGGTTTTTACGCATTTCTAAAAAGTCTTCAATATCTGGATGCCAAGGCTCCAAATAAATGGCAAATGAACCATTGCGTTTGCCACCTTGGTTAATAAATCGTGCAGTATTATTAAAGACACGCAACATAGGAACAATGCCAGTAGATAGACCATTGGTTCCGCGAATCAAAGAATTATTTGCGCGAATATTGTGAATATGCATACCGACACCGCCTGACCACTTGGAAATATGAGCACAATCCGTCAGTGTGCTGAAAATGCCTTCCAAACTATCGGACTCCATTGCAATCAAGTAGCAAGAACTGAGCTGAGCTTTGGGAGTGCCGGCATTGAAAAGCGTCGGGGTTGCGTGTGTGAAATATTTGAGTGACATCAAGTCATATGTTTCCTTGGCTGCATCCAAGTCTGAACCGTGAATTCCTAGTGCCACTCTAAGCCACATATGTTGAGGTCTCTCAACAGGTTTTCCATTGATCTTGAAAAGATAGGAACGCTCTAAGGTCTTGAATCCGAAATAATCAATCAAATAGTCACGGTTATCTGATACCCAAGAATCTATAGTTGCAGAATTGTTAATAACAACTTCCCATAGTTTTTCAGATATAATGGGACAATGTTTTCCATTTAAATCAGTATATTGATAAAGTTGATCCATTACTTGAGAAAATGATCCAGACGTATTTTTCTGATGATTGCTCACTATTACTCTGCCAGCAAGGACACCATAATCAGGATGATTGGTTGACAATGCTGCACATTGTTCAGCAGTGAGTTCATCAATACGTGTGGTTGGTATCTTATCATAAAGCTGATCAATTACCTTCATAACAAGCGACGAGTAATTGACTTTGATATTAGCTTCTTCACAAAGTTTTTTTACTCGTGCAAGGATCTTATCAAATGCGATTTCTTCAAGATTTCCGTCTCTTTTGGTAACACGCATATCAATATTTTGACTGTCTTTACTATCTTCTGAAGCGCTCATATTTATTGTATAATGTGTCATTAAAATTCTAAATTTGTTTTGGCTATTATTATATTAATATTTTCCTATATCAATATAATAACAGACAAAACATTGTAAATAAAATTGATTAAAGAACTGCTTAAATATAAAGTGACATATTTATCAGTAAGCTAATATTAATGAGCATTCAACTATCATCTGAACAAGAACTCGTATATAACAAATACATTCAAGGGAAGAATGTATTTATTACTGGACCTGGTGGGTCGGGTAAATCAGAGTTAATCAAACGTATCTTTCAATATTCAAATCTGCATAAAAAAAAGATAAGGGTATGTGCACTCACAGGTCGTGCAGCGCTTCTTTTAAATTGCGAAGCCAGGACGCTTCATTCTTGGGCAGGTATTGGTCTTGGTAAAGGACCAGTAGATCAAATTATTAAAAAGGTAAGTGCAAACAGAAATAGCTCTAAGAATTGGAAAACTACATCGGTTCTTGTAGTAGATGAAGTGAGTATGTTGTCTTATAAATTGTTTGAACTCTTGGATAAAATTGGAAAAGTTATAAGAAATGCACCACATTTACCGTTTGGTGGAATTCAGCTTATATTCAGTGGGGACTTCTTTCAACTCCCTCCAGTTGGAAACAGAGATGATCCAGAAAGCGGGCAGTTTTGTTTTGAACATCCATTATGGGATAGTACCTTTGATGTTAACTGTCAGATCCAGTTGAAGAAAATCTTCAGACAAAAAGACGATGAATACGCAGCAATCTTGAACCAAATTCGCGAAGGCAAAATAACGCGCAAATCTTGCAACAGATTAACAGACTTGGTTGGTCGCACAGTAGACCCTGAGTTAGTTATAAAACCGACGAAACTGCTGCCTACAAGGGCTCAAGCAGATGCGATCAACACATTTGAAATGAGTCTTGTTGATGGAGATGAATTAATGCATTATGAGTTGAAATATTGTAAGGCACTGCCTATGTCTGAAGAAGATAAGGCATTGCGACAACATTATTCGGAAACTGATATAGACTATGAGCTGAAATATATGCACGATAATATGGTTTGTGATGATATTATAAATATGAAAGTGGGTGCAGTGGTTATGTGTTTAATAAATATTGCTGGGACAGATGATGCACCTATGTTGTGTAATGGAAGTCAGGGTGTTGTTGTAAGAATAAGTGCAACCGGATTTCCTGTTGTGAAATTTGGAAATGGGTATGAGAGAGAAATGGCTCCACATACTTGGTTAAGTGAAAAAATACCTGGAATTGGATTGATGCAAGTGCCTTTGATTTTGGCGTGGGCAATAACAATACATAAATCCCAGGGAGCTACATTAGACGCTGCTGAAATAGATGCAGGAAAAGGCATATTTGAGTGTGGACAAACATATGTAGCGCTTTCACGTGTGAAATCTCTGGAAGGATTATATTTAACATCGTTTGACCCTTCTCGTATATTAGTGAATAAAAAGGTGAAAGAATTTTATAGGAAGCTTTCTGAAGTTCAACAAAGTCAATTGCCAGAATCAGTACCAGTACCAGAATCAGTACCAAAACCAGTACAAGTACTGACAGAACCTAAACCTCTAAGTTCAAATGTATTTGAAAAATTTGCATATGTTGCACCCGAAACAGTTGTTAGTCTTGAACCAAATGAAAATTCAGATAACATTGCACAATAAATAAAAAATATAATATATATATATGAAGTTTATCAACAAGTCAGTAATTTTTTTATCCATTGTATTAACATTAGTGGTTGTTTCCTCATTCTTTGTGAAAGAGGGTTATTCCAATAATAATTTAGAACTAATTCCGGGTATTTATCCTGAAACTACTGATCTTCCTCTTTTAACAGATAGTTTTCCTTATACTGGATCAAAAACCGTCAGTAACAACACAGTCTCTGATATTTGGTGGCATTATCCGACATTTAGAGTCGGATCTTTTACCCAAATAACAAATAATCTTAAGTATCCTAATAATCCAGACGTCGGTCAATGTCGTCGTGCCGAGTTTTGCGGCGCTCTTTACAAGGAGAAACAAGTTGCATCAAATATTTTCAAACCTCTTCCTCCTGCTCCCGAAGTCACTGCTGACTCTGTTCGTGTGGGTTATTTTGCAACAAATAAAAATCTATTTTTAGGGACACAACTTGGTCCTGAACTTCCCGTATTTTAGGTATTCATATTTGATTTCGTTTCATCAAAAGATTCTGTTCTTATTTTGATGACATTTATTATGCTCTTTCCATCTTTAATATTCAAGAGGCAACCTCCACCAGTATTTGCGCCAAACTCATTAGTTGATTCTTTTTTTGTCCGTTTATTTGGAGCGCGATGTGAATGGCCGTTTTTTCGTTCTTCCTCTATTATGGACCATATATTTTGCAGTTGCCCAATATTATCTTGAAACCATTTTTTGTTTCTAAATACAAGGACACAACTCATCTCTTCCAGTTTCCAGTAAATGAATTTCACCAAAATATAATTATGCTCTTCTGATTGGTACAACTCAAGCGTCTCTTCTTCCCATTGTTCAATTTTGTCTTTGGTTATTAAATCTAGCGGTTTGTATGCATAGAAAGGCTTTCCATCTGACGCCTGAAATTGTATAATAATACCCTTTTTAGAACCATCTTTACAAATTGTAAGATCGTCATTATCACTATCTGAATCTATGTCCTCATTATAAGATTGCATATCTGGATACTCCACGAATTTGGTTTCTAAGAAGTCGCACTCATCCAAATCACACGTCTCCATCTGCAGTTGCATTTGAATCCAATATTCTTTCTTCGGATTTCCATTTATCTCGCGATTCACAATATTCTTGATCTCAAGCATTCGGCCATAACGGGGACTGGATTTCTCAATATTGATGCCGTCGGGTGATGCGCCTAAAAAAAGGTACTTACCGTGTTGTATGCAGCCAAAATCTCCCACGTTGGTTTTAAATTCGGCTTCATATATCATCACAGAAAGCGGTTCGTATTTTTGTCCCCAATGGAGTGTCGTGCTAGTATTTACTATGGAAAATGCCAACTCGGACTCAGGTTGTGGTATAAAAAGAGGCTGACATTTTTCGTATATCAACTGGTTTTGTACAGTCTGGTTTTCAAATGCTTTGTATGCATTACTTGCTGTAATCAGGTTGTGTCTGAATTGATACCATTCTGGTGTACGTTGTTCAGGTTGTTCTAGATTACTCAATGCTTTGATTTGTTTTTCTAGATGTTTGATTTGCTTATATGATCTGGGAGTTTCGTAAGTACCATTTTGAGCCCTTCTAGGCATAAATTGTTGATAAAACATATCAAGAGCAATGTAAATAATCTCGTCAATATCTTCTTGTGCTTCGTCGTTGAAAAACGGATCGCCTTCAAAATGGATTACAACCAACTCTTTAACATCGCATATTAAGTCTTCTTCAAAATCTGGATCTGAAATGGCACTTGGATTTTCGGAAATATATTCGTACATTAACTGAAGACAGGTCTCAACAAGTTCTGATTCATATTTGAGACTATTTATGTAGTTTGGATCTTCCTCAGGAACAAGACTATGCAATATGCATTCCAATGGTTTTAAATCGGAACATAACATATTATCTTATATAGATAGTTATCTTATTAAATAGTTTCTATATTTGAATACAAATATATTTTACCTTAAAAATGGACTTATTCCTTTTCTGAATCAGAAGAAGACCCAGAAGATGCTGTTTCTTTCACATTTTTTGCTGTACCTCTTACCTTTTTAGGTGGGAGACTTTTAACAGTGGAAATTCGTTTATCCAAATTTTTTAGCGTGAAATGTTTTGTCGCCTTATTGAAATGTAGTGCGGGAATATCTTTTATTTCTCCAGTAATCTTATCGTAATCAACATCTTTTATTCTTTGAAGACGTTTGCGATCTAATGAGTCTTTTAAAAAGGTAATCAATAGTTTTGATTCCTCTTCATCATAGCTTTTTTCTTTACAATAATTATCTGCAAAAGAAATGAGTTTTTTGGTTTTGATTGTTTTGTCTAGTTTTGACCAAGGCTCGCTTTGATTTTTTGTTTTGTTGTCCTCTAAGAACTTCTCCAGATTTGTCAAATCATTGGATGATTTTATTTCTTGAATCACATTTCCACTTAGTAACATTGTTTTGTATTTTATATTTTTGAGTTCAATGCATTCTTCAAATTTTTCGGGATTGGGTTCAGGTTTTGATTCATCTGATGAAATGTCATTATTTGTGGACATCTTTTTATATTATTATAATAAATTAACTTTAACTGTGAATCATAAATATATTATTTAAAAATAAAATCAATCACTATGTAATGGAGAGTACAAACGAAGAAAAAAAAAATATAATCATAACTGGAACAAGCAATAGATATCAAATGAAAAAGTTGGCAACTAAAAATGATCCTGTAATAGTTAAGAAAAGAAAGGATGTTGAAAGATGGGGACTACCAATCAAATATTTTGAAGAAGATAATCAACTAGACATAGTGTATGACTTGATTTCATACTTGAAGAGAGAAAGTACCACGAAATATATTTTGGATTTATCTGAAAAAAAATATAAGATTATTCAAAGCGTTGTTGCAACAAAAATAACTGGATATAAACATCAAGATATAATTAAAAAAAGGCTGAATGAAGAAAACCTTATCAAGTTAGAAGAAGTTTTGGATATTATGAAAGAAAGTAATATGCAATGTTATTATTGCAAACAAAAAGTGTTTTTGTTATACGATGTGGTGAGAGAAGGCAGCCAATGGACATTAGACCGTATTAATAATGATATTGGTCATAATAGTGGCAACTGTGTATTAGCGTGTTTGAAATGCAATTTGAAAAGAAAACGAACTGGGGCAGATGCATTTTTATTCACTAAGCAGTTAAACATTGTTAAGAAAGAATCTGAAAGAGAACCAGAAGGACTAGAATCTGATTCTGAAACAGATGTGTTAAAATAAAGAAAATAGAAAATACAAAGATAATATGCAATCTAATGGATTATTAGAGAGAAGAAAAATTGGGGCAAGAGAATGGAAATGGAGTCTCGGAGAACCCTATCAGAGGAGTGCACGTTTTAGAAAAAGTCAAGAACAAGTTTCAGAAGAGAAGGAAGACTTTAACAGAGAAATGGATAAATATAATACTCAAATGAAACAGAGTGCATACGAACAGTCATTTTTAACTGAAAATGATACTTGGGGTATAGGCATTGGTTCAGATATGGGTTTCTCTCAACAAACTTCTAATAAGAGAGAAGATAGTTATAATAAAATGGCTGAACGCGAAATGATGGGACAAATTGGATTCAATCCATTTATGACAAACAATTCTTATGTAAATGATGTGGCTGTTCAGGAAAACTTTTTGAGACCAAAACCGACGACTAGTGAAAGAGAGAAATTCAATGAGTTAGGATAAAGTTTTTGAAAATTAGTTTATTTTATTCAAATTATTACTTGTGTAAATATATGGAAATTTTTACAGGAGAAAAAATTCAACAACAAGCAGATGTTTATTTAGGTTTTCAAGATGATTTTAATTACAATCCTATTATAAAAAATCAAAAAAATAAACATCTGGACATTAATTCTATTATTAGAAACTACCAAAATCCATCTATTATTTTTTGTTATTCGCATAGGATATTTAATTTTTGTGAAAAAATACATTTTTTTCAAAATAATTTTGTTTTAATAACACATAATTCTGATGAAAATATTGTAAATAATGAAAAGACCAATTTTATTCTTGAATGTCCAAAATTAAAAAAATGGTATGCACAAAATATTTGTTTTAATCACCCAAAATTATTTTTTATCCCCATTGGAATTGCAAATAGTATGTGGAAACATGGAGATCTTACTTTATTTGAAAACAAAGATTTTATAATGTCTTTGGAAAAATCTAAAAATGTATATTTTCTTTTTAATATAAATACAAACCAATCAAAACGACAACCTTGTTATGACAGTTTAAAATATAAATTGAAATGGTTAGATAATATGGATCCTCATAATAATTTTGTTAGACTAAGTAAACACAAATTTTGCATTTGCCCAGAAGGAAATGGAGTAGATACGCATAGGTTATGGGAAGCATTATATTTAAAATGTGTACCAATTGTTATAGAATCCGAATTCACCGAAATTTTACAAAAAAATAATATTCCATTGGTTGTATTGAAATCTTGGAGTGATTTTGATGAAAGTAAATTAGATTATTCAAAGTACGTTTTTTCTTCTTATTATATAAATGATTTTTTCAAAATATTATAAAATAAATCCAACAAATAAGTATTTAAAAAAATACACATTAATCAATTAAAATGTCTGTGACAAGTTATGCAACAAAAAATGATCTACTATTAAACAATTTGATGGAGTTCTATAAGAATGAAGACAATATGACCAAAATGTTGAAAATTATTACTGGCGAGTCCAAGATTTCTCTCCGAATTGTGGATTGGTTTGCAACAAATTATGCGAAAAAATATTATACATTGTATTCCATTACTGACGTAAACGGATTAGAACGAAGGTTCAAGGTTTACGTGGACTATAAGTTGAAACTAAAGGCTTACAGTAAGGAGAATTTTGATCCTTTTTGCAGATGGGAACGCATTACAATTCCATACAAAGATGGTTCGTTTATTGAGACTACGCTTGGTCAACTGAATTTTTTCAAATGGTCCCTGGAAAATAAAATCATTGAATATATTGAGAGCAATTATGCTGATATTGAGAAGGATATGAACAGCCGTAATAGCACGTCAAAGAGAAAGGGTGTTCCGGCAGATGCGACCAAGACACGAAAGAAGCGTGAAGAGCTATCTGTTTCTGCTACTAAAAGCATTAAGAAAGAGAAGGTGGAAATTGTTGTGAGTTTTAATTAGAAGAAAGAGAAAATAATTAAAACCGTTAGTTAAACTATTATTTAAATAAAAAGCGCTTATTTAAATAATGGGAAATTCCATGTCTTCACAAAAAATCAATTTTGAAGATATGCAAAAGGTTTGCAAAAATCACGAATCATATATAGTGATTAGCACATTACCTGAAACAGAACAAGGATGTCTTATTGTGCATACGATCAACCCTCAACAAGAAGAAGCAATAATGAATAAATTTCTGAAAAGTGGAAACAAGAGTGTAAAAATCATTATTTATGGGCGAAATAGCAATGACGAAAGTACACAAAAAAAATACAGCCAATTGTTGAAGCTTGGGTTTGCAAATGTCTACATATACGTAGGAGGTCTTTTTGAGTGGCTTTTACTACAAGATATATATGGAGAGGATGAATTTAAGACAACTAGTAAGCAGTTAGATATATTGAAATACAAAGCTAGTAAGAGACTGGATATTGCGCTTCTTGAAAATGGATAAGTTCTTATTAGACATTTCTTTTCCAAACTTCATAAAAGAAATTAAAACAAGGCCCCCAACCTCCAGCTTCGGAATAAAATATAGAAAAATTGTTTTCTTTTAATATTGAATCAATATATTGTTTTTTATCTATTTCACAATAGTCGTTTTCCATAATAATCATTTCAACATTATTGAGAACTTCTGGCATATCCATTAAAATATAATAAAATGCACCTTCACAATCTAATATCAATGTATCAAATGCAATATTATATTTATTAATTAATTCTTCCCAAGAAATATTGTTTACATATTGAGCGCCATCTATTATTTCATCTGTTGGAATTGTATCCCATCCTCGTTGAATTAATTTTCTTTTTGATAATGCGGAATTTTCAATATGAAAATTCATATTATTTAAATTTCTGTTTTCAATCAGTAGGTTTGCAATACCTGGATCGCATTCTAATGTTACAAAATTGTTATTGTTTTTTTGTTTTAAAATATGTCCAATTATTAAAGAATTGCGACCAATGTTGCCTCCAATTTCCAGAACCTTTTCATTTCCAGTTAAATAAGTGAGTGCCATTTTTTGTTCAGGGTATTCTTCTTGAAATGATCCGTGATTTATTTTTAATTGACTATGAATTTCTGCAATTTCATTATCTATGTTTCTTAAAATAATCTCATTTGAAATAATGTTTATGTAAATAGTTTGTTTATCGTCGTATTCAATTAACTTGTTATCTTCGTTTACAATAAATATTTTTTTTAATGTTCCGATAATAGGATCTCCAAAATAATGTGATCTGCAAAAATCGTTTGAAGGAATTGTTATAGTATTATTGCGAAAAAGTTGACTATAACAAATTTCAGTTATATCAACCTTATTATAATTGACTCCATAGTAAATTTTCATTGACACTTACTTTATGACAACAATAATATTTATGTAATTAAACTAATAAATATTATTAAACCTATTGGAGTTTGACAGTTTATAAAATAAAATTGATTTGAGTTTAATACTTAAAATTAACGTTATAATAACAACACCAAAATGCAGACGCAAACAGAAAATAAGCTTATGTCAATTGGCCCCCTTATTAAAGGAAGGGTTACACAAAGGCCATCCAAACAGATTAAATCCCCTTATGTTGCTGATGTTTTACTTTGTGAAGAAAAGGAGGAGAGAGAAATATTAGCACATAGTGCATCTCTTGGATGTGGAGGTATGGCTGAAAGTGGAGCTGAGGTTTTGATGGCCTTATTGCCATTAAAAGATGGTAAGTCTAGTGATGATCAGAAATGTAGTCACCGCATTTGTTTATCTATTGTAAAAGATAGTGACCATCCTGGTGCAGAATGTGTGGTTGGAATTTATCCTAAGTTAGCGGAGAATTTGGCGGAAGCTGCTCTAAAAGGCAACTTTCTCTCTTTCCTACAAAATGTAAAGTCTTATAGGAGAGAAACAGTCATCAAAATAAAAGACAAAGTGGATTCGCGATTTGATTTTAGTGGAATAGATGAAACAGGTGTGCCTTTTATTATGGAGATCAAAAATGTGCCTATTGCGAATTATGAGGAAATCCCTCAGGTAAAGAAGGTCGCCAAAACAAAGACAATATCTAAGGTCAAGAAGACCGAAGTGATGCCTGATTACTCAGGTCGCTCCTTTTGTTCCAAGGTCGCTTATTTTCCAGAAGGTTACCGAAAAAAAAGCACTGACACTATGAGCCCAAGGGCATTAAAGCACGTTCAAGAGTTGACTCTTATCCGCAATGAATGCACTCCTGACAAGCCGATTCGGACCATATTATGCTTTGTTATACAGCGTGATGATGTAGATCGTTTTCAACCATCTAGTTTGGATCCAGAATACAGGGAAGCTGTTCAAGTCGCGAAAAATAGCGGTGTTGAAATTATTGCGATGGTAGTCAAGTGGGATAAAAATGGAGACGCCACTTTTGTGCGAGATGATTTGCCTATCAGTTTTTGAGAAATATATAATATATAATATTGTTTTATGAATTATATAACAATGCCATATGTATGTCCTTTATGTGAAATAATGCCTTCTAGTCATTCATTAATAAAACTTTTTGAGAAAAAAGAAACAATTTATTATTACACTTGTCCAGCGCAAGCTATATTATATTATGATGCAAAAAGTATTATAAATCACTATGATGGCGTTTTAAGTGAAATCCCGGAAACTAAAGAGTGGGTATGGTTATGTGACGGGTTAGATTTCAGTTTTACACACACAATGCAAGTAAATGTGGCGATTGAATTGGCAAAACTAATTTCCACAAAATTTAATAAAAATCTCAAAAAAATAATTGTAATAAATCCGTCGTTTTATATTATGTTAATCCATAAATTAATAATGCCTTTTTTAGATAATAAAATAAGAGATATTATTGAAATAAATTATGAATCAAAATGTGTTGAAGAACTAAATTTATAAGGCTGTTATAATAAAATATTCATAATCAAATTATAAAATAGTATTATAAATAAATGAGGATTTTTGAAAATATTGCAAATATATTATTTATAACCTTTTTTTCTTTCTCTCTTCAATCTATTTTGGGGGACACAGAATGTCCGAAGAAACCTGAAGTAGTTGGCGATCGTCGTCAAAATAAATCATTATTGCGTTTAGCTCAATATAACGCAGAATGGCTCTTTATTGATTACTATGCTTCATCGGATTGCCCAGGCAATGGTTGCTCTTGGAAAAATAAGAGTGAAGCACAAACACATTTGACTTATATTCAAAAGGTATTGAGTGTTTTGAATCCGGATATTATCAACTTTGCAGAGGTAGAAGGGTGTGATGAACTCGGACTCCTAATAGAAAATGACACATCTTATTTACCTTACTTAAAAAAAGGCACTGACACTGCAACAGGTCAAAACGTTGGATTTTTATCCCGAATTGACCCAGTCAAAGATATATATAGGACTGAAGAGAGAATAAGTTACCCAATACCTGGATCTAAATGTGGTTATACTGGTGCGCCAGGTACATCAGGAGTCAGTAAACATTATATTAGTGAATTTGGAGATTTATTTGGTATAGGAACCAATGTGGTTTTAATAGGAACACATTTATTGGCATTTCCAACAGATAAAATGCGTTGTGCTGAGAGAGAAGCCCAAGCGCAAGTGTTACAAAATGTTATTTATAAATATTTTTTGGAAAACTATGAAGTCATTGTATTAGGAGATTTCAATGATTTTGATGCAGAAATAATGGATGCAAATAATAATGTTCCAACCTCTCAAGCATTGGACATATTGAAAGGGATTGGTGGCACTTATAAAAACAAATATCAATTATACAGTGTGTCTGAAAATATAAATCAAACAGATAGATTTTCAGATTGGTATGATAAAAATAGTAACTGCGTTTCTACCAGAAACGAGTTTTCTCTCTTAGATCACATTTTAATAAGTGAATTGTTGAGAGAAAAAGTGGTTGGTGCATTTATTTATCACGATTATATTATGAACTGTGAAACCTATTATTCAGATCATTATCCAATTATTGTTGATTTTCAAATATAATCACAGGCTTCGCAAATATATTCAATTTCGTTTGTGTCAAGTTTTATTTTTATGGATATTTTGAATGGCTTCCCACAACCAAATATTTGTTTTGTTTCTATTAATTGGTCGCACTCTTCTTTGCTTGAATGTGGATTGATTTGTTGACCATTATGTCTTAATATGGCGTGACGAAAAATACAACAATTCAGTTTTTCTATAAGAACTGGTTTATCACAATTTGGACACATTACAATAATTTCGGATGTTAACTCTTGATCAGACATAAATAATTATATTATATTTATTTAATATATTTATTCTAAATTCTAAACTCTAAATTCTAAACTCTAAATTTGTTTATAAGTGCATATATTCGTAGAGGGCATTCTCGCATTGTACAAACCAAGAGCTCATAATATTTTTATTTTCATTAAGATCAACATTACCATCAATAATTACAATCTTTGGTCCATTATATGGATTAACCATTTCCTCGTGATAACTATGACACCTTTCTAAGTAATCCAAAGGAATAACACTCTCACCTTCACGTGCTCTCAGTTTGATCCTGCTATAACAATTCAATGGATCTGTCTTTACATAGATGATCTTTTGCACAGGATAATCTTTTGCAAAAGTGTCAAACCACTTCAAGTAAATCTGGTAATCTACCTTGTTAATTTTATTTTGGTTGTATAACATCTTGGCGAAAACCTGGCGATCCGTATTCAAACTGCGTTCTGTTATAATAATTGATTTTGGGTTCTTTTCATAAGCTTCTTTAAGGAGTACAAGACGGCTAATATATGCTGCCATTTGGAAGGAGAATGACCAAGCTCCAGAATCCTTGTAGAAGAGTTCCAAAAGACTAACACCATTTTCGTCACAAATTGTTTGCCACGTTGACACAGGTTCATCCAAGAATACAAAATTTCTGCGATTACTAAATTTTGATTGTAATTCTCTAAATAGAGTTGTTTTTCCTGCACCGATGTTACCGTCAATGCTGACAATAATAGGGTATTGCTTGTTCTCGTATTGGTTGTTTGACATTGTTCAGTTATATATTGTGCTGATTCTTTATTTGGAAAGATTCTTTTCAATTTTTTCCAAACCCTCCCTCGTTTGATTCGGGAACTATTTTCTAATTTTAAATTTTATGAATCAAAAATATAAGGAAAATTTGGCACAACCTTTCCTAAAGGTTGCAAAAAAATTGATTTAAAAAAGTAAATTAAAGAAACCAGTACAAATACTAGTATACCAAGCTCAAAAGTAATCAACAATGAATCTTAATCAAACCAAACTCACGAAATCCGAATGGAATGCGATTGAAGTGCCTGTTTCTGAAAAAGAAAAGGCAGTTCTAGAACTTATCAAAGCCGGTTACCACAATGTGAACATAAAATACAATGATTATCTATCGTTGTGTTCTTTCTTGAAGATTGAATACAGTACAGAAATGGAGGATCATTTATACAACACTTATTTTGCGAAAAAAGTTGCAATTATAAAGAAGAAATATGGGTGCGAGACGCTTACTATTGGTGCTAGTTCGGCGCCAGCAATCAAGAAGGCTGACTTGATTCGCTTACAGAAAAATGACCCAGAGAAGATGAACACAGAAAATGCATACGAATATTTGCTTCTGGCTGAGGTAGAGTCCATCTTGAAATACTTCAAAAAGGAGAAGAAGACAAAATGGATTCTACATTATTTCACACTCTTCAAGCTGGTTCGTAATAATATTTCGCAAATAAATCGCCATATTCTTGCGCTAGTAAACTGGGTTTTAGACAAATTTGAACCAGCGCTTGATATTAAAAGCGTCATAGAAAATGGCGTTGACTATATTGAGAAGAATATGACCTTGTTGAAGTACGAGGATATGCTCTTGTATAAACATCAGAAAGACGCATTCACCTTAATGAAAGGTGCTGGACCTAAGTTGGCACTTTATATTGCACCAACTGGTACAGGCAAGACGATGACGCCTATTGGACTCTCAGAACAACACAAGATCATATTTGTTTGTGCTGCTAGACACGTTGGACTTGCGCTTGCCAGGGCGGCCATTTCAGTAAACAAAAAAATCGCATTCGCATTTGGTTGTTCTAGTGCAGATGATATTCGTCTGCATTATTTTGCTGCGAAGGATTTTATTAAAAATAAGCGCAGTGGTGGAATCGGAAAAGTGGACAACAGCGTTGGAGACAAAGTGGAAATTATGATATGTGATTTGAAATCGTATTTACCTGCGATGTATTATATGTTGGCGTTCAACAATAGAGAAAGTATTATCACATATTGGGATGAACCAACCATCACGCTAGATTATGAGTCACACGAACTTCACCAAGTAATTCAGAAAAATTGGACGGAGAATTTAATCCCGAATATGATACTTTCATCTGCTACGCTACCGAAGATCCACGAGTTAGCAGACACCATTAACGATTTCAATGAGAAATTTCCTGGAGCGCAAATTCATAATATCGTGAGCAATGACTGCAAGAAGTCTATTCCATTGATAAATAAGTATGGATATGTTGTCTTGCCGCATTACTTGAGTGAAGAATATGACGAGGTTTTAAAAATTGTCAGACACTGCGAAGACAATTTGACATTGCTTCGTTACTTTGACTTGAAGGAAGTCATAGAATTTATTATGCATCTTGAAAAGACCGAATTTATTCCAACAAATTTGAAAATATCACGTAAGTTTGCAGGATTAGAAGATGTCACGATGGAACGCATCAAGATACATTATTTGGATGTCTTAAAGAAGATTATCAGAGGTACGTGGGGTGCAGTTTATGTTCATATGAAAGTTTGCAGACTCAAGCGAATCTTGCCAAATGAGAACGTAGATACTAGTGGAAAAGTTGTGCGTAAGGTAGTGAGCATTGGTCCTGGTGCAAGTGTAACGGGTAGTGCAAGTTCGGGTGGAGCAAGTATAACAGGAGGCGGAGCTCTTGCAAGAACCCAATCAGTACAAGTAGAATCTTCTGCTAGTTCAGAGAGATCTGTAGAAGAAGGAAATTGTGCAATTTACGTAACGACGAAGGATGCATACACATTAACGGATGGTCCTACAATATTCTTATCATCAAATGTAGACAAGGTCGCAAAGTTTTGTATTCAACAGGCTGCGATTCCTGCTGTTGTGATGGAAGATATTATGCAGAAAATAGATTTCAATAATGCATTGAATACAAAGATCGGAAGGTTAGAACAGGAACTTGAAGACATTATGGAAAAAGGTGGAGTGAAAGATGATGGCAAAGATAAAAGTAGTAAAGTAGATGAAAGCAAAAATAAGAAAGACGGAAAAGATGAAGGCAAAGGGAAGAAAGGCGGGAAAGATGGACCTAAAGTTGATCCTGGAATTAATAAAATTCGCAATGAACTGGATGCACTTCAGTCTATGATTAAAAATGCGGAGTTGAATGAAACTTTCGTGCCTAATAAACAGTTACACATAAAAAAATGGGCAGATGGTCTTGGTTCAGGACGCTCGTTTACAAGTGATATTGATGAACAAACTGTGTTGGATATTATGGCGATTGAAGACGTTGATAGCACCTGGAAGGTTTTGCTACTAATGGGGATCGGAGTCTTCAGTACTCATAACAGCATTGCCTATATTGAGATTATGAAAAAGTTGGCGGATCAACAGAAATTGTATTTGATTCTGGCATCAAGCGATTATATTTACGGAACGAACTACCAGTTCTGTCACGGTTATTTGAGTAAAGATCTTGTCTTGACTCAAGAAAAGATCATTCAAGCGTTTGGTCGTATTGGTCGTAACAATATTCAACAAGATTATTCTATTCGGTTACGAGATGACGAGCATATTAGAAAGTTGTTCTATCCAGAGGCAGATAAACCAGAAGTGAGAAATATGAATAAATTGTTCAGAACTTTATTGAGCGATTCTGTTTAAAAATTAGAGGTTATTCACTGTCTAATAATTGAATGAATTATTTGTGGATAGGTTAATATCATTTGTAATTACATAATGTCCTATACCAATATGTCCTAGAGTAAAATTTCCTTCAAGACTTGCCAAATAATATTCATATTTTAAAAATAATTTTTCTCCATATTTTTCTATTAAAACATCTTTATTTTCTACTATTTTTTCTCTCCAAGATTTTAATGTTTTTGCATAATGTTGACCTCCAAATCCTTCAAAATGTATTACATTTAATCCATTCTTATAAGATTTTTCTAATATCCAATCATTATTTGGAACTTGAGTTCCCGGGAAAATATGTTTATACAAAAAACAATCGGTGTTATGATCTTTGTGTTTTTCTGGATAAAAGTTGATAATTGTATGTAAAACAAATCTTCCTCCTGTTTTTAAATTTCTTTTTATAAATTTAAAATAATCATCATAATTTTCATATCTAACGTGTTCAAACATACCAATGGAATAAATATAATCAAATTTATCATTTAGATTGCGATAATCAATATTTATTACATTCAAATTTTCATTATTATATGTTTTCTTTGCATATTCAACTTGTTCATCAGATATTGTAATTCCAGTAACTTTACAATTTGTGGTGGTTGATACATAATTTGTTATACTACTCCAACCACAACCAACGTCTAATATTTTTTTATTTGGTTCTGTTATATTGAACTTTTTAATAATTGTATTTACCTTATTATATTGCGCATCATTTAAAGTATCATTTTCATTAAACCAAAACCCACAACTATAAGCTTTTAAATCATCATACAGAAATGAATCTATAAAGTTAAAATCATTGTCATAATGAGAACCAATGTCATTTTTGTCACTAGTTAAATTATTTTTATTATAACTCTTAAAAAATTTTATTTTCAATAAATAAGGACTATGTTTATTCATAAATATTGAATTTAAAGAATCCACAATATTATCAGATCTCCATTCACCTCTAACATAAGATTCCCCTAAACCAAGTTCTCCATCTAAATAAAGGGAATGAAAAAATTTGTTTTCATCATTGAGAAAAATTTTTGGATGAGGAAGATTATCATTATTATGGTAATTTAATAATTCATTTCCATTTTCACCAACAATAGTTAAATTTCCCTTATCAAAGTTCCTAAAAATAAAAAGACAAACAAATTTTGCAATAAGAGGTTCTGAAAATTTGTAAAAAACATACAAACAAATAATAACTATAAAAAAAATTAAAATGGAGTTAAATACATTTTTTGTATTCATTATGTTATATACTATTCTAGATAATTTGTGAAAACAATATAAACGAATATTATTATTATTTTAAAAAGATGACAATCACATCATATACTGCATTGCATTTAGTTGAAGTTGAGAAAGGTGGTGATAAAGATAGTGAAATGATCATCTTATTCAACGAGACAGAACAAAACTACTATATTTATGGAACACGTAGAGAATTAAAGTCTGAGAAAAATGAATGCCTAGATTATAAGTTTGTGTATGACTATAGTCGGCTACAGTCATTGATCTCTTTTATTGAGATTGTTACTAATAAACTATATGATGCAGCAGCAGATGATAATAAATATATTATTGAGATGCATCATATACGAATTTGTGACTGTGAATTGGACAGTCTTGATTATAAATATGTGCATTCTAAATTTTCAAAGCATAACGAGATTTTTGCATACGATGATCAATGTCTTACTAGAAAACAATTGAATAAATTGTTGAATATTCTGACGTCATCTTATTAATTATATAAATCACTATTTGGTGATAAAATCTAATAATCCTTGATCAAAATCTGTTTGGATGGTCCAACCCATTTGTTTTAATTTGTCGTTACTAATATGGTATCGTTTATCATTGAAAGGTCTGTCTTCAATATAAGTGATCCAATTGTTGTATTTTTCAGGTTGTTCATTTTTCAAAAGCTTAATGAGCTTATGAGCAATTTGTGTGACACTGTATTCAAGGTGGTCATCGCTGCCAATATTATAGATCTCTCCTATTATACCTTTTTCTAAAATGATTTCTAATGCAGTACATACATCATTTACGTGTAAAAATGCTCGTAAGTTGGTGCCATCTCCTTGGATAGTAACAGGTTTGTCTTCTTTGAGGAGTTTTATGAAACGGGGTATAAGTTTTTCTGGATACTGATTGGGACCATAAACGTTATTGCCGCGTGTAATGATAATTGGCATTTTGAAAGAGTAGTAATAAGATTTTGCGATAAGTTCAGCTGCGGCTTTCGTGGCAGCATAAGGGTTGGTTGGACACAATATAGAGTTCTCATTCTTTTTTTCTTCGTTTTCTTGAATCATAGATTCGCCATAAACTTCATCAGTGGAAATATGGATGAATTTTTGAATTTTTCCATAAAGACGACAAGCTTCTAAAAGAGTATGAGTGCCGAGAATATTGTCTTGAGTGTATTGGAGTGAATCGGAGAAGGAGTTTTGGACGTGAGATTGTGCAGCAAAGTGAATGACAGTATCTATATTATGATTATGTAGAATATAATTGACAAGATCAGTGGAACAAAGATTTCCTTTGATAAATTGATATCTGGATGATTCTCTGACTTCTTGATTTACATTAGACTCAGAAGCGCAATAATACATTGCATCTAAATTTATAATATTTGCACAAGGATTTGCATTGAAATAATAATTAATGAAGTTAGAGGCAATGAAGCCACACCCACCAGTAATCAGAAGATTCATTTATTTTATATTATAGAATAAAATAACATAAAATAACTCATAAAATCTATTAAATATAGGCACTCAAGTTTTTTGAATGAATATGTAAGTTAAAAATAGGTATTTTTTCACCATCAATAACAATAAAAGGTTTTTTATTTTGTTTTTCATCAAATTCAAAAAATATTTCATAGTTATTATATTTAATAACGCAAGTTTCGTTAACAAAACCTCTAGTATCACCAGGAATATTTTGTGGATCTACACCTCCTAGATATTGACCTATTGCTGCACCATCAAAAATAAAAGGAAATATATTACTATTTTCACACACAAATTTTTCTTCATCTGTCATATCATTTTTTTTTATAAAAATAGGTAAATTTTTTATTAGACCTTTATTATTTTTTATAATTGAAAAATTCTCCATATCATTTTTGTCAAAATTATAATTGTCTAATAAAGTCTTTAATACATTGCTATTTGGTATATACATTATACTAGCAACATTTCTTGTAAATGTATCAAATGGTAGATAAATATATGTCTTTTCAAAAAAATGAATAATATTATTACAATTATAATATATTGTAACATCATTCTCTAAATGTATTACGTCTTCTATTTTGTACTTTTCCATAAATGAATAAATGTAAAAAAATCTTAAAGACGAAACCATCCAAAACCCATTTCTAAAATTTTTATCCAAACCACTTTTTGATTCAAAATCATAATCTTCATCTAATGATTCATAATTTATAAGAATTATTTGTTTACTATATTCATCAAAATTATGAAAAAAACTTGAGTTTGTAATAACATATATATTTTTGTGTCCAAGTTTAATAAGTTGTTGAATATTAACTAATATGTAATCTTGAAAATTAAATAAACATACTAATACTATATTCATTATTAACTATAATATAATATATTTCAATCAAATATCACGCAAATTTATTAAAAATGATTTTTCTATTTTATTAAATTGTATTCCCCATTTTTTTGCCAAAAGACTTAATATACTTTGATCGTGTCTATTTTCTTTGAATTCTGATTCTTCTTTTCCAAAGACGCTTTTACTATCTGTAACAATTCTCTCATCTTGAACATATGTTAACCATTCACTTACAAATCTTAAAGATATAAAAGTTCTTCTAAATAAATTGAATCCTGCCCAAGCTTGCATTGAGTTCTTGCATTTATCTTTTTTGGGTCCAAGTGGTATGTTCATTATTGTAAATGCATCAAATTTGCTATATTCTTTATCATAATGAATATTGCTACTTGGTTTTGAATCAGGTATGCCAATATCATTATAATTCTTTAACCATTCTCTTTCTAATTCTCTTATATCTTTTTGAAATAAATACTGGCTATCGCAATAGCATAATATATCACCTTCCTCTATTTCTAACAACTTCTTGTATATAAAATATGACTTCCATATCCAATAACCTGCGCCTCTAGGTTGGTTCAATATATCTTGATTTTTATACTTAAAGAATTGATCAATATCTGTTAGGCTATAAATATGCGTAGTATCAAACTTGCCATATTTTATTGCACTTTCACATAGATCTTCTGCAAATTTTCTGTGACTTTCCGTTGCAAATGTAATAAAATGATACTTTACCATTATTAGATGTATAAAATATTATTTGTTTATTATTTAATAAATTATTATATATTTTGCTTTTAAAGTTGAGAAATAAAATATTTTGTTTATATTATGAGCTTTGTGCCTTTTACAAACAGTAAATTGAAGAAAATAGTGAGTGTTTATCAATTAAACTATGTTAATGATAAGTCTCAGGGGTTCGGTGATTTTTTGCGTGGTTGTTTTTGTTTGATGCAATTGAGTAAGAGGTTGGGACTAGAATTTGATGTGGATATTTCTAATCATCCAATGGCTGAATATGTGGAGAATCCTGGGTTGAATTCAGAGATAAATTATAATAATATTATTTGGTTTAAGAACCCTGCTAATTTACAAGATGAAAATAGCAAAAGGAATTTCTTGAATATGCTGATTGATCATTTGAATCAACAAGATGTAGAAGTCTATTCACTCTTTGTAAATTCTTTTCCTTATTTTGATTTTGTGAGAGAAGAAGGAATGAAATTTATGCAATCAAAGATTATGCCTAAGCAAAATATATTGGATTATGTGGATGCTACTTTGGGCAAAATTGGGTTAGTTCGTAATAAGTATGCAGTCATACATATTAGGACAGGCGATAAATTTTTAGTGGATGGGAAAAGCTTACCACAATGGTATTTAAATAAAATTATTAGAGCGATCAATATGTCAATAATACCAGGTAGAAGATATATAATTTTGAGTGATAGCAACGAGTTGAAGATCATTTTGAAAAAAACTTATCCGCAGTTTTATGTGTATTTTACTGCATTGGAACATCTTGGAGGAGAAAGTTTCAAAGGGAACCAAAATGGTGTAAAAAATGCGATGTTGGATTTTTATGTGATGTCGTTTAGTAATTCAATATTGTCCATATCAACATTTGGATGGACAAGTGGATTCAGTGATTGGTGTAGAAAAATATATGGCATTTCGTTTCGTTATATTAAAATTTAAATTATAAATATAATATATAATTATATGTTATCAATCAATAATCCAAAATTAAAAAAAATTGTAAATGTGTATCAACTAAATTATTTTAAATGTAAGTCTCCTGGATTAGGTGATTATTTAAGAGGATGTTTTTTTTTAATGCAACTTTGCCAAAAATTAGGCTTAGAATTTGATATTGATATCTCAAATCATCCTATGTCTGAATATATTATTAATAATGGTAAATCTCCTAATATAAATTATGATAATATTGACTGGATTCAAGGATTACATAGACCACCACAATTATTTGAAAATCCAAAACCATATTTAGATATTCATTTTATAAATAATATAATAAATACAGCAAATAGAGTAAATAATTCAGAATTTGGAACATTTGTAACTGCGCATCCCATCTTTAATAATTTTACTATTGAAGGTAGAAATTTTATTAAATCACGTTTGCAACCAAACCAAATAATGTGTGACTATATCGATATTACGTTGAAAGAATTAAATCTAGAAAAAAATAAGTATGGTATAATACATGTTAGAACTGGAGATAAATATTTGATTGAAAAAAAAAATATGACTATCAATGATATGGATTATATAAAAAAAATAATATTAAAAAAAATTATAGAAGGTAGAAATTATTTGTTAATAAGTGACAATTTACAACTAAAACAATATCTTAAATGCATACCAAATTTAAAGATTTTTATTAGAAAAATAGAACACTTAGGAGGAGATGGAATCAAAGGAATCCCAAATGGAACAATGAATACAATAATGGAGTTTTTTTTAATGTATTATTGCAATGCAATATTGACAATGTCAGTTTATGGTCACATTAGTGGATTTAGTAAGTGGTGTAGTATTATAAATAATATTCCATTAACATGTATAAAATTAGAGGTCTCTTAAATTTAATAAAAATGTTTTTTCTATTTTTCTAAATGGAATTCCCCATTTTTTTGATAATATACTTAAAATAGTTTGATCGTGTCTATTATCTTTAAAAAAAAAATCTTCTGGTCCAAATCTACTTTCAATATCAGTTATTATTCTTTCATCTTGTGCATAAGTTAACCACTCACTTATAAATCTTATAGAATTAAAACATTTTCTATATACAGTAAATCCTGCCCATGCTTGTATTGAATTTATAAAATTATCTCTTATTTGTCCTTGTGGAACGTTCATTATAGTAAAAGCATCAAATTTAGAATAACTTTTCTCAAGTTCTAAACCACTGGATGGCTTTGTATTAGGAATTCCAATGTTAATATCTTTCAACCATATATCTGTTATTTCTCTTATATTTTTTTGAAAAATATATTGGCTATCACAATAACATAATATATCACCATCTTCAATTTCTAAAATTTTCTTATATATAATATAGGGTTTCCATAACCAATAACCAGCACCTCTTTTTTGAGTCAATATATTTTGATTTTTTATTTTAAATACACTATCTAAGTCATCAAAATTGTAAATTTGAACAGTATCAAAACCACCATTTTTTATTGCACTATTGCATAGATCTTCCGCATATTTTTTGTAACTTTTTGTTGCAAAAGTAATAAAATGATATTTAACCATTATATATAATTATTGTATATAATTTTCATATTTAAATAATAAAAATTATACAAATATTATTTAAACTGTCAATAATTTTGTATGTAAAAACGGATAAAAAATTGCATGCCAACTTCTTTCAATATAATGTCCGACTTCTGGATTTGATGAAACTTCTAATATTTTTAATAAATGATTATATCTTTCAACATTATATTTTTTTATATCTTTTCTATCAATTGAAAAAATACCATGATACTGGTAAAAATTTATCATTTTATTACCAAAATTATATAAAAACCATTTTCCAAATGGTCTAATAAAAGCGTGGGTTAATTTTTTTTCTGGATTTTTAGAACTATTAGAATTATCGCTTGCACACCATTCATCTAATTTAAAATTAAAAAATTCTTGTAGGACTCCTTTTTCTACATATTTGCTCATAAATATCGCATTATTGTATTCATTTTCTTTAATTTTATTTAATAAATTTATAGACTTTTCTTTTTTTTCAGAAATATTTACTGATCCTGGAAGAAAAACAGTTATATTATTTAAACTATCAAAGTTGTTAACAATATGATATAAATATGTATGGTCATTTCTACCAACATTTTTTAAAGAAATAACTTTTTCTACATATTTTTTTTCAAAATAATCATTATCGCCTTTATTGTAAACAATATATTTAAATTCATTAAAAGGTGATTCTAATGTCCATTTTAAATCTTCATTGTATCTAGAAATTACAATATCAATATTTGATTTATTCATTATAAGATTTATTAATATTATATTAATATATAATTATACAAAATTATATATTATTTTTATTCACAAATCAGTTTGTTACTTCTTATTTTGAAGTAGTTTGCCAAAATATTCTAACTCATTTCTGGTGCCGTCAATAACTGTCTTTGGGTATAATGACATGTCGTTTACAATTGTTTGAAAAATAGATGGTTTTATTTTTAAATCAAGATTTTTTACATATTCATTAAATGCTAATGAATCTTTTACTAAACAAGGTCCAGATGGTCCTCGCATATTTTCATCACATTTCATATATTTTGAATCTAATTCATTTCTAGTTAATAAAGAAGATAAAACGCTATTGTATTCAACATCATTATGTTTACATATTTCATAAAACCCATTTGCAAAAAGAATTCTATATGTATTATAAACGTTTTGCATATATTTTGTAAGTTCTGCTTCAACTGGCTTTACCATCTTAAATTTTTTACATATTTTTGAATGTAATTGTGAAATAATATCAAATGCTGTATGGTTAGTTGTTCCTACTATACAAATAGGATTCTCAAGCATAAAATCATCATATGCACATCTTTCCTTTAAAAATTCAGGACAATAACATATTTTATCATTTTTATATTTTTCTATCATTTGTTGTGTTGTACCAGGTATAATTGTACTTTTAATACAAATAATTCCATTATAATTGTAAAAACTTAAATTGTCTAAAACGCTTATTAATATAGTTAAATCACATTCGTTATTAGCATTTGGTAATGTTGGAACAGCAATAATAACAACATCGCAATCTAAAACATCAGTTATTTTGCTTTCTCTTAATTTTGGATCAAAGAAAGACATTTCATAACCAAGATTTTTAAATCCTTGAAAAATAGCTTCTCCAACCATTCCTCTTCCAATTGATCCAACCTTCATATAATATTTATTTTATTAAATATTATATTATTTACTTTAAATCCCACCAATTTCTATCTGAGTTTTAATCCATGGAATAATTTCGTCTAATGCATCTTCTAATGATGTTTTACAATCAATTCCGAGGATTTCTTTACTTTTTGTGACATCAGGCACTCTCTTTTGAACATCATATGTAAATGGTTTATCACATTCATATTTGAATTCTTTATCAGGATTTATTTTACTCCAAATTATTTTAGCTAATTCTAATACATTGTGTCCAGTTGCAGTTGAAATATTGAAATCTTCATTTAATGCCTTTGGATTAATAATGCATTCATAAAATCCATCTGCTAAGTCGCCTGCATATGTATAATGTCTTATTTGTTCTCCTTCTCCTAATATTCTTAAAGGATACTGTCCCTTTAATATTTTTTGAACTAAATCAGGTACAACATGACTCATTGCTAATTTAACATTTCCAGAATAACATTCAGTCTCAAGTTTTGCTCTTTTTTCACCAATTCCAACCGCATTAAATGGACGAATAATTGTATAAGGTAATTTATGCTGTTCCCAAGCTCCTTGAGCCCAATATTCAACTGCTAATTTTTGAAAACCGTAAGTACTTAAAGGAGGTTTAACATTACGAACATCACTTTCTTTACTAGGCCAAGTATCACAAGACTCAAATACCATACTTGATGAAACTACAACGATTTTTTCAAAATGGTCTGAATTATCTTTTGCAAAAATACAAGAATCAAATGCTGCTGCTGTTATTAATTCATTTTCTCTCATTAAAAAATAAGCTAATTCATGAAACATAGATATTCCTCCTATAATTGCAGCACCACAAACAAAAATATTTATTTTATTATCAATTATAATTTTTTTTAGTCCTTCTGTATCTTTTGCATCCATCTCTATAAAATGAAAATTTGGATGTGTGTCATATGTTTTACTCATTTTTCCATATTTCCAAAAATTATCAATTCCCCAAACGTTATGACCTTCTTCTAAAAGTTTATTAATTGCATAACCAGCAATAAAACCGTGGCTTCCTGTCCACAAAATATTTTTTGACATTATAGTTATATATAATAACATAAATAATAGATATTAACTAATTTAAAATATATTTTTTTAAATTTGCAATTTCATTTTTTTTTATAAAAAATCTATTACATCCACTAAATTGACAAAAGTCCCACGCATTTTCTGAATGAATCCATTTATTTATATCACTTTCTATAGTAGGATGGCTCATTAACTGCATATCATCAAAATAAATAATTAAATTACTATTACTACAATAAGACCCTAATTGTGCGCCTCCACTCCAAACAGATATTATTGCTAAACAATTATTATGGTGAATAAAAGATGCATATTCTTTTAAATTTGAAGTAAAATACACTTTATTATCATCTATATTATATTTTTTTTTAGAAAAAATAACGATATTATATTTTTCTTTGTAATTTAATATTTCATTTAATGTTTCTTCGCTTTGATCCCAAGTGCCATCATTTTTTATACGATGATGATAAACAATATATTTTTGTTCATTAAACCTTGGCAGTTCATTTAAATAATTTATATTAATAACTAATTTATTAAATTCTAATGATTGTTTTGAATTATAATAATTCATTTTTTGATAGTTAAATATGTTATCACTTGTAATAAATAGATTTTTATTTAACATATCATAATAACTCATAGTTTTCCACCAGTAAAGTGGGTATGCAAATAAAAAATTAATTGTTTCAATAACTATAAATTTTTTATTAAATTTACTTTCACAAAACTCTAATATATCTTCCTTTTTATAATCTTCACAAAAAAATATATTTTTGAATATATTTTCATATAAAAAAGATCTATCTTTATAACAAAGAATTATTACATTATCTGCAATAATATAATTTTTAGATAATAAGTCTATAATAAAATTTCTTGAAAGATGTATTTCATCACCAAGATCATTTATTCCAAGTGTATTATTTCCAATATAAAATATAAATTTGTCATAATACTATATAAACATATTATTTTATTTTTCTTAAAAATATTTGATAGTTATATTCATTTTTATAATTATTTTTTAATTCTTCATTATTATACAATTTTTCAATATCAATTATACCACAAGGCGGTTCAAACCCTTCAATGAATTCAAGTTTATCTCTATACTCATCTACAAATTTATTGATTCCTTTGCAAGGATTTGAATTTCCTCCAATAATTATTTCTTTATTTGGATGGTCGTGTCCATGCCATAAATAGTCATCAAAAATAAGTATGCCTCCTTTTTTTAATAAAGGATAACTTAAAATTGCATCATTATATGCAGCGAATGCAGTGTGATCTCCATCTATGTAAATTATATCATAACTTTCTTCTTTTAAAGTTTTTAATACAACACCAGAAAACCCTTTATGGATTTTTGTTTTATTATTGTAATCTTTAAGATTGTTGCAAAAAACTTCAAATGAATCTGAATGCGTTTCACTTCTTTCAAAAGGATCAACAACTGTTGCTTGTGAATTCTGATGTATTAATATATTTTGTTGCATCCATAAAGTACAATTACCCTCAAAGCATCCTATTTCTAAAAAATTAATTGGTACATTTATATCCAGAATTGATTTTAAAAATTCAAAATTTTTTTACCTAAACTTTCAAACCAGTTTTGTGAAAACATTATAATATAGTCTATTATATTATTTAAATAAAATAAATATTTAAAGTATAATAACTAGTTATAGTTACATGATATTAGTACCAATATCTTTTGGAGAATTGATTGACAAAATAACTATTTTAAAAATTAAATTAAATAAAATTGTTGGCGAATCTAAAATAATAAATGTAAAAAAAGAATACAATTTGCTTTTTGATATTTTAAAAAAAAATGGAATAGAAGAAGATGATGATTTATTTAAACAATTATATGAATTAAATTTGGAATTTTGGGAATATCATGATTGGCAAAGAGAAAAATGGATTGAATTAGAAAAAAATCCAAATTATCAAAAAATAATAGACATTGAGTTATATAATAGAAACAAAGAAGAACATAAACTAAATGATAAAAGAGCAGAAATAAAAAAAAATATAAATTTAAGATATAATTCAGAAATAATAGAAGAAAAACAATTTATTAGTTATCAAATATAAATTAAATATGTTTATCAATATTTTCTAATAAATGATCCAAGTTATAAAACATCTTAATTTCTGCATTAATTGGATTTTTAAAATCCCAATCATCAAAATAACTACCCGATTTAGCACTTTCTAATAATTTATCTAATCTATCAACATAATCTGACGACTGTGAATATTCATTAAAGTATATAAATATTTTTGAGTCACAACAATACTGAGATAATTGACCTCCACCAGACCATTCAGTTATGAATAACTTACATTTATTTTTTGAATTGTAACCGTTCAAATAACTTGCATACAATTGTAAATTATCAATAAACAAAAGATTTGTATCATTATCCGAAAACTCTTTTTTTATACGATCAATATTATTATTAAATATAATAATGTTTATTTTTCCATAAATTTCATTAACTTTTTTCACAATATTTTTTAAGTTATTAACATTGTCATTATATCTATGATGTAATACAACATAATCACCTTTATATTCTTTATCATAATTAGTTTCACAATATTCTATTTGTAACATTTTGTTTTTGAAACTATCAGAATAATAGTTTTCAGAAAATTTGAAATTAGGAAATGTATCATTTGCACCACAAGCAAGGTGTGAATAATTTTTTAATGAAATAATATTATATTCTTTAATTTTATCTGAAGATTTTAAATTCCGAAACTCAATCAAATTTAATAAATTTTTAAATGTCTTTTTATATAAAAATTTTCTATCTTCTAATGTAACAATTGTTGCATTTTCAGTTATATAATGTTTTAATAACATATCAATTAAAATACATCTACTAATATGAAGTTCGTGTCCAAAACAAGGCATTTGTCCAAATAATTCTGTCATAATAACTATATATTTCATAAAATATATAAACAATATAATTTTATACATTTTTCTTAAATTCAAATTATTATTCTTTTTATTTTTTAGAATGGCAATAATATATTACATATTTTTATTAATTACAAACGGATAAAAATTTAAATCTATTTGAGGTTTATCTATTATGTTTGGAAAATCTAATTCTGGATCTGGAAGTGGAGAAGTATTATATAACACATTATCACCAATAACATTTTTGCGAATATAAGTAACCTCAATTATATTTGGAATCAAATTACTTGTTCCACAACAATTATTACCGTGTACATGAACTACATAATGAGTTTCATACAATTTTTTTAAACAATTTAGTTTTAAATTATGATTTATTCCCATACCATTATCATTTATACAATGAAATTCAATTGCAATTTGTTTAAATTTATTTAAATCTTCAAGATTTAAACTATTTAACCATTCAAATTCACCTCCTTCAATATCCATCTTTAAAAATATATTATTGTAATTATTTATATATCTTCTTAGATTTACTGTATTTTTTGAATGATATGATGCAATATTCATTTTGAATGCATTCATTTTTTCTGGAAAATTGAAAGGTAATTTATCAATTGTCCCATCAAAAGCATATGAATCTTTAATATTAAAATACTTTATTATATCACTACTAAATGATTCATCCCAACCAATACCTCCAGAAATATAACAATCATAATCTGGTATATTAGCAATTACATAACCGCCATCTCCTTTATTTCCTAAACGAATTTTGTGAGAATATTTTATTACTTTCAAAAAATCTGTCATATATTTACATTTTATAAAAATTTTATTTGGCACGGAGACATATTTGTTTTTCCTGAATGGAAAGAAATTGATACATCTGATTCTTTTCCTCCATTGCCTTATGAAAAAGCATTAATTTTAATGAAAAAATATTGTATAAAAGATTTTACAAAGTAGGCTTAATCATTTTTCTCTTCATTTGCACCAATATATCTCTGACAGATTCTTTGATTGGTTTCACATTTGGTTCTAGGCTTTCCAAAATCTTTGTGTCCAAGAAGTTGTTGGATCTTTTTGATGCCAATATTTGGTTCTGTTCTTCTACACTGAAATTGGTCCAACTAAAGTTGGGATCAACAATCTCCTTATACATTTCTAAAATCTCATTATGAGAGATGAGTCCTGGGTTTGTCAAGTTCACTGGACCGCAAATATGTTTTTCTGCAAGTTGCACCATAACAGGTATCATATTATTCAGTACTGTCATTGAATTTGGTATTGAACATACCTTTTGATAAGTGGTGATTTTGGTAATGAAGTTTCTCTCATTGACCTCATCTGTTATCGGCATTCTAATACGCAAATTGAGAACAGTGTCTTCAAAGATTTGATTATTCATCAATTGATCAGTGAAACCTTTTACAACTGAATATCCTGAACCAAAAAAATTGGGTTTACTTTGCTCTGTGAATCCGTTGATTTCTTGACCAAATGGATGCTCCTCGTCATATTCAAAAATGCATCCTGTTCCCAAATAAGTAAAATGAAGTCCGCGTTCTTTGCATAAGAGTGCAAGGTTCAAAGGAGAATACAAATTATCATTGACATTGTCCAATAGTTTTCCTGGCTTCTCCAAGTAATCTATGGTAGTGATTTTTTGCCCTTCATAAGTGCCGTGTGTGCGACCAATGAAGCTCATAATATGTGTGATTTGTGGATTGAAACTGAAATGCTGTTCTATAATGGATTCAGTATCATTAGCTCTTGCTACTGCTTTTATAAAAGGAATCCCTTGTGAAGAGAGATAATTGCATACTTGATTACCGATCCAACCATTTGCACCAAAAATGAGAAAAGTATTTGATGTTGACATATGAAGTATAATCTAATTTTGTATTTAAATTAAATTGTATGTGAAATATTATACACCTTTGGAAAAGGATGTGCATAGTATATACTCCCTTTAATCTCTTTGATTTGCCAGTTGGCAAATCAAACTATATACATTATTGTATGAGTTTTAATATTATTATTTTGATTCATTTTTATCCAGATAAATATCTTTTTCTAAATCCTCAACTACTTTATTAGCTTGTGCAAGTTTTTCTTGAATTGAAACCTTATTTGACTTGGTTCCTACCCATATTTTATCTAATTTTGGATGTTTTTCTACTTTAAAGAATTCCCTTTGTCTAGTATGTTCTTTATTTAACCATTCGTGGTAATAAACAACGTATTTTTTCATCATATTATGTGAAATTCCTTCAGGTAATTCTTTTGCATTATGTTTTCTTTCTCTCTTTGTTCCTGGTAAGATGCCTTTACAATTGCTGTGTTGTTCTTCAAATGTAGCAATTCTTAAATTATTATAACAATTATTTAGTTGGTTTCTATCAATGTGATCAACGCTTACATTTTTTGTTCCTTTCCCATTGCCATAGCAATTCATAATAACTTGATGCATTGTTAGTTTATTATTTCCAGTTACATATCCATTTGCAGATATAAACCAAGTAATTTTAATGTCATTTTCTTCTTCGTAATCTAGTATTTTTTGATAACTTATAGGACACAATTTACATATTGTATTTTTCTCACAATACATTAATAAATACTCTGAATCATTTTCTTTTACTCTCCAAAATGGATTTTTAAAATGATATGAGTGTATTCCTTTTGATTTAAAATGACCATTATTGTATTGAATCACATTATATGATTTTTCAATATTTACTTTAATAGTTTCAAAGTCCATATTGTAGTTCCAATTCATATTATAATGAATAATATGAATATTTATATCAATTTTATTACAAGTAAAAATGTATAATAAGTAACCGTGCGCTTAATTGGAATAAGCACTCTTATTCCCAAAAGTTTCCAATTGGGGAGGACTGTATCTTAAGCCAGCTCAGGTTGATTAGACCTTCTTTGCTGACCCATATCCGTTCAGTCTCTGACGCCCTACCATATCCTATCATAGCGGATTTAGGTAGTAAGCATGCGGATTGCCCAATCTTTTTCATTATTACCGTACCCAAGTTCATTACTCTTGGCCAGATAGTACTTTCGTAACTATCCTTGGTAGAAAAAGCTCTAAGGGGTTTCCCGAACAACAAGATATGTTGCAAAATTGATTGTAGTAAATAACAAACTAAAGATAGTCAGTAACAAACAATTTCACTAGCAGTTAGCCTGGGACAAAATTTGCGACGGCTTAAATGGTTTTCTATAGTAAGAGGTCGCTTTACTATAGCATACTGCTTTTTGGCCCTGATTAGACGAATTATAATTCGCAGGTTAAGGCCGCCCATACCGGACATAATGCGGAGCACGTTGTAGTTGGTAGCATAAACGCGGACCTTGGCAGTCTTGGTTCCCTCAACGGTAGCGTTGGAGAGGACAAGTTGAAGGGTGGCGTTATCAATTCTGGAGAAGTTGCAAGTTCCTGAGGGTTGATGTTCCTCAGGCCTCAAGGCAAAGCTGTACACGTTAATACCTTCATCAGGGTTACGTGTGTGGGCTTGGTAAGGTTGGACCCAAGAGAAGTAAGAACCTTCACGCTCAGAGAAGCGGTCTTGGCCGTTAAGCTGGAGCTTAGCGACGACAACAGGGTTCTGACCCCAACAGTGCATATCCAAAGAGGTCTCAGTGAGGACAAAGGTACCAGCATCAGAGACAGTGGATCCGTTAGGAACACCGTTGTTTTGCACGCTTGAGATGCCAAGAAGGGCAGCAGCAGAAGCGGCGGCAGCAGAGTTGATAGGGACGTTGTGTCCGCTGAAGTTAGGCTCATTGTAAGGGTTACTAGCACCGTGCCAGTATCCAGTGAAGCCAGCAGGGATGTTGGCATCAAGGGCACCAGCATCCTCAAAGAGGCCACGGGCATCAATGAAGGCATTGGCACCAGCAGTCTCTGCAGGTCCACCGAAGGCGTGGATAGCGTTAGGAAGGGCATCAATGGCATCAGTGTAGTTGAAAGGCTGGGCACCAAGAACTTTGAAGAGGGTGGTGTCGCAAAGAAGAGAAGAACAGTAATCAACGTTCTGGTCAGGTTGGACAACCCAGATAAGCTCCTTCACAGGGTGGTTGAAGTTGAGCTTGATCTTGTTACTGGAAGAACCGACGGACTCGTCACCAGTGAACTGAAGCTGGCTGATGAGGTACTCGTGAGGGTTCTGAGCGAATCTGCGGCGCTCGTCAGTATCAAGGAAGATGTAGTCAACGTAGAGGGAAGCAGCAACAAGAGACTGGTTGTAGGCAATCACGGCGGTGACAGGGGTAGCAACGCTGAGCTGCTTGGTAGCATCGTAAGGGTTGACGTTGCAGTTAAGAGATGTAACGGCCCAGAGGCACTCATCAATAGGGCGGATGTCAAGGTTGATCTTGACCTCGTGGTATTGAAGGGCAATAAGAGGAAGAGCAAGACCAGGGTTGGTGTTGAACCAGAACTGGAATGGCACATAAAGAGTTGTCTCAGGAAGAGCGTTACGGGGGGCACACACTTGACGAGGGGCAAGGGAGTCACAAGGTCCATCAACATCAGCGAAAGAAGGATCGGTGATGAAGGTGAGCTGAGTGGTGTTACCAATCATCTTGAAGTAACCGCGTTGTTGCTCAGCGGTCATTGTGAGCTGGTTCCAGATGTGCATCCAGTCACCATATTGGCGATCAATACGTTGACCACCGATCTCAACCTCAACCTGGGCAATAAGTTGCTCACCAGGGAAATCTAACCAACGGGCATAGACAGAACCCTGACCAGTGGTAAGAGTAGTAGAGTTACCCATAAGTTGGTTGATCTCAGGAAGAGTGACCTGAAGATATGTGCGGTAGGCAAGATCACCATTGCGGCTGATGATGCACTGCACGCGGCGACCGAAGTCAGCCTGTCCATTGAATGTTTGCTCAATGGATTCAATCGCAAAGTTAGTATAGCGACGGTATGTTACTTTCCAGAAAGTAATCTGAGGGTTACCTGTACATATCCTCTACCTTATTTTTCAATAAGGATTAGACTATATCTTATGAAGAACTCATATTTGCTTTTGTTTCTGCTAATTCTTTATTTAATACAAGTTCTTCCGAAAACCATTTAGTCGTTGAACCTTCTTCTTTAAATTTTTGTATTTTTTCCAAAATAAAATCAATTTGATTCATATCTATTTCTTTTTTTGATGAATTGAATTTCACTGTTACTGGCATTAAATTCGTCCAGTTCCAACATTTCAACTTTTCATCTTCTATTGTTAAATCAAATTTACATACAGGTATAATATGATCAATTGACCAATAAGAACCATAATTATCCCAATTCATTTCTGAAGTGAAATTAAACTCAAACCATTCTCTCAAATACTGAATATTACAACCAATGTAATTCATTGTTGTATCTGTTTTGAAAAGAACATTTCTTAAACGTGCAGCTAGTGATTTTTTCAATCTGTAATTCATATTTGTATTTCTTTCATTTTTACACCACTCTGTTTTCTGTTCTCTCAAAAAATCTGGATAACAAGAATTACAAATCTTTTTCTTATAAAACTTTTTCAGTTTTGCAAAATCTTTTAACACTTTTTCTTCATTACATTTTTCACATTTTGACAAAAAAGTCTCCGCTTTTTTTTGTCTAAGATTTTTCTTTCTTATTTTATCCATTTCATTCAAACATTTTTTACACGTTTTTGAATATTTATTTTCACAGTATTTTCTGTATTTATCAATTGGTTTGATTTGTGTGCATTTCTCACACATTTTTAGTTCTGGTTCATTGTTCATTTAAACTATTATATGAAGACTATTTTATATTGTTCAAAAATATTATTAATAAAGAAGCTTGGATGCTCATTGCCCATTTCTTTGAACTGAACTTAATCGTTCAAATCATCTTATCCATTTTTACTATACCCAAGTTTTTTGTCTTGGCCACAATTTCTTCACAAAAATTGCTTAGTAGAATAAGCTTTAGGGGTTTCAAGCAGTTTGATTTTCTCACCAGGGCTTTTCAAATTAGGCTATAGCTAATTTCCCTGATTAACGTCAGTGGTACTCTTTTACACCATTTCTCATTTGATCCGGGAGGAGGTTTGAGTTATAATGATTTATTTTTCAGCATTAGAAATGCGAAAAGGTGTAAAAGGCATCCACAAAAGGCTTTACGAATATCTTATTTTTTCGATATTCCCCGACATTTTTCTACCCTACAGGCTTTTAAGGTATACGTCCTGTGCTCCGTAAGCGACGAGTTGCATTAAACCACCTCCCATAGTTATAATATTGCTAAAGAAAAAAATTTTTCAAAATTTATTTTAATTACTTATTTTTAAATAATTTTAATAATATATTTATTTTGACATATATTATTAGAAAAATGAAAATCCTAACATCATAATCAACTCAATATTTTTTCAGGATCCATATTTTCCTGCATAAATTTCATTAAATAAGAATCGTGGAAAACTTCCCGTTTGCCTTCGTGGTTCTTAATAAAAATGTAAGATTCTTTTCTTTTCTTAATAGTCCATCCATCATTGATGGAATTATACAAAAACATCATTTTTTGAAAGGTCAATGAATCAATATTAATATTTTTGTCATTAATTGTGATCTTGAGTTCTGTGCTCATTTATTAAATGAAAGAAAACATATATTGAGTTTAAACCAAAATATCCAAAGTTCCTCAAAAATAAAAACCACAAGAATATATTATTTAAAATTATAATTAATTAAATAAAATATGAGCATTTATATTATTACAAACAATGCTTTCGTTTAAGCCTAAAACAACCAAAAAGTTCAAGGTGAGTAAAAAGAATTCCACTACTTTGGATGGAAAACATCGTGAGTTTATAAATGATTTCAATAAGGATGAGCAAGACCGCATTCCTAATTTGAAGTTTGAAAGATCACAGTTGAGAGAAAAACTTGGCAACAATGATGTATCACACGAGTTGACCATTGAAAAAATAATGGAATACAAAGATCGCATTGAAGAAATCAATGAAAATATTAAGTTTCTCAAACAAAAAAAGAAGGACTATTTTTTAGATAATTCCAAATATATTTTTGACTATTTTGAAAACAAGAAAAACATATCAAACGTTGAGAATAATGCTAATCCTGAATCCAATAAAACAAAAATATTGGAAACCTTTTTTAAATTAAACAAAGACATGCCAAAATTGACCACCGAAAACAAAAACAATAATATTTTCCAGAAATATTTGAGCAATATTGATGAGTCTTTCATAGATATAAATTCTTTTGTAGTCCCTACCGATGTATGTCAAGGATGTCACAAAGGCGAGCTGATTCCAATGGATGACGAAGGCGTTCTTATTTGCAATAATTGTTCTCAAAACTTCCAATATTTAATTGAAAATGAAAAACCGTCTTACAAAGAGCCTCCAAAAGAAGTCTGCTTTTATGCTTATAAGAAAATTAATCACTTCAAAGAAATTTTGGCGCAATTTCAAGGTAAAGAAACCACACAAATCCCCCAAGAAGTTATTGAAAATTTGAAACAACAGATAAAAAAAGAGCGCATTGATTTGAAAAAAATCACTTACTATGAAACAAAGGCACTCCTGAAAAAATTAGGATACAATAAATATTATGAACATATTAATTTTATCAAAGATAAGCTTGGTATTAAACCGCCTATTATTAGCCAAGAGTTGGAAGAAACGCTGTGTAATTTCTTTATGGAAATCCAATATCCTTATGCAAAACATTGTCCAGATTATCGCGTGAATTTCTTACATTATTATTATGTTTTATATCAACTTTTTGAGCTTTTGGGAGAGAAACAATATTTGGCTGAAATACCGATGTTGAAAGATCGCGAAAAATTGATTGAACAAGACGCAATATGGAAGAAAATATGTGAAGAATTAGATTGGGAGTTTATTGCAACTGTTTAGACTAACTTACTATTTTTGAACGCATTTGCATTTGTCAAGTAAATTGTTTGAATAAATAAAAATATATGTATTAACAAATGATTTGCTTGATAAGCCGGACGTACATAAGAAACCAGAGCCAACATCATAAATGCAAAAACAAGTCCCGTGCGAATAATATAATCATCTGTATTGTAAATAATTAACAAATTATCTACAAGAATAGGCACGCCTATTAAAAGATTAATAATATATGTTTTATATGTGATCGGTTCATCCAATGCAAATGTTTCGTTTTTTACTTTCAAATTTACTATAAATTTAATATAATTATACATTGTTATTAAATGACAAATTAAACTAAACCCAATAAGAAAATAACGCAGTTGTATTGTATCATCGTTGTAAAAGAGATTTAGGTTTGTAAAAGCGCATAAAAATGTGCGAATATTTATGCACATAATATCATCCAAGTAAACCCATAATACTCCATTATCTTCTAATACATCTACACTAGTAGATGGTGCCTTTTGAACAAGTCTCTTTCTAAGTTCTCCGTGATAATAATAAGAAGAAACTACCAATAAACTTTGACCAAATATGTCAAACAGAAAAATATAACCAATTTCGGAAGACCCAAAAGACACAAAAGACACAGTAGTTGAATATGTAACTAGTGAATAGATTAATGAACTAAAATAACTATATTCTAAAGCTCTTTCACAATGAATTATACTGAATAATTCCAAATTTTTGATTTTTTTAAAGAATATTTTGCAAATAACTAACCACCAATACATATTTAATCCATAAAACCCATATAATGATCCATAATACCAGGTAAAACCCATTATATTGTTTGTATTTGGTGAAACAATTGTTGCTAGTTTCCTATCAAAGAAGAAATAAGATGAGAAAAGATAGACTCTTGTATAGAAAAATGTGAAGAGAAATAATGCGTTATTTAATTGAGAAATCCAATTTCGCCATCCTTTTGACCAGTCTTTTAACCATATTTTTAATACTAAAAAGAGTGAACTCAATTCCACACAAAGTGATATACAAGGATAAAAATTGTTGGTTGGTGGTTCATAATACAATTGGAACGTTATTAGACCAACTGAAACAATGTGATGCATATACAACTCCATTCTATTTGAAATATTTTCATTAATTAATAATAAATCTGAAATACAATGTCCAACAACTAGATATAAATTTGAAGAAATATATTGTGGATCATTGTTTACAAAATATTGGTAAACTGTATAATATGTATATAAAGATATACTAATGCTCATACAGTTGCGAATCTCGTCTATAATTTTTTGACTATTGTTTAAACACGAATTTACCAAACTCATAATGTATTATTTCTGTAAATAATTTTAAATTGTTTTTTCTAATACATCTACTATTGATGCACAACACTCATTATATAATTGTATGATTTCTATTTTTTGTTCAGAGTTCAAGTATTCTCTAATATAGTTAATATGGTTTTGATTCAACTTACGATGATTGCGGATATGATCTTTGATGAGATAAATATAATCTATTCCTGGATTTTGTCTATTTATACTGAAATAAGATGGCATAATCGGTAAACTTTTTCTTAGAGTTTGTATTTTTGTAGGATCACTAGTGTCTTTAAAATTTTGAACAAAGTAATAAGCACTTTTAATATTTTCAGGTATGTTAAAATCTGCAAGAGTAAGTTTGTTTTCTTTATTCACCTCTTGTACAAGAGTTTCATCTTCTTGACCAAATGCTTCAGATGAACTTTTAATCTGTGGTAAACTTGATACTTTTGGTATATTTTCAATATTTGTTGAGCTATTTACCTTTGACAAGCTTGTAAGATTTGACGCACTAGTCACTTTGGGTAAGACTACATCCTCGTGTAAATTAGTTTTGCTTTTGCTTTTTGTTATTGTTGTCTCTTGTAAAGACATCGTATAATTGATTATAAAAATAGTTCTAACTAATAATTTTATAATCAATTTATTTTTTTATGACTTATGATTTATGATTTATTATTTGCGTTTCATTAAAGGCAACTCTTGTTTAGAGCCCACCAGGAAATCCTACTAAATTTAATCCTATTCCTGCGCCCGCCCCAGCACGGGTCGTAACACCAATGCTTGGGACATATGTATCCAAGATGCTAAATGTGGCAGCCGCGGTTAAGGCGAGAAGAACAATCTCCTCAATGTTCAAAGAACGTTTAGGAATAGCATAAGCGGCAATGGCAACCATTAAACCTTCAACTAAGTATTTAATAACTCTTTTCACGATCTCAGCAACGTCAAACATTCTATAATAAATAAAAAGAAAAAAATATATATTTGCGATAAAAAACTTAAAATCTAATCATTAACTAAATTAAAATGGCTACTAAAGAAAACAAATCTTTGTCTTTTGAAAGAAAGTTAAATGAAGACGGCAGTACCAATCCTAAATATGTAGACTTATTGGAGGAGGATAAGGGAATTGCAGGACAAAAATTTGTTTGTGTATCTTTTGTTTCTCCTGATAAAATTTTGAAGGCCAAGGAAATGTATTTTTTTGAGGAGTTCCTAAAGAAATGGGATTTTTCCAAAAGTATGGACAAATTTTTACAATTTTTAAATTTCATTTCTTATAAATACAAACTCCATTTTGATGACCTTACCAATGATTTCAAGGAGTTTGTTAAGGAAGAGCAATCTAATCTTATTGGAACCACATTAGAAGACGACTACAAGACTTTCTTGGATCAAAATGAATCTGAGTTGGAGGATTCCTTTAATGTAAAACACAACTTCCAGACCTCTACACGTGGTCTAAAAGTCCGTGGAGTTTACCCAACAATGGAGGAAGCCGAACTCAGATGTAAAATGTTACGTGAAATGGATCCAAGTCACGACGTATTTGTGGGTCCGGTTGGTTTATGGATGCCTTGGGATCCGGAGGCTTACAAGACTGGACGTGTTGAATATGTAGAGGAGGAGTTGAACCAGCTTATGCAAGAGAAAAACAAGAACGAGTCTTTCGCCAAGTCGGCATTTGAACAGCGTGTGAAAGATGCCAAGAAGAAGGCAATTGAAGAGAATGTCAAGTTGGCAGAGAAGACCGGAGCTACTTTAACTCAGACGATTGATTCTGATGGAAATTTAATTGGTGCAAACAGTGCTAGTACACAGGAGTCCTTCTTCAAGGATCAAGAGGACATTACATCAGCTGATATTAGCAAGGAGCTCTTTGAAGGTGATAATATTGTGGTTGGAAAGACTGATAATGGACAAAGTGAGCTTATTAGTGGACCCTTTGCCACCTTTGAGAAAGGTGGCGCCAAATAATTCCACCTTTGAGAAAGGTGGCGCCAAATAATTCCACCTTTGAGAAAGATGGAGCCAAATAAGTTTGATTTGCTCAACTTTTTAAAGTATATCCAGATCAGAGGATGAGTGTGAGTCAGAATCATAGTCATTAATTACATTTTTTTCACTATTATGTATTGGATTTCCAGTTGTTTTTTCAATTTCTTGATGTGCATTTTGACTAATAATATAAAATTTACGAGTTTTCAAACTAAAAATAATCAAATTGAATGAGAGACCAACCACACTACTCATAATTACATATGCATCATTTATACATATTGCATATGTCAATGCAAATAATCCAGAAATTATCCAAATAGACCATATTTTTGTTGTTATTTTTACTTCCACGTCATAAGTAATGGAATATATTTCTGGAAAATATCCAATAATTCCTAAAACATTTGCAATAATAGAAAAAACACCACAATACATGTACTTTTAAAAAAGGTTGAGTCAAAAATAAAAAGAGAAATAACGTAGTTTCACCTTTGGTAAATCTGGCTCCAAATATATGGTTTACTCAACTTTTTTGAAAAGTTGAAAAGTTGAAAGCTAAAAAAAATTGAAATAATTTTGCAGCAAATATTTGACTGCACAATTATTATGCAAACCCAGGCTATAATCAACCCAATAAATATGGACAATCTTCCTACTCCTCCTCCAAGAACTATTACTTATCCTACCAATCCAGATTGGTCTTTTGCTGGACAAGATACATATATGCTATCTAGTGCATACAAAATAATTCAAGGAAATGAAGCATGGAATCTCCTTAGAAATTTTCAAGGAGATTCCTTTATGTTTTCAAGAAATCCAAGAATTAAAAATTTGATGGACGATATAAATGATGCTTATGGCGGAGGACATAGTGGTTCCTCTATTGGCACCACAATGCGAAATATGCAGTATATAGCTAAGTATGGTTTTGATGAATATTTTCGTTTGAAGAGAAGTCAACGTTAATAATTGAATTTGAATGGTCGCAATAAAGAATATTTTATAACAAGTAATAACAATAATAAAAATAATTTTTTAATTAGTTTCTAATTTCAATAGACGTTTGTTAATTATATCCAGAGAACTATAAATACACTCTAATGCAGGAACTAATTCTTTATTTTCTTCTATTCTCATTCTTACACGTTTGTCTTCTGCCGAATTATGTGCGTGAGGCAGTTTGTCTTTACCTGTTCTAGCGTTTGGATTAGGATTTCCGCCTATATCGTAATTATTTCTATTTATTTCTCTTTCTTTTTTCATTTGGATAAAATCAAATAATTTTTCAAAATAACATTCAAATGTACCTTTTTTAGCGTTCTCTTCATCTAATAATTTTTGTTTTTTATGATTTTCTAATTCTAAAATTTTATTTTGTAAAATTACAATTTCACTTGTTATTTCATCATTTTGATCTTGTTTTGGACAATTTACTGAAAAATGTGATTCATTACCGCATATAAAACACTTATTATTTGTTCCGTTACTCATTTGATTTAATACATGAATCGTATTACTGTCTAATTTTATTGTAACAAATGAACCGCCTCTAACATTATCAATCCCATATTTATCCATATAAATTTTTGTATATTTATCCTCATCATAATCATCACAATTTGGTATTAGTTCTAAAACTTTTACTGGGTTATACAAGTTAGTCCAAGCAGAACCATTACTATCAAAATGTTCTTTTAATCTGAAGTTGGGGTTATTTGTTTTACCAATATAATATTTATTTTCTACTAATTGTAAAACATAAATATATACCATTGTTGTCTATTTATTAAAACTAATCTATTTTTAAATAATTTTTTATAACTTTACATCTTTTCTCATTTAAAACACCCATTATTAATAAAATTGATTTACTTTTTAATTATTAAATTTATCATACCACAAAATGCATAGGGTTTTTCAAAACATAGAAGGAACATCGTTTTTAGATAAGGGTAATTTCATAAATAAAGAATTATTAGAGAAATGTATTATAGATATTGAACCAAAATTAGAAGAACGCCCAGAAATAATTATTTTTGGAAAGAAATGTAAACAACAAAGAAATGTTGGATTCTTTTCAAATGAATCCATTGGATACAAATATTCAAAAAAAATGATGGGGTCAAAACCTCTATCACAATCTATGAGTGAATTATTACTCGTAATTAATATGGTAATTGGTGCGAATTTTAACGGAATATTAGTAAATAAATATATGGATGGTAATGATTATATTAGCGCACATTGTGACGATGAAACCGGATTAGATTCGGTAGGGGTAATTTCAATTTCCTATGGTTCCGAAAGAATATTCCGTATTCGTAATAAAGAAACAAAGGAAATTATGTGTGATGAATCAACTACACATTGTAGTATATTACATATGGGAGGTGATTTTCAAAAGTTATATACACACGAAATACCCATACAAAAAAAAATTAAAGAACCAAGAATTTCATTTACATTTCGTAAACACAATATGTAAAAAATGGGCGTTTACTACGAAGTGAAATGAGAAAATGTGTAAAAATACAAACAATTTATTAGTTATATAAGATTCTCACGATCACCATTTGGTTTTTTTCACATTTATCTTCGGTCCTTGTCCACGTTTCTTGGTATTGCTCGGATCATATTTCTCTTCTTCTTCATCTGACGGTATATCTTTGCTCAAATCCCAGAACTCTTTGCTTCCTAATTTGAAGTCATTGTGTGCATCTGCCTTATACCAGAAGACTTGATCCTGTAGTCTATTGGATTTTGCGTTGTTATTTATCACCAAGCACTCATAATTCTCTGTACATTGATCCATCACCTGACAAAATGACTCAAATGTGGGAAACATACCTGCATAATTCTCATAAATACGCTTTCTATTTGCGATGTAAGGTTCTCTCAAAATAAATACGTAATCAATGTTCGTTCTGAGCGTAGGTGGAATTCCTAATGGATACTGCATTGTGATGATCAACATAATCTTCCAATGGCGCCCATTCATAAAAAGGAGTCTCATCATCTTGTCTTTTGCCCAAGTCCCATCGTATAAACAATCATCTAAGATGACAAAAGCGCGAGGATCAATGTTGCTTTTTTTATAGGCCTCCATTTGCTTTTTCATTTCTCTCAAAACCCCTTTTTGCCTTTTCAAAACATTCTCAATAATAGCAGTATTGTACTCATTATGAATGAATAATTTTGGCACCATTTTACCGTAAAATCCGTTGCCTTCTTCTGTTCCTGCTACGACCACTCCTAGCGGGATATCTTGTTGATAATAAAGTAGATCTCTTACGAGATATGATTTGCCGGTATCACGACGACCAACCAAAACAACGACAGGTCCCTTGGCTTCGTGGATTTTGAAACTAATGGTTTTCATATCAAATTTCTTGAGTTCTAGCGACATTAATTTATAGAAATATTTTTTCAACTTGCTAAAAACGAATAATAATCAAACAAACGAAAATAAGTTTAAAATGATTATAATTTAATATATTATTTAGCTAATGACAACAGAGTGTGAAATAGTCGTCAGCTATGAAAAACGAAAAAATAGTGATCTATTTAAAACTTTAGAGAGAACAGACGGACTCTTTCTCTCTAATATACAAAATTATAGCCCAATTTATAGTCGTTTCTTTCGTCTAAATGAGACAAACTATAAGGCAGTGAATTTGAATAACGTAGCATATATTACAGAAGTAAAACCAAGAGAGAAAACAAATGACGAATCAGAGGATATAAATCCTAACCTTTATGAGTGTGTTATAAAAAACAGTAAAAATAATAAAACTCTGCATAAGGACGTATTTTTCAAGATGGCTCCATTATTAGATCCATACAAGTATTTAATTGGAAAATACAATTACAATGATCCAAGTTTATTTGTATTGCCAACATATAATTCTGCACCTGGTGATAGCCATCCTAAAATATTAGATTCCAATAATTCTTCTTATGTGGATGGATTTTTCTCTTTTATCTCTTCGCTTTTGATTCATAAACATAATTTTATTCACGGAGTGGATTATTATGGATCTTTTCTTGCTATTAAAAATAATTTCAAATTCAATGTGATTGATGATATTGATTATTTATGTAAATCCGATTTTTTCAATAAGTACAAGAATACTGAAATTTTCAGTATTGAAGAATATGAGTATTTGCTTGAAGATGATGATGAAATTGCAGAAGGATCTAAAAAACCTTTAATTAAAATAGATAATCAACATAATGAAAGCGTTAAATCCAACTTATCCATAAAATCAATCAATGATAATTTATATGAAGATCTATTTGAAGACGAAATGCCTACATTAAATGAAACACAGGTAACAAAATCAGAAGATCAACCCATTCAAACTATATTTACATTAGGTGATCTGAAAGAATGCGATGTTGACTTGGTAGACATTACAAATGAAATTATTTCTGAAAATAAACAGGCTGATATGAAGTCTTTGACAACAACTATTAAGTCAGGTTCTACTTGTTCATCACGTACATCTCATACTTCCGATAATGATAGCGAACAGGAATGTGATGAAGTTTCTAATGATGAAAAATCTGGTTGTAAAGATAATCATGTTGAAGCTGAAGAAGATGAGGACGATGACGATGATGAGGACGATGACGATGATGAGGAAGACTCTGATGATGAAGAGGAATGCTTGTATGCTACTATTCCGAAGTTCCCAGTACAGGTCATTTGTATGGAAAATTGTGAGACCACATTTGATGACCTGATTATGAACGAAGATTTGTCTCACGACGAATGGTTCTCAGCACTTATGCAAATTGTAATGATTCTTATTACTTACCAAAAAGTGTTTTCTTTTACTCACAATGATTTGCATACTAATAATATTATGTACAAGTCAACAAATAAAAAATTCATCTATTATTGTTATAAGAAGAAGTATTATAAAGTTCCCACATTTGGACGCATATTCAAGATGATTGATTTCGGTCGTAGTATATATAAATATGACGGCAAGGTCTTCTGTAGCGATAGCTTCCAAAACGGTGGGGATGCGGCGACACAATACAATACCGAACCTTATTTGAATGATAAGAAACCTCGTCTAGAACCCAATTACAGTTTTGATTTATGTCGCCTTGCTTGTTCCATTTTTGATTACCTTGTTGAAGAATTGGACGAAATCAAGGACTTATCAAAGTGTGAACCTATTGTCCGCATTATTGTAGAATGGTGTTTGGATGATAATGGAATTAATATTTTATACAAGAACAATGGTGCCGAAAGATATCCTGATTTCAAACTTTATAAGATGATCGCCAGATATGTTCATAATCATACTCCTCAAGCACAATTAGATAGACCGGAGTTTGCTGCATTCTTGATGTCCAAGTTACCCGAAGAACCCAGTTCAGTAATAGATATTGATGCTTTACCTTGTGTTTCTAATGCACTATAAGAAAAACAAAACAAAACAAAACAAAACAAAAATATAAATAAACAACGCGCGAAACTATTTATTTTATTTTAGTAGAATAAAATAAATGGCAAACTATGGATTTATCATTAGTCGTCACGTGAATTCAGAAAAAACGAATAATTATTGGAATGAATGTGTTCAATGTATTCAAAAATTTCACTGGGGAATTCCAATTGTTATTATTGATGACAATAGCAACTATGATTTTGTAAAATCAGAACGTGAATATCAAAATGTGGAGATTGTACAATCAGAATATCCAAAACGCGGTGAACTATTACCTTATTACTATTTTTTGAAAAATCATTATTGGGAAAATGCGGTGATTATTCACGACAGTGTATTTATTCAAACTCGCATCCCATATATAAAACTCAAAACAAATGTGCTACCATTATGGCATTTTGGAGGAGTTCATAGAAACGAAAATAAAGGTCAATGTTTAAGAATCGCAAGTCATCTTAAAAATAATATGGAAATCAAGAAAATGCTTTATTTTAACGACACTGATATTTCAAACACCATGTCTATTAATAGAAAAAAAAATAATTGGAATGGCGTTTTTGGAGTTCAGAGTTATATCAAGCATTCTTTTTTGGAGAAACTTCAACAAAAATATGCGCTTTTCAATATGTTGAATTGCATTCAATCTCGGCCAGATCGTTGTTGCTTAGAGAGAATAATGGGGATTATTTTCTTTTTGGAAGAGCCAACAGTTCGTAGTATACCTTCCTTATTTGGCAGCATAACAAATGTAATCATTAAATATGGAGAGATTTCATATGAAAATCACATAGAGACTTTGAAGAAAAATGGGAAGGCAAACTCTCCTTATGTGAAAGTGTGGACTGGACGCTAGTTCCACCTTTGGGAAAGGTGGAGCCAAATGTTTTGTTCAACTTTTTTGAAAAGTTTACGGGAGAGTTATAAAAGAAAATAATTTCATAATTAAGAGAGTAGAGGCTTACTAGAACCCAGGATTATCCACAAACACCGCAGGACTAACCACAATATTTTCACCTCCAGCTTCTTGAATCATCGGTTTCAATTGCTCAATAACAAAATTACCACAAATTACACTAAAATAAACCAATAAAGTATCACGAACAAGGAGCTTCAATGGTTTGCTTTCTTTATCCACAAATCGCATCTCAATAAATTTGACAATAAAAAAAACGGCGGAAATAATAGCAGCATCAACAAATATATTTCCCATACTTATAATGTAGTATTTCACAATCTTCTCAATAATTTTACGCAATTTTCAAAATATGATTATGAGACTATGATTGTAATTTATAAAATACCTAAAATAAATAAAATTTACTCATCATAATATATATGTCTCGTCTATTTCAACCTATTCCTGCAAAACCAGCTTTTGGAGTATTACAAAAAAATAAATATGCAAGTGATTATACCAAAAAGCTAAAACTAAAACAAACATTTGCATATTCTATCAAAGGTCAAACAAGATCTAACCTTAGCCAAGGCGATTTATTAGGTTTAAAAAATTGTGAGCTCAAAAATAATATTATTTTCAATAAATCCTATTTAGATAAAAGCAATTTAATTGCCGGTCTTTATAGTAAACAAAATCTGGAAAATGTTATAACTGTTTCATCTTCTAGTGAAACAAAAGAACCATACACAAGCACCACTATTGATCTTGATAACACACCATTTTATGGTTATTACAATATTGATCCTAATGGTTCCTTGTTTGGAAATACTCCTTGTGGGTTAAATAATTATACCAACTATATGGAAACAAATGTACCAATTATTGAGTCAAGCGCATCTTTGAAGTCTTGCATTCCAGTATGTAACTCATTACCAAGTCAAGTTTGTGCAAGATTATGCAATAAATAAATTTATAAATTTATAAAAATATAAAAATCACAACAGTCTTTTCATTTGATTGATCTCAGCCTCTTGTGCAACAACAATATTATTTGCCAAATTGATGACCTCGCTCCTAACAGCCTGTTTTCCAGAATTCGCCTTTTCCAGCAACTTCCTACTCGTAAGTAGAGCCATTGAATGATGTTCAATCATTTCGCTCAAGTATTGGTGCTCATCTATAAATGCCTGATTCTTATATAAATACACGATTATGCTCAGCAGAAAAAAAAGCACTATTAGGACGCCAGGCATTAAATCCCATTGTTGCATCATAAGCATCTCCAATATGACCATTGATAATCCCATGATAACAGCCAAATAAAGTTTCCCGACGCTGTTTGTAATATTAGAAAAAGAGTTACTCATAATAGAGCTCATAAAATAATATTGAATGACAAAGCTACCCACAAACATTATGATTAAAGGAATAATCATTGACTTAGATTTATGTTCATTCATAGTCTGTTGATTCACTAATATTTTCATTATAACTTATTATAACAAATAAAATTGAAAAACAAAATAATTGTTTGTTGTAATGCACAATACATAATAGAATTCTTGTTAAAGTTACACAATGAGTCTCTCATTACTTCCTCTAGATATTGTAAATCATATTTTATCCTATACTGGTAAGATAAAATATAGAAACGGAAAATATGTGAATCAAATTAACAAAGACGATGGAAGGTACAATTTCCTGCTAAAAATTCCACGCATTGTTTTGGATGATATGTATGAATACGTATATGAAGTACTTTTCAAGCCAACAAAGGCAGGATTGTATGTTGATTTAGAGAATGGCAAAATTATATATTCCTTCTGTTACGATGCTGAAGATCATCCGGAAATTTATTACTTATGGATAAGAGAATAAATAAAATTTAAAAAAAAATAGTATTTTCAATTTATCCTAAGACTTCAATATCCTCTATTAACAAATCAGGAATTAATTCTACAGAAGGTGGATCAATGACGTGTACATCCAGATTATCCAATGGAGATGCTTGATCAAAAATCTTGAGTTTCGGTAATGGTGCATCGTCATCTTCATCCTCTTCTTCTTCATTAGCCTTTCTCTGAGCGTGACGCATTTCACTTATTTGAGTTAATCTATCATCATCCTTTGGCGCACTTATAACAGCTTCTTTATTATTTTCATCAAGCACACTATCCATATCATTGAAACTCAACTTGGTTGAATTATCCTCTGGCAATAAAGGGATCTCAGAAGAGGCATCCGAAATAGCAGCAGACTCGGGCCCAATCTCACTGATAATCTGAGGTGGCGCCGCAGCAGCAAGCGCCTTTTGCTCGTCAATCTTCTTCTTCTCAGGATCTTCAATTTCCTGTTCCTTGATCTCCTCTACAACATCCTCTTCCACGGTTTCATCCATATATGCACGTAAAATTGTCTCAATCGGAATACTTTCTCTCACAGCATTCAAAATACACTCTTGAACAATGATCTCCAGTTCCCTGTTATGCTTCTGGATTTGAAGAGGAGGGATTCCGACCTCAAACAAGTAGACATTTTTGTAAACCTTGCGAGCAACATTCACATATACCTTATGAATAAAATCGTCCAATTTGGGAATATTCACATCAATCTTCTTTTGTTTTTGACCAGCACGCATCGCCGTTAAAATTTTTAACTGAATAATATGCACACAAGTAATCAAGTCTTCTAAATAACCACAGTTGCTTTTTTCAATAATACGCTGTCTCTCGGTTTCAATAATATTGGGATTCCATTTAGGGATGCGTGTAATGAAGTTCTGAAAGGTCATCAAATATTTGTCTATTTCATCATTTTCCTTACATAACTTGAAGGCTTCATCAAAAATGGATTTCAATCCCTCAATAATATGAGGAGTCAAAATTGTCAATAAACGAGATCCCCATTCGTTTTTGCTTTCGTGTAAACTAGACACATTAAAATCGTCCATTAATGATTTATAACAATTTAAAATATATACATTTCAAACTCAAAAACCAAATAACCCAATAACCCAATAACCCAATAATCAAACAACCCAATAACCCAATAACCCAATAACCCAATAACCAAACGCCTAAATAAAATCTTTAATTATTATAAGTATGTTTGTTGAATTAATATTTGTAACAATATTGCTGGGTTTATACCCAATTTTGATCAAGTCCGCACTAAACTATATATCTCCTGCTACATTTATGTTTGGTTTTGGGATTGCATTATTCATTTTTGAAATAATATATGGTTTAGTTCACTATAAATTCCTAAAAAAAGATTATCACACAATTATTAGAAAAAAATTCATTATTGGCATTTTTATTTTAACAGGGTTTGTCGTTTCATTGATGAATTTTTTAAATTATGATCTACTTAAAAAATACAAGGTATATTTTGTAACAGCATTTTTGTCTATCTATCCATTAGTTACTGCGTTGTTAAGTTATTATTTTTTCAAAGAAAAGATCAGCAAATTTGCATTTGTTGGTATATTATTTGTAGTACTTGGAATTATGATTATTAATTTTTCTGAATCATGATTGTCTTTACCCCTTTTAACATTTCAAACGCCGATTTTTCAATAGTATGAATTAATATTTTGTTCAATTGTTTGAATAAGTTTTTGAAAATCATAATTATTCATAATATTACTACAAACTAAGGTAGGCGGCCCTGTTGAACCAGGAAAATATTCATCTGGAGGATAAAATAGTTTATAGTTTTTTACTATACCGTCTAAATTACAATTTATTTTTTCTTGAATTTTACCTTTGTAATTTTTAGTTTCTTTATTAATTACACTACCAATTATATTATTATTAGGGAAATAATCAAAATCATGGATAATAATAATTTTAGCTTGATTTAAATAATATTCAAAACAACATTTTCTTGATAACCAAGGTGATGAATCAATAAACACAATTTCAAAGTCATTTAAATTGTTTTGCTTAATAAATTCTACCCATTTATTACCAGTTTCTAAGTTATCATCATTGCCTGCTTCTATATGGTATAATTTATGAAATGAATCGGACAACTCTTTATATTTATTTAACCATTCTAAATTAGATTCAATAGATACTAATTTTCTCTTAGTATTTTTTATTTGTTCTTTTATCATTTTTGTGCTTCCGTCTCCACAACCACATTCTAAAATATTACCATTTGTAAGTTTTATTATTTCAATAAAGAATGGTTGATGAGTATAGTATGAATTAGTTTTATAAGTTTCCATTATATGTTGTATTTTTTTATTTATAAAAATAGAACGTAAATTATAAATTAATCGGCGTTTGAAATTTTAAAAGGTGTAAAATAATCAAATAATCACATAAAAGTTATATTTTCTAAACTATGTGAATTGTTCAAAAAAAGAAAATTAAAAATAAACATTATTAGAATTTTCTCATTCCTCAATTCTTTCCTTATCTTATGAAATGCAAACAATAGTTCGTATTTCTTCTCTTCACACAAATCACCTCCAAAAAGATGATTGTTTTCAATCAACTGTATAATATCTAAACCACTATAACCTTTTTCATATAATTTGGTAGGAATATCAATGATCTTTTTATAGTTTATATTTTCTTTGAGCTTTATTAGCTCCTTTTTCAACCAATCGTTACGCTGTGTTTTTATTTCCTTCAATTTGAAGGTTTGACTTAAGTTATGCTGATATAAATTGATCATTTTTCCTGAAACGACGGGTTCTGCCACATAAATTTCACAAAAACGTGACAAAATCGGTTTCAATAATTTGTATTTGTCTTCAACAATAATGAAGAACCGTGTATTATGACTAAACAACTCAATGCATCTACGCAGTGCTGACTGTGCATCTGTTGTTAGTTTGTCTGCGTTCAGCAATATGACGCTCTTGAAAATATCACCGCCATTAGAATGAATATGAGTCTTTGCAAAAAATTTCAATTCATCTCTTATAAATTTAATTCCTTTTCCGTGTGCACAGTTCACATACATAACAAAAGATTTAATTTTATCTTTATCTCCATTATATATTTTATGAATGAAATTGCCAACAAGTTTGCGCTTTCCACTTCCGGAAGGACCATGAAATATAATGTTCGGTATTTTGTGTATTTGATAAAAATAATCCAGTTTTTCAACAATGTCTGGATGAATATTTAATAACATATTTGATGACATACTATTTGGTTACTATAATAGTTTGTGTATTTTTAATATGTTATTAAACGTAAAAGATTAATGGATTTAATTACAGAGCCCATGACCAAGGACGCACAAAATTCAATAATTTTTTTTTTCAATATATTCTTTCAAGAAACTGTCAAATGTTTCATATGACAAGTTATTAGGCATTTGATCTTTTGTACTTATCATAGAACGACAATGACAATCAGAATATTTTTTTGAAACATCAAACTTCCTGATTTTTTTATTGAAAGAATGGTGAATAATTTTTCTGGCATTATCAACTTGATTTTTATTATTTTGATTAAAATGTAAATTCACACAAATTTTAGAAGAAGGCAATCCAAAATAAATACAATTGTCTACAATATATTCATATTCTTCTGAATCCAAAAGTCCAAAAGTATCAGATAAACATAATAGATCCGGTTCATATTTCTCATAATAGTTCAATAATTTATGAATAATATAGTCGCTATCTATAACACCTTCCTCTGTCCATTCATTTGTACAAGAAATATACAATTTTGTTTTATTTTCTGGAACAGATTTTTTTAAAATATCAAATATTTGGTTTAGTTCTTTTTGCGATCTTGGAAAATTGAAATGAATAGGCGTTGTAAGAGAGAAACATTTGACACCTTTTTTTATAGCCAGATTTAGTTTCTCAGTATTATTTAAAGCCATATAAATATTTTTCTCTTTATCTCTTCCCCAAAATAATGGTTTTTCTTCACTTAATTCTTGAACTAAATCCAAAGAAGATAAAAATCCTGGTATCATTTCTGGATTCAAGAGAGAACCAATTTCTAAATTGTCTGGCTTATAATCCCACAAAATATTATAAAATATACTTTTCTTGTCTTGTATTGGCAATTGTGAGAAACAATTGCGCAATGAAACATCAAATAGTATTGGTTTTATATTTTCAACAGGTATTTTTCTTCTTTGCTTTGGCATTTGAATTGGCAATTTTTTTAAACTAGATTTGATAGGATTTAACATATTCAACATATTATAATATTATTGCCATTGTTTTTATGCTTTTTAATATTATAATATTTTCAACCCAATAGCTTCTAAACAGAAGTCGTCAAACTATGAGTGTAAGGGTTATTCCTGAATGCAGTCAAAATATCGGGATTAATGCGATCGCAACCAATCTTGCATTGATCATAATATTGGGGTGCCCTTATTTTACCAAAATTTTCGCTTGTCATATTTTGTCTTGGCATATTGGTTGGAACCCACATACGTGTATTATTTCGGTCAGTATCAATTCGTGCAACAGAAACATTCATATTTGCATTTAATAACTCCATATTTCCTTGGTTCGGGCGATTACGCACAGATATCTCCTTGGTCTCATTATTGGTCTGAAGGTAATCTGATTCGTAGCTTCTATAACCACTTGCATTTCCACCTGCACCATACATATCACAAGCCTCATTATCACGTTGGTTTGTGATTGGCTGTTGCTCATTTGTCATATAACCACCTCCTTCCATTTGGTTACCAACAAAGAAGTTTGGTGAATACAATGTGGTCTCCTTAATCGTAGTAGGAGTTACATCATTTGGATTCAATACATAACCATTATTGACATCAGAACCAGCTGCACCATAAACACGCATATTGCAAGAATATTCTTCCTTCCTTGTAGGATTTAAAACATCCATAAGTGGAGCAATGACAGCACCAATTGCACGGCTAAAACCACTGCGCATTGTATCCGGTTGTTTCATATTTGCACGATTGTTCAATGATCCTGTATGGCTCTTCAATGCATTGTCTAAATATTCATATCCACCTTGACCGCAAGCATTGGAGTGAGGAACATCCAATGTAGGTAGAATAACACGTTTGGATTCCTCAAATTTGGGTGGGCAATAAGTTGCGTTCTTATTTGCGGAAGCTACACCAACATAAGGTTGTGTAATATCATTACGTGCAGTATAGTGGATTTCTTGAACCGGGCGCAATGCTTGACCCTTTTCTTGACCAGTAGTAGTAAGCCAACGATCTTGTCCTTGAATAAAAAATGTATCTGGTTTGTTCTTTTCTACACGACCAATTTGCTCCTTGTATGGTGCGGCTTGGATCGCTGATGTTGCAGGGCCTTGATGATTATCTAGAGAGAACTCAGTCTTCGGATTTGTTGCTACACGTAACTCGTCTACTGTTTTAGGGAGCCAAGCATTACGATCTTCCATTCCCGAGTTGTAACCACCACTTCCAGATGCTGAATATCCTTGACCAAGACCAGGGCCAACATTTATGGTTTCAAACGGTTTCACATTAGCGTTGTTCATACCTGGATTGACACGTGACTGAAAGAAGTCGTTATTGTTAGGTGCACCAAACGCCCATTGCATTTGTGCCTCTGGTTTGAAAAGAGGTGCTTGTTCAATCTTCTTAATTATTTGGGACCCGCTACCAACCATATTATCTAAAATGGTTTCGCCTAGATTTGCGTCGTATAAGTGCCCCTTGATTTTTCCTCCATAAAAAGGAACCATATTGTTATGCTTGAATTCCTTGCTATCTAAATAATTTCCAGTTAATGAATACACTTGTTGAATATTATCACTTACATTGACTCCAGCAACTTGTTTTGTTTGATACAAGTTTTGGTTGAAGTATTTGTCCGTTGCCACATTTGGATTGGGATATGTCTTAACTGTTTCAACTATCTTATTCAAGTTCTCAACGGGGTAGTTCACTGGCATCGGATTAGAATTAGGCAATAATGTATTCATTGTTTTGTTTTGCTGTCTCTTACCCATATTCACGAATGACTCAGCAGTTGCTTTTTTTATATCATTTTGACCTTTATTTTGATTGCTTATGACATATGCACCACCTAATGCTAATAATGGTATTGCTAATTCCATGGTTATTATATATATAAACTATTATTTTTTATATATAATACATTTATTTTTCATAATAAGCCTAATACAAGTTCAGTTACCTGTCCCATTCTTGTTTTGCTTGCGCTTCTTATCCATTGCACTACTATCTTCAGGATCTTGTCCCTCTTCCAACTTCTGTGATGGAAGTAGAAACAAGTGTGAATTATTACCACAATTAATAGTCTGTACAAAATAATCTTTCTCTAAAATTCTTGTGCTTAAATTATTCTGGAAAGGCATACAAGTATTTTCCTGTGGGTTCAATGGCAATTTATACCAATCCACTTGTTCTAAATCACGATACATCCACGCCGGATTCGTTACCCTTGACTGACCAGTAGTAAGATCCTTACAAGTTGGATAACTCATTGGCTGAGAATCTACTTGATTCTTCGGATCAGTGAAAACATTTTTGGCTAAACAATCGTGATTCAACTTACGGGTCATACCAAACAATTCGCTCTCCAAGTTAACGCTATTCGTCATCAAATTACCACCCCAAGTTTGGATACGAATTTGTGGATCAGCCATATAAGATGGAGTAGCTCCATTACCAGGTACATTCAAAATCCATCTCCCCGGTCCAGTAGATTGCTGAAGTTGTTTCATTATTCTTGCATCATCGTCGTGAAATCGTGTAAATGCCATAATATTATTATATATTATTAATATTATATTCTGTTTTGCACTATTTATTTTTTTTCTTATCTCTTGTCTCTTCTTATGGGTAAGTAGATGGATTGTAGTTCACTGCATTTGGATCTATTGCCATATTGTAAGTGAAATCATATGATATGATTATCTTATCACAAGTAAACCATAAATAAACCTTATAATCACCTGCATCTAAAAATACATTTTCATTTCCAGTTGCAGCTAATATTCTGGCAGCAGGAAGTGCTCCTGAAACAATGTCTAATGGACAAGGATTTGTTGGAGTAAAAACATTTGTATTATAATCTGTAGAAGTATTTGTATTATAAAATCTAAAATAAATTCCAGCACTTGTAATTGGTGGAGATGGTACTATAATATTATATGCATTAAAAGACCAAGAAATATTATAATAACCAGAACTTTGTATAATAATTATGTTTGAAGGATCAACGCTAATATATTGTGAAAAGTTAGGTGTATTGTAACTATTATTTAAATCTGTTGTTGAAAGAGTTAGAAGTTGTAAAGGGTTTGCACCATATGATGGACCTGGTGGACCTTGGGGACCCAAACATCCAGTACCAGTATTTCCTTGACTACCCGTAGATCCTTGACTACCTTGTGGTCCTAATGGTCCAATTGGTCCTCCGGATCCTTGGGCACCTTGAGCGCCTTGAGGCCCATTGGTCTTCAAATTGCAGCAACGATTCGCTCCTAATCCAACATTTATTCCTAAATTATTGAAATTGACTGACATTCTTATATTATTATATTATTATAAGAATGTATTATATTTTTTATATAATTATACAAATTTATATAACTACTTCTACTGGATTGGGATTCATTTGAATATTAAATCTGTAACTAAAAGTCTCATTTGAGTCTGCTGCAAAATTGAGAATACATTCTATGGTATCACCATTTTCTCCAATTGTAAATGTTTCGGATCCAGATCCATATGAATAATCTGAACTATTTGTTATAAGAGGACACGGATTTGTTTCTGTAAACACATTGGTTCCATATGTACCAGCATTACCTAGAAAGGAAACATATATATAAGATTGTGGAGTAGAAACAATATAATTTTCAAAAGACCAATTAATTGAATAGGTTCCTTGAGGAAGTGTCATTATTGTTGAGTTTGTAAGGGGAATTTCTTGAAACCCTGGTTCTGAATTATAAATGAAATTTGTAATGTTATCTATTGTGAATTTATATAAATAGTTGGATCCAAATGGTGGACCTTGTGGGCCTTGTGGACCACGTTGGCCAACACCTCTTGGTCCCTGTGGACCTTGTGATCCTTGATAACCTGGCAAACCTTGAATCCCTTGCGATCCACTTAGACCTTGGGCTCCAACACGTCCTTGTGGAGCAATTCTAGTTGAATTGCAACATTTTTTTGCAGCTAAATATCTTGAAGAACTTGACATCTTATATTATATTTAATGTAGATAATATAAGATTTATTGTTTTATTTTACAAATTTATCTATGATTTACTCCAAAAGATCTACAAGTTTTCAACCATTTATATAATAATAACTTCTATACCAAGTATAGATTTTCATAAAATATTAGTATTAGTATTAGTATTAGTATTAGTATTTTTATTTGTATTATGCTTAAAATTTTAAACTAATATATCTAAAACAATCATTCCAGAAAAAGTAGTTCCTAATATTTTATAAAATACTTCACTAAGCATTTAATTATAGTGAGATTAAATTGTATTGTATCCGTAAATAGTTGCTTCCAAAGTAAAATTATTAGTATCACCTATTGAACTCTGTTGAATGGTTAATCCAGTAATAGTAGCGCCAGTCAAAGAAGAACAAGTAACAGTCCTGTCACTTGCTCCAGTTACAGCAAGATTATTGTAAACAGATTTACAATTTAATTCTACGATTTGTGCTGCTGTGTTCGCGAAACCGACATTTTTAATATCAAATATAACTTGCTTATTTGTTAATGCTGAAACAGCGAATACAAGAGGTGCTGAAGAAATTGTAGCATTAAGAGTGTAGACAGGAGAAACTACTGTAGAACTTATACTAGTAATTTCAAACCCGTACAGAGATGCTGTTGTAGGGACACCAGTTCCTAAAAACGCCTGTAGAGCGTAAGATGGGTATGCGGTGAATGAAACTTGAGTGGTAGGTGTTAAAACTATTTTGTAATTTTTGTAGGTTGAGTTAAAGAGAGAAGCAAAAGAAAGATTTTGTGCAGAACCAGACCCAGTAATTGCTACTTGAACAGCACCGAGGTAGACGAGACCGACTTGACCGAAAGTAGAAGCGACAGAAGCAGTGGACGGAGTCCCAGTAATCGTGTATGCAGATGCACTTAAAGTAGATGTAGACGGATTACACGAAAGTCCAGCGGTCTTTTGGATAGAACCAGTCCCAGTTGAAGAACTATCGCTAAAATTGAGATAATAAGTAGAATTCGTAGTCGTGTTTCGGGTAGTATACCCGAGGTAATTAATTGTGTTGGTGGTTGTTCCGTCAGTAAGAACAATCGTCTTAGAATTAGCGGTTTTTAACCCATTATTATCATATCTAAAAATCTCGCTTCCAGCACGATAAAACGAGTAGAAAGTTGGTGTTGTTCCGCTATTAAAAGCAGTAAATGAAGTGGGATTAATACGAACAGTAGATGAGTTAGTACCATCCGCACTTCCAAACATTTCTAACCCTGTAGGAAAAAAAGTATTAAACGACTGCGCGCTTGTGGTAGTATTGGTCGTTTGAACTACTAATGATGCTGGTGAGAGGTTCATTTCATTTAATACTGTTGAGTCATTTGCTTCATTCGTAATAACAGAATAACCATTAAGGGTCGTTGTAGAAATATCCGTATTAGAATTAAGGGTGATTGAATTAGTTGCGGCGTTTCCAGCAGTTAATACTGTAGACAAAGTTGGTGTTGGGGTATTTGCTTTATTGATAATATCATTCCAAGTTGCCGTGGTTGTATTACCAGTAAAAGCAATTGATATGTCTGTCGGTGTTAAAGTTGCAGTTGAATTGCCACCATCAGTTTGAAGGAATAAAGAAGGAGGGTCAATATTCGCCGTTATAATAACTTGTTGAGCATTGTTGTTATTCATTGTGATTTGTCCTATTCCATATATGGCGACGTGGTTAGCTGCATCTGTTAAAACCATATCATTTGGCGATTGAGAATTATTATGTCCGGCATTGTCTTGAAGAGTAATGCTACCAGCAGTCGTTGTATTTGTATAAAGTGGTGTTCCACTTGCGTTTATTGCTGTAAATCCATTACTTGTATAAGTGGTAGTTAGAAGAGAAGATGTGCTAATTATAGTACTAAAAGCATTAGAAATATTATTGTTATCAGCAGCATCGTTACTTAAATTAAATTGACCACCAGATAATACAGAAAAAGTATGAATATCTCCAGTTTGAATCTTTATATTATCTACATTAATTTCAGTATAAATTGGGTCGGAATTTTCATTATTCAAAAGTTTAATACCTTTATTTAAACTATTACCAATAGATAGTGAATAATAGTTATCTTCTAAAAGGATAGAATTTTTTGTAGAAATATTACTTTCAGTTCCTCCATCATTCAATTTTATACTGACAGTTCTTAAATTATTTGACGTGTCTACCCAAACTCCTTGTAATCCTGATGGAAGTGGGTCTAATGCTTGTGGTGTCAATGCTAAATAAGTTGGATCTATACCACCAGCAACATTCAATTTACCGCCAATATATACATCGTTTGGATATTGAATTGCATTATTTCCAGATGGGTCCCAATAATTTGTACCAGATGGTCCTGTTATGCCAGTTGATCCTATATTTCCAGTTGATCCTGTGTAACCGGTTGATCCTTTTATACCGGTGCTTCCAATTGATCCTTGGTTTCCTTGTGCACCTGCCTTACCTTGGGGGCCTTGACATCCCTTTCCCTGAGGACCTTGTGGACCCGTAGTGCCCGTTGGGCCTTGATAACCTAAAGGACCAATTGGACCACCTGGACCTTGAGCACCTTGTGGACCTTGAGAAACTGCACCAATATTATTACAACATCTTTTTGCACCTAAATAGCCAGAGTAGTTTGACATCTTATAGTATATAAATATTATATGATATAAGTTTTTAATTTATTTTAAACTCCGCCCCAAGCTACACTATTCAGAAAAATATATTTTTGTCCAGTATTGCTATCAATGATTGTTAGAGTATAATTTGTTGTTCCAGTTCCTGTTAAATTTAAGTCTGTAAAAAATGTACTACTAAGAGCAGTTCCTGTTGTTGTTCCACTTGTTGCACCAGACTTTACAAATGTATAAGATAATGTTCCTTTTTGATTTGTATAAACTGAAGGACTATCTCCTGTTTTTGATACATAAACATTATTATTTGTTGATGATGCATTTGCTATTCTATACTGTAACCTGAATACTGTTTGACCTAATCCATCTCCACACCAATTACATTGTAATGGTGCTTGTGTTGTTTGTAATAGTACGTACATTTATATAATATACTTTTAAAAAAGTATAGAAAATATTAAAAGTTATGCTACTAAGTTTACAGACCAAATATAAGTAGATGCTCCAACTTTGGTTAGTGTTCCCAAAGCAAAACCATTAACAGGTATAACAACTGGGTTTGCATATGTGGTTTTGATTCCTGTTCCTAATCCAGTTGCGTTAATAGTGACAGTGCCTGTACTAGTATTACTATTTGTCATATAAACAATATACATTCCGTTTACAGGCATATATGTAGGAACAGTAATAA